TTCCACTTCCGACGACGCTACTACCACCACTTCCACCACTACCACCATCATAATAAATTACTTGGTCACCCTCGGTTCGTCTTGTGAGTGTTTTATCGCCTATAGTCGCGGATGCTAGACTGTTATCCGTTATTATTGTTTTAATGCTCATTTTATTATTACGTTATAATTTTATTCCTCTGTATATGATTTAGTTGTCTCATTTTCATTCTGGGGGGCGGGCTGTTCAAATAAACATAAGAAATAAACTGACAACCGGATTCCCGGAGGTAGCCACATAAACTTTATCGTCAACCGGACCGGCGCCGCCCGAGTGCATTCCCCAGTAGGCACGAGCTTGAGTTTCCCCACTCTTATAAAGAACCACGTATTTTGAACTACCCCATGTCAGACTTCCTGTATTACGAGGAATACTCACCCCTGAAATAAAACTCGGTATTAAACTCAGTTCGTCAGGATTGATGCCAGACCATGTTGCTTCCGCACCTAAAATAAAAACGCTTGATGTCCCAGAGGGTACGGTAATACCGGTTCCGAGACTAGATAGTTGCTTTGTGGTGCCGATACCGCCTAAATAACCCGCGGTGACAGCGTATCTATTGATAGCCCCCCCCGAACTCATTCCATCTAGTTTTGTCTTATCCTCTGATGACATCAGTCCATCCGCAGATGTTGTGGCATTACTCTGGACTATACCGCTAGATCCTGCGCCTGAATTAGCTTGAATCCACGCGTTAGTTGGGTTGCCAACATAAACATGCGTGGCTGCAGTATCCACGTCGAACCATAAATCCCCTTCTTCTGGGCTGGTCGGAGGAACATTTTCAACAGTAACGCTAGATCCTGCGCCTGAATTAGCTTGAATCCACGCGTTAGTTGGGTTGCCAACATAAACATACGTGGCTGCATTATCCAGATCTAACCATAAATACCCTTCCTCTGGACTAGCTGGAGGAGTATCTCCCACAGTAACGCTAGAATTGTCAGAAATTAATTCATTGATTTTCGTGCGCATAGCATCGGAATCAACTTGATTTGGGCTAACTGGAAGTGGATTGATTGACATGTTTATATATACACTTTCATTTTATCTTGTGAGATTAGATTAATTATTCAATTATTATTTACTTATTTCTTGTTGGAATTTTTCGTCAAAATCTATATCAATGTTTTCTTGTTTTTCTTGTGACGATGAAATTGCCATGGCTATTGCAATAATAATCGTTGCGCCTACAGCGATCCACGGAAGATAATGAACCTTGCTTTTCTTGGGCTCTGGCTTGGGCTCTGGTTTCGGTTCTGGCTTGGGCTCTGGTTTCGGTTCTGGCTTGGGCTCTGGTTTCGGTTCTGGCTTGGGCTCTGGTTTCGGTTCTGGTTTCGGTTTGTCCCCGCCGATCAGTTTTTCAACATCAATAATTCCATATCCCCAATCGTTATCCTTGCCAAGTTCGCCTTTGTCTTTTGTATATTTTAATAAATGTTCTCTAATTTGTTCTACAGTTTTGCAGTCATTTTTATTTTCTGTTTTTTCTTGTTTTTTATGTTTTGATAACATTAATGCTACAACACCAGCAATAAATGGACACGCCATACTTGTGCCACTTAGACTTCGATATATATTATTTATATATGTGCTATATATTCCTACGCCAGGAGCAGCCCATTCAACTTTTTCTCCGCGAGAAGAGAAATTTGCAATCTTTCCATAGCGATCGTGGGCAGCGACCGCGATTGTTTCGTCAAATGCGGCGGGCCAATTAACTCCACCTTCACCAGTATTTCCTGCAGCGCAAATAACAGGTATATTCATTTTATATAATGTTTTTATTTTTTCATGTAAAAGATTAGATGGACTTCCACCTCCTAGGCTCATTGATACAATATCAGGTTTAACTTTTATAGCATAATCAAGAGCAGCCGCGAGACCGCTATAGCTTCCTCCGCCAGATTTACTCAAAGCTTTTACGCAAATAACTTTTGACTTTGGAGCAACGCCAACCATACCAACTTCATTGTTTTTCGCGCAAATAATTCCGACGCAGTGAGTTTGGTGGCCATTCTCGTCCTTGATTGGCTCGTTTGGAATGAAGTTTTCTCCGGGGATTGCGTTGTCGCCAACATCTGGATGTTCAACCATTCCAGTATCTATTACAAGAACAGTGATTCCTTCTCCTTGGGTTATCTTCCAAGTTTCTGGAACGTTTGATTGAGTTAGGCCCCAGTCTACGACTTGACTTAAAGAATTTAATTGTTCATTAACTTCTATTTTTGGCAGATATGTTTCTTCGTTCATTTTTTATTTTGGATTTTTGTTATTACATATTTTAATATTTCACTTCTCATTATATCTTCTGCTCCAAAATGAAATGTATGAATTCCTCGCTCTTTACTTTCTTCGTCATTGAATATAGAGTACATATCTGCAAAGCCACTTTTTCCATTGATATCGCTTTGCATTGGATCGCCGCAAATGATCAATTTACTGCCGCGACCAAGTCGGGTCATTAAAGTAGTAAGCTCTTTGAATGTGAAATTCTGAGATTCGTCCGCGATTACGATTTCGTTCATCCAACTGGCGCCGCGAAGGTAATTTACAGGCATTCCTTTGATAATATCCTTTTCTCTTAAAATACTGGCTTGGCCAGGAACCAAAAGCTCGTCGAGTTTTTCGTTCATTGGCATCATATATGGATTAATCTTCTCGGCCATTTCTCCAGGAAGTGCGCCAAGGCTTTTTTCGCCACTTTCTGCGATTGTGCGTACATATGTAATGCCATTATCATTATTCATATTGTATAATTGTAATGCTCCATATATTGCTATATAAGTTTTACTTGTGCCTGCAGGGCCGCTTATGAATACGATACTTGTTTCTTTATCAAATATTATTTTTAATAAAGCTAGTTGTTTGTCAGTTAGGCTTAGTTTTTTCAGCTTGACGTTTCTTTTGTGCAGAGAGGATGCGATCTTCTTGATCTCGTCCTCGTCTGTTATCTCGGGTTTTTTACGTTTTCGAGCCATTTGATTATATAAAAATACACTATTTTTTGATAGTGGCCAGATTTTTTTTGGATCGACGAATATGTTATAATTTATTAGACTCATTTTCATATTGAAAAAAGGCACCCCCCGCACTTTGTGCACAATACAATTAAAAAATGAATTCATTTAATGGGTAGGGTCTAAGGGGGTAGGGGGGTATAGTGCAATAAAATAATTGAATCTTTTTTCACTTTTTTTTTCGTTTTGCTTGACTTACTGACTCAATCTGATACTCTTTAAGTATAGTTAATAATAAATAATACAATAAAATAAATAATATGAAATCATCACAACCTAAATTTGCCTCCAATCCAAACGCCGACATGGTGCTTCATGCTCTAACACTTGAAGAGTTGAACGAGGAATTTACCCTCGCCCGTCTCTCATTAATGGATCTTGAAGAAGGATCCGAAGAACACGCAGAACGCGAAGCGTATCTTGAAACCGTTAACGATTTCAGAATCGAAGCAATCGGTATCTCCGAATTCGCTTAAACTTTAACACTAACATAATAAAATAATAATATGAATTACGATATACTTCTTTTAATCCTTCCTTGGCTGTTTCCTTTCTTCCTTATGTTTCGGTCTATCACTGACAAGCAAACAGATCTTTTTAAAAATAATAATAACGAAAATAAAGTAAAATAAAGTTTGCGTTTCCTTGGTTTATGTGTTACATTGTATGTATAAGATAAATTAAATAGTAACAATAAAATAATAAAATAATATGTATAAGAAAAATGATATCGTACTCGCAAAAGATAATAACACTTACCAAGTGATCGAAGAATTCACTAATGACCGATTAGGCAAGCAAGTTCTTTGCCGTCTTTATCGATCACAAAAGCGTGTTGCGTTCATGCCTTGGCAAATTAAAATCCATCCTTTATTCGCTTAATGCTTGACACAATCATTTTATCTGCCATAATAGGATTAATAATAACAATAATAGAATCATGCGAAAAGTAACACAACAAATTAAACAAGCCTTCAATCAAGGCACATCTCTAAAGGTAGGCAACACAAGGACAGACGGGCAAACCGTTTGGCTACATGGCAACGCCATTGTTAAGCGTGACCCTGACGGCTTGGTCAGATGGTCGCTTGCAGGATGGAACACGCCCACCACACGCGAACGCGTCAATGGTATAGCGAATGCAGATGTTTGCCAATTCAAATTCGAGCCTGTACTAAATGGTCAAGTGATTGACTCATCCGATTGGTTCGCTTCGCCACCCAAGCTGCCCGACCTTCTAGTGTTCTAAGCTCTCACATAGTTGACCTATACAACAGCCCACTATGTGGGCTTTTTTGTGCCCTATCCTGCCATAGCATTGTGCAGTCGGTCTTGTCGTAAGTTCTTGAATGCCAACAACTTAGGGCAAACTGCCCTCCGGAGTTTTCCGTAACTCGTTGAACGGCAACGACTTACAACAGAATTGATACAGATTCCGTGCCAACTTCGCAACAAAATCGCAACAGGATTGTGCAAAAACATAGTTGAAAGGTAAGTGAGAAAAAGCTTGTGTTTTGCCGTTTTGTCTGATACATTGTATATATGATTAAGAATAATAAAGTTGAAGAAATAAAACAAGAATTGAATTTGGATCTCGACCTTGGCTTGGCATTGGCTGAAGCTGAAGGCAACTTGAACCACTTGGCTCGTGAGTCAAATTCATCCGATTGGCAAGGTACAATCACGCAAGGCATAACAATTCTTGACGCATTGAACGCAGTACAAAAAGCAAGAAAAGCTTTTCAGAAAATAAAGCAAAATAAATCAAAATAAAGTTTGCAATTACGCCCGAACTATGTTACCTTTAGGTATAGAATAAATTAAATAGTAACAATAAAATAATAAATAATATGAATTCATCATCAATAAAATTCCGTATCAGAGAAACTGAAACAGACATCCGTAACGCTACCGATTCCTTAGAAATCGCCCGACTTGAGAAAGATCTCAAAGAGTGGAAGCTCCATTTACACAACGCTCAAATGATCGAGCTTGAGGAAAGAGTTGGTTTTAGATCAATGGAGCGAAACGCTTAATCTTTAATAAATTAACTAATATGAATAAAATACAAGTAAGAATCCAAGAGTGGTCAACTCATTGGTCAGTAAAAATCTTCGATCAAGGCATCGACTCAAACGGCAATGATCGCCCAAGGGTTCGGACTGCATCAAGTCAATCGCATCTTGATAAGATCATGCGAGACGAAGGTCTCAATCAATTTCGCTTTAATGTCGTCTTTCAATAATAAGAAAAAAAAAGTAAAATAAAGTTTGACTTTTAACCAAAACTAGATTAAATTGTATATATGATAAAGAATAAAACATTCGTAGCAAGCGTTCATGTCTCTTCTCTCAATGGGGAAGCAATTTCCTTATGGAATAGTAATACCAAGTCGTACATCGACATAGACAAGACGCATCATGCGATCACTATACAAGCTGAAGACAAGCACGAAGTAAGGCGAAAAGTTGCTCGCATGATTCGCACGCTTCAACCAAAGTTGCAATTTCAAACAAGCATTCAACGCAAAGATGGCGATAATGCTCAATACTACATCCAACAAATTTGGGAAAAATAAATTATCTTTTTTCTTGCGTAAAACTTAAAAAACTGCTTTAATAATAAAATGATAAATGTACATCCAAACCCTAACTTTGCTAATTGGTTCAATGTTGTCTTTAATGGCAAATTAATTGATGGAGCAAAATCTCACGCTAAAGCCTTGCGAATCGCAAAAAGATTAAGTGCTAAAACAAAAGCCCCGATTCTCTCAAGCAAATAAAATTATGAACGAAAAACAAAAATTGCAAAAAATAATTGACGATCACGCCGAGCCTGCAGAAAATGGCTCTATTCTATCAAGAATGTATGTTATCGCAGCACAAATGGAACTTGATAAGATAGCTCAAAATGAGCTTGCCGACTATGTAGCTTATACCCCACTGCCCGATCCTCTCATCTTAGTTGACTAATAAGTTTTCGTAAGTAACTGAATACCAACGACTTAGGGAAAAAATCCCTGGGCGGTTTTCCGTAACTCGTTGAACGGCAACGACTTACAACAGAATCGATACAGATTCCGTGCCAACTTCGCAACAAAATCGCAGTCGAATCGTGCAAAAAGATAGTTGAAAGGTAAGTGAGAAAAAGCTTGTGTCTTGCCGGCTTTTCCTTTATGTTGTATATATGGACAAAGGAATTACACTTCTCAAAAAAGTTAAAGCCGATATCTTCTTTCATCAAGAAGTTATCAGAAACGAGAGCGATCCGGCAATTGTTGCAATCTCCAAAGACTTACTACGACAAAATCAAGATTGGCTTGCAGAATGGGATTTACAGGATAAAGTTGCAATGCAAAATAACTAAAAATAAAGCTTGACCTTTATAAAAAATACTATACTCTCTTACTTATAACATTAATAATAAATAACAAAATAAATAAAATGAAAATTGCTAAAACTCAAATGAATCGAATCTCTCAATTTGCAACAAACTCAAGCCCTCGCAGTAAAACAGGACATGGTAAAAGTTTGGAGATGTTCCTCGCTGATCACTTCGACTTTCCCGAATATGATCAATACAAGTCCAAGGTTGACTTTCCAAAAGAGATCGTTGCACAGGGAAATGTTCCATCTGATTGGGTTGCAGATTGGGAAGTAAAATACTACAACATTAAATCTTCTGTTATAATGCTTGGCGACCTTGAAAGAAAAATGCAATGCCTTAAAGATGGCTTGGTTATAGTGATTGGGCTTTACGATGGAACGCCCGACAATCTTGTAGATATTAAATTTATCAAAATCAAAGCTGATAATTCTTTACTAAAACATTTTAACACTTGGAAGAAAGCCTCTGAATTCGTTAAAGACAGAGATAACACAATAGAAGAAACTCGCCAATTCGTCAAAAATATAAATGCAAAGATCAAAAGCAAATTCTTTGTGAGTAATACCTCCATGCAAAACAGATGGAGCACTTCAAAAGGAATAATGAGAGGCGAAGCTCGTCAAGTCTCTTTGTCTATCTCATCCAAGAACTTAATGAAAATATAACTTAAACTCCCACATAGTTAACCTATGCAATAGCCCACTATGTGGGCTTTTTTGTGCCCTATCCTGCCGTAGGATTGTGCAGTCAGTTATCTCGTAAGGTCTTGAACATCAACGACTTAGGGAAAAAATCCCTGGGCGGTTTTCCGCAACTCGTTGAATAGCAACGACTTACAACAGAATTGATACAGATTCCGTGCCAACTTCGCAACAAAATCGCAACAGGATTGTGCAAAAACATAGTTGAAAGGTAAGTGAGAAAAAGTTTGCGTTTTGCTTGGTTATGCCTTATGTTTAAGTATGATTAAAAATAAAACAAAAGCTTTTGTCTTCGACTTTGATGATACTTTAGCATTCACAGATGCAAAGGTTCATGTCATGAGTGAACAAAATGAATGCGTTGCAAGCTTAACTCCTCAAGGGTTTAATGACGCAAAGCTAAAAGATGGTCAATGGTTCGACTTCTCAGACTTTGACAAATCAAGTTTTATTCTTAACGGAACACCAACAAAATTAATAGACTTGGCGAAAGATGTTTTCAACGAAGGTCATTCTGTTTTCATCTTAACGGCAAGAACAAGCTCTGCATCTTCTGCAATAGCTGAATTCTTGGGTCACAACTTCATAACTGCAAAAGAAATTCATTGCGTTGGATCTCAAGGCTCAGACATCGCAAAATCAAAAAGAAAAGTTTTACTATCAATAATTGAAAACTTCGATAAAATTTGGTTCTTCGATGATGACGAAAGAAATATTCAATTAGCAAAAGATTTACCACTTACTGCAAAAAAAGTTTGACACAACCCATTAAATACATTAGATTAAGATATGATTAAAACAAAAGAACAACTCTGTAACGAAATCGATTTCGGTACTGCTCTAGCACAACTTGAAGGATCGATTGATTTTCTCAACTACATGGCACAAGAAAAATCAGATGCTCCTCGGACTCTAACTGAAAAAATGACTATCGAGGGAATGCTCGAACGCATCAAAGAAATCCGTAAACTTTTTAAAGAAATTAAAAAATAAGTTTGACACAACAACCTAAGACCTATAATATCAATACTATGAATAAAATAAAAGAACTCACCGATTTAATCGCAAACCACCAACCACAAGCAGACGCAGGACATACAGGCTCTAAGCAAATAGTCGTGAATGCTCAAATGCAACTTGACGAAATCGAATCGAATGCAAAAGCCCAAATGCTTTTAATCTCACTTTTTGCTTGTTAAGGCTTGACTCAATCAATTAAAACAACTAGAATACAATTATGACAGAACTCGAAAGAATCGAACTAATACGCAACGCAGTTGCAAATAATAACGCACAAGTCTCAGCTTCTCTTTCTCTTCAGATCGAAGACTTGAAAGCTGAAAAGTTGGCTGAAGACTTAATCCTTGAGCATGGTTTGCTTGATGTATCAAAGCGAGAAATCACAGACGAGGTTTCAGAATTGGCATCTAGTCACGACAGGGCAGACGATGAAGAAGACTTCGATAATGATGAAAACTTGCGAGATATGCAAGCAGTTAGCCCATTAATGAGGGAAATCTTTGAAGACAATAATTCAATTGCATAAGTGGATATACTAACAATTATGGTCGTAAGTGGATTAATAGGATTAGTCAAAGCTTTAACGGAAAAAGAAGATTAATGATAATACTAGAAATAAGTTGCATAATAATATCACCGATTTTGTTTGTTGCGTTAATTCTTTAGGGCGATAGGTCAACCCGTGAGAGTTCGCGGGTTGACCATTCTTTTTCTCATAAAGTATTGATACTCAACGACTTAGGGCAAAAAGCCCAGGGAGTTTTTTCATAACTCGTTGATACTCAATCACTTAGGGAAAACTGCCTAGGGCTTTTTATAAAATGTTAATAATCAACGACTTATGTAATTATTGTACTATTCTATTATTTACTGTATTTATATTTGGCTTTTTTATATTTGGGGCCCGGAAAACTGTATTTGTATTTAACCTATTTAACTTTTAAGTTTAGCTATTCTATTTATCAAGCCAATAGTAAAAGGCGAGTGAGTTATTGCTCTGTCAAGGTTTGATTCTAGATTTCGGATTGCATTGATGATGTAATCGAGGTTGCCAATGATTCCCATTGCTTTGCCGCTCTTTAATACTTGGTAAGTTTTTTCTTTCATAGTTCGTTAATTACTTCGGTGTTTATCTCTTCAATATTCACAAGTGGATCATCCCATCTGACTCCGTCAAGTGTTTCTTCGTCTGACACGACCCTCTTAAAGGTTTCATAGTCTCCGCACTTCTTTGCGGTTGCATAATAATATTCATTGTTTTGAATCCATAGTGCTATGTTCCAAGTTTCTCGGTTGCTCCATCCGTTATAGCTCATATCTTTATTGTCTTGCATAGTTTAAAGGTCTTCGTGGTAAATGTAGATTGGATTGTCGTTATAGGTTAAATGTGCGTGCTTAACAAATGTATTGCTTTCAATGTTCTTTTTAAATGTTGAGTTGGAAATGAACACATCTGTTTGCTCGGTCTTCTTCTTGGCTTTAATAATTATTACGCAACCATCGTTGCTTTTGGTAATTAGATGTTTTTTTTCGTTCATTTAGTTGCGATAATGAGATGAGTCTTGCGATTCGGTTAGAGTTTCATAAGCGTGTGCTTTTTGTGCAATAGCTTTTAATGCTCCACCAATAACATTCAACATTGAAAGCTGATCGTTGTCAAGCATATTCTTGTCGGTCATTGGTTCGATCATGTTGTCGTGAATGAATGCCATAACTAATTCGTTTGCTTCTAGCGAGTCGACATCTTGAACTTGCAAGTGGTTTGGGTCATTAAGATACATAGTTTAATTTTGTTTTGTGTTTTAGTTTCCTATCAAGAATTTTGTTTTTCATCTTGAAAGGTCGAGCCTTAGTGAAAAGGATTTGATGTCTGAGCTTTATCTTTTTCGCTTTCATAAGTAATAGTATGACAGAATTTTTTGTGAAGTCAAGTGTTTTTTTCTAGTGAATAATAAAATGATACCAAACACGGAGGGAGTCGAACCCATAAGAGGATAGTTAGGACTGCAATCCGCACCTCTCCTAATCACCACTAATTTGCAGATTAGTTTGATCGTGTTGGTAAGTATCAGTATGTCAGAATCTCAACCAAAGTCAACCCTTAAATGCAAAAAAACAAAAATAATTGTAAACCGTTGCGACTCAATGACTTGCGCGAAATCGCCCAGGGCTTTTTGCCCTAACTAGTTCATAACCAAGCGTTTATAACATCTGCATAAATGCATAAAAAAATGTATGCACTAAAGGTTAATAAAATTGATGTAATCAATAATGCTTTAATCATATCAGTACCCTAACCATTCTAACACTTTTTGTGCATTATACTCTTCTTTGTCACCCATGTCTAAAATGAATTGGTGAATATCTTGGCAACCATGCTTTGAGAGTTCTTCAAACGCTCTTGCTTGGCTAATCATTAAATCTTCGGCTGAATCGTAATATGCTTCACTCATGAGTCTATCCCTTCTACTACAAATCCTGTTGCGTCTTTCTTTGCCATACCTTTCTCGATCAAGCCAACGACCACACCTTTCTTGTCAAGAAAACGCAAGTCAGTTTCATCACCATTGACGACCTCAAAACCTTTCCATGCCTTAGGTAATTGATTGCGAAACACAACGGCTACATTGCCACCCATTAAAAGAACCATTTCGCATTTCTTGTCATTATTCTCTGAGCGAGAAAAAGTCAAATGATAATTAGAGGGAAATTTTGCCTCGCCCTTAATGAAAGGTTTGTCGAGAAAAGAACACATTCTTTTAAATGATTTAGTATAATCATAAAACTTAGTTTGGGGAAACTTATCAAAAATTGTTTGAGGCTTTTCTTCATCAAAAAATACTGACTCCCACATGATGTCGCTTGTAAGATTAGGACGAAAGACAGCTTCCATACTTTTCTTTTGTGCCGACTTAATTGAGGAAGTAATTTCTTTCGATAGTTTTGCGAGAAAGTCAAATTGCTTTTCAAAGAACAACTTTGTTTTGTTGATGCGTGAATCTTGAACAGATCCCATTTGACCACGACCTGCCGTATTCAAGCAAGACATTGTGCAACCTTTAGAACGCCATTGGCAAGTTTCGTAGCCTGAAAGATTTGCTGGGGCAAGGTGAATGCCTTTTGTGATGTAACCTAATTTCTCGCCTTTGAGAATCTTTTGGTTACCTGATGTGAGAAGTGTTGTTTTAATCATGTCTTAATTATGGTTGAATTAGTTGCTTCTGTCAAGCTTTTTAATAATGTTTTTTGCTTTTTCGATTCCTTTTTCTGTACCGAATTGTCCGAGCAATCTCTTGAAAGTTTCCCATGAAATAGTATTAGAGGGAAGTTCTTGAAATTGTTTCATTCTTTGCTTTGCTTGTTCGTCTTTCATAAGTATAATTATGACATCATATAGAGGTAAGTCAACCCTAAAATTAATAAAATTAAAAAAACTTTATGACGTTACTCGTTAACTATCAACGACTTACGCAAAAAAGCCTAGGCCGGTTTTCCCTAACCTCTTGAACCTCAACGACTTATGCAATAATAAATGTGGGCACAAAAAAGCCCCCCAATCGGGGGGCAATCATTAATCTTTCCGCTACGCAGATTGACTAATTAACCTAGACTCACTGACCTTTTAAAGGATTTATCTGCACAAGTCGCTCGAAGAACATGGCGACGATTGACTCGACGATTCGCTCCATTCATGTCCGAAAACATTACATGGCGAGCAGTAACGCTCTTGACTTTTGCCGAGAAGACCTTGCGTTGCTCCCCTTGTTTAACTAGAAGAGAAACGAATCGTCCTTTGAGACTATCAACTACATTTTTGAGTTTTGCTTGATTTTTCATAATTTTAATTTTTGTTAGGTTTGTGTTTGGTTTGTGATTAAGAATGATTACTTTACTAGTGCGACTTCGGAGTCAAGAACACCATGCAATGCGAGAGAACGATTTGGTAAGGCATGAACTCCACCTTTAAGAACATGAGTGAAGCCGTTGTACAATGAGTGCATATTCCGAGGAGAAAAGTCATCATGTTCGGGTTTGTGCCATTGCTCAACTACATCAGCGATTTTGCCTTTGCTGATCGCACCATTTTGAAAAGCACGGATAACAAGGTCATGGGCTTGCTCGTTGCCGAGTTCGTACTCTTTGTACGCTTCGATGCGTTTCTCATCGCTTGCCCATGTCTCAGTCATCTTGCCGAGAGTGCGAGCGATAACTTGAGACAAGTCACTCAAAATGTTTTTTGTGTGCCGTCTTGCAAGAGTCACTTCGTTTGTGAAAATAAGATTCGAGCAAACAAATGGAGCGTTACCCATGCACAAACCTGCTGGAAAGCATTTGTCGTGCGAATTGCGAAGACCGAGAACTGTGCCACGATCATCAACATCAGAACCTGTGTTCTTGACATGGAAGAGACCGAAGTAACGCTGACCGAATCGGTGAAGAGAATGGTAAGTGTCTACAATTTCCCAACCATTTTCTTGGATTTGGTTTTGCACACGATCAACAAGGAACGCATGACCGATTGGTTGCCAAGACTCAGTCTTTTCGGGAGTCTTTACGGACTTCACTTCGCTAAAGTCGATTCGTTTTGTGCCACATACGGAGAGATCAATTTTTTTATTCATAGTTTTTTTAGTTTTGGTTTATCGCTTTGTAAGATTTAATTATACGAAAGTTTTTGGTTTTTGTCAAGCTTTTTTTTCTTCGATTAAGTTTTTTTTGTTTCGACTAATTTTTTTTAAGTTCAGTTATCGTCTTGATGTATACTAGTATGACAGAAAATGATGTCATGTCAACACTTTTTTTTCATAAAATTAAAATAGTTGTAAGTATATGAATATCAATGACTTAGGAAAAACCGCCCAGGACTTTTTTGCGTAAGTCCTTGGTGGTAAGTGATTTAGGTAAGCTTGGTGGACCCGCTCGGGCTTGAACCGAGGACCCTCCGATTATGAGTCGGACGCTCTAACCAACTGAGCTACGGGTCCCAAGTTAACTAAACTCTTTTTTCGAGCAAATAAAGCTCACTAAGGAGCAAATTATGTGCAAGTTTTTGAGAGAATAAACCTTTGCCTCCAAGCCCACGCATTTCTGCTTGAGCAAGAGCGTAACCCATGTTACGAATTTTAGTGCGAAGAGTTGCGATTCTTGTTGTATTCATTTTCTTATCCTTGGTTGTAGTGGTTGTATGCGTTGCACGCTTGATCTGCTGAGTCAAAACTAACTGCTATTAAATCTCTTTGACTATATGGATGCCACGATGTTGGCGACTCCTCGAAATACAATTCCCATTGCTCGGAGTCTTCGTTAAAACTTGGAAGGTCAAGAGGTTTGCCTTCGCATACTGCTTCGATGTAGTTATTCATAATTATTTTAATCCCTCCATTTTGTTGAGAAGTTGATCGAGAACGGACTGCCGATTGCCTTTAAAACCAAATTCTGATTTCGCAATCGAATAGCAAGATTTGCCTCTCGACATCTTTAGTCCTCTCATTTCTAGCTTTATTCCTCTTGCGATAGTTCTTAATCGGAATGCGTTAATTTGTTGTGGTGTGTCTAGTATCATATTCATAATGTTAAGTATGGCAGGTTTTTGGTGGAAGTCAAGCATTAATACCAACAAGAGTAAAAAATTCTGTGTTTCTTTTTTAGTGCCTTGCGAGCATCCTTGACGAATTGCAAATCGCTTTCTTTGTACCAATAATCGTTATCGGAATGAGGTTCATCGTTTTCGTCAGTCCAAAAATAAGAATCAGAACCCCAAAAGAATCCATTTGATTCGGGAAGCTCGAAATTAAGAATCGCATCTTCAAGAGAATTAATATCTTCTTCCGTTAATTGCAAGGGAACGCAATTAAAAAGAACTTCGGCATCGTCATCGTCATCGTCACCATACTTGTCTTCGTTTGGGCAACCCTTACTTTCCCAAAGGTCTTGCATCCATCCTTGCAAGCGATTATGCTTTCGCCATTCTGCAATTTGAATGTCATTATCTGAGTTGCGTTTGCGTGGTGGTCGTGAGTATGCGTATTGATCTAATCCCATAATTTTTTCCTTGTTGTTAGAGTTGTGCTGATTGAAAAGAAGACTCTATTCTAAGCTCATTCTGCAATGAGGTCAAGCTTAAAACGATATCCTCCAAAACTTCTTCGGCTGATTGAAATGTACTTCCAAGTGGAAACTTTTCGGGATGACGCTCGTTCTGCTCCAAGCATACCTTGGACATTGGATCTGCGTATGCCATTTCTCCCCGGACGATGTCCATGATGGTTTGTCTTATCTTTGCTTGTGTCATAATTACTTACTCCAATCTACTTCGTTAAGCTCAACTTGCCCACTTCCGAAAATCATCTCGAAAATTTTAATTAAATCCGTTGGAGATAAGTAGTTGAACTCATCTAAGATTTCTTTCTTTAACTGCGTTTTTGTCATTTGGTCTTCATTCATAATACTGCTAATACTTGTTTGGGTTCTAGTCTTACGGCAATAGCATAGTCTACCATTTGTTCCGTGTCCTTGTCAACAAAATTCTCATACTTATATGGATTATAGGAAACAGGTCTTGCAGTGGGATGAGAATCTCTCCAATCGCCCATTTGCCAATTCTCTACATAGCCCTCGATTCCTGCGTGAACATTTTTACGCTGTTCTTTTAAAACTCTTTCTCGCCCACTTTTGCTAACCTTGAAAGTGCAACTATGCATTGCTAGTAATTTGGTATGAGCTTTAACTAATCCGTCTTGCTTGATGCTCCAACATTTCTTGTGAAGATTCTTGTAAACAAAAACAGGACTACCAAAGTCAATCTTATATCTTTTTTCGTTAGGCTTTGTCTTGATCATAAATACAAGTATGACAGGTTTTTACCTCAAGTCAACCTTTTTCTTCATTTTTTTTCTAAAACATTGCAAGTCGTTGGTAGCCAATTAGTTATGAAAAAACGCCTAGGCGGATTTTACGCAACTCGTTGTTATTCAATAACTTATGTAATTTATGTCATTTTAATTTGATTATGTTTATTATTTTTCTTCTTATATTTGGCTCTTATATTTGTGTTATTTACTATTGATATTTGAACAAGATAAGTTTGTTATTTAGAAGTCGTCCCTTTCTTCTCTAATGAGTTGTATAAGGCCTGCGATTGCGCTCAAGATAATTATTGTTAACACTCTATGCCGTCTTGGAGTACTTCTTCCAAATCTCTAGATCAAGGTCAGTCACTGACTTTCCTAAGGTTCGAGCATGCATCTTGAATGCATTAGCGTAATAGTTGTAGATGCCGACGTTCGAAGGCGTGCTCTTTGGGGCGTCCTTATGCCCTTGGTCTCGAAGGAACCTTAAGATATGTGTGTCGAGCATCGGCTCATCGAAGTCTTCGCGACTATGAGAAAGAAAGAACCTTGCCGTTTTAAGCCCGATACCAGCGACCTCTAAAAGTCTGCTAAGAGTAACCGTTTGAAGGTCTTGTATCTTGGACACAGCAACATAAGAATTGTATCTTTGCTTGTATGGACTAAGCTTTGCCCAATGCATGATCTCTTGCAGCCGGCCCAATTCAATCAATTTTCTTATACAATTAAATGGTAATGCTTCTTTTGTTATGTTTTTTGCTCTCTCGATAAACACTTCTAATTTAGGTGCTTCGATTGAACTTTTCTTTCCCGCTACATTGATACCAAATAAAATAAATTCTTCTAATTGATATTGTGTTCTATTATAGTTTGTTACTTCTGCTGGATTAATCATATGTTTTTTTATGTTAGGTTATTGTGCAATGTGAAATACTTCTCTAAGCTTACTCATTTCATCTGATGCGAAGAATACTTCTCTGCAATAGTCAATGTTTTTTGATTCAATATTATTAATGAGTTTCACTGCTTGATGAACAGGAACTCGATCACGAGGCATGCCTCCCCATTTGATTACGACTTTCATATGAGGAAAGTTGTCGTTGATTTCAGCAAGTTGAGCTGAGTTGATGTAACCGTAGTTTGTGAGAATTTGTTTAATCGTTTCCATAATATCTAGTATGACAGATCTGTGGGTATTGTCAAACAAAAAACCCGACCAAAGTAATTTACCTTGATCGGGCTTAACATGAATAATAATAAATAAAATGGTGTGGGGAAGGATTACTGTATACCTTCGACTTTTCGGCGTGAACATCAGTTCATAGAGTACCTACTTCGCACCACAAACGAGACTTGGAATTGTCTCTAGCTCATCCGATTGGACTCTGCTAATCTACCACAGAAAGTTTGCGTACCTTAGCTCGCTCACGACAAGCTTGCTCAGTCACCCACAGGAGAAGTATATCTACCTCTCCAAAGTTTTTAAAATGTTAAAGATCGATTATTTATTTTGATTAAGTTTGTTTCTTAATTATGTATCTATTATACTCTATTATTTGTTATTTGTCAAGAACTTTTTTATTATTTGATGTTCTATTTATTCTTAATAAGTCTTGTTGTATTTGATTGATATAATTGTATGTATTATTTGCATCAATTATTTTATTGTTTGGATATTTTGTGCAATGATAAAGATCATCAACAAATTCATTTAGCTTGGCGAGTTTAAGATAAACATATTCTTTTTCGGTCAACTCGTTTCTCAACTCAGACTCGCTTGCGAACAAACCAACCTTTGGGGATAGCGACTTAATCATTAAATAAAAATTCCTTTCAATCTTAATCTTGCTCGGCTTGCTTCGACTCTTGCGATGCGAACTGCATCTGCTTTTTGAGATAGTTTTGTTGAATAGTATATACTATCCTCGTCAACTGATCCATAATTCGCAAACTTACCTTGCTTATTCGCAGGTGTGTGTTTACCACTTTTAATATCTGCCATTACTTGGCTCGCTCTCGCATTTTTCGCAATACTCATAATTTTATCTTTTTTTGTTTGTTGTTAAGCAATTATTGGTTTATGTATTCTAGTATATCAGAATGTAATATATTGTCAAGTCTTTTTTTAAGAAACGAATCCGTATGTTGGTAAATCAAATTCATGATCGAACATTCCTACTTCGTCCCATCCATAGAGAATCAATGCTTGATCGAGATCATCTTTCATTAAATCTTTTCTGTCAATGACTGCGAGTTCGCTACCATTTGGTATCATGCCGTCAACATTTTTTATGTCAATCTCTTGAAATGTCATAGTACTTTTCCTCCGACTCTATATACTGACCATTGTTCTTCTCCTTGATAAGAAATGTATTGATCGTCATTCTCTGCCCAATCAACTGCTCCTTTAAGTGAACGAAAATAAAGAGGCGATTCGCTCGGACTCGCATCATCTACTAACATATATACTCCTTCTGCGACATCGCATGGGTTGGCATTCTTTTCTTTTTCTGCTTGAGCTTGCCACTCAAGATATTCAATTTGTTCTTCGCAATAATTCATAACCCTAAGTATATCAGATTAGGATTTCTTGTCAAGCCTCTTTTTATTAAACTTGCTTTTTCCTCCGAATGCTCCTGTTGGAGTGGCGAGTCCTCCTTTGTGACCAACCATTCCTTTTCCGCTTTTCTTTTTTCCAACTAAGTATTTATTTTGATTCATATTTTATTAAATTTTGTTTGCGATTAACCTGTATGCTTTATCTACTGCAAGAGACATTAATGTTAAAAGTGTTACTGCTCCTACGCAACTTACTATTGAATGTATTATTTCGTATATCATATTGTATAATTTATTTTGTATAATTAAGTGTTTATTTGAGTTGTATTGTTTTGCCTTTTATATCATGCAATTGTATTGTTTATTTAGTATATTGTATTGTATAAGAGTATATACTATATTTGTGCATCTTATATCATGCAAAAATTTGTTTATTTATTTCTTAATATTTGGGCGATCAACATTAGTGTTTTATTTAAATCAGATAATTCTTTTCTTATATCATCCGAGTAACCATTAGATATTGATATTTGTTCTTTAACTCTTTCTAATTCTTTAGCAATTTCGTTCATATTTAATAGTATGGCAGATTATTTGGCGATTGTCAAGAACTAATTTTGCTCACCGCGACTTTATTTAAAAATTTATACTATTAACTATTATTATTTGATGTAAATATTTGTACGATTAAATTCGGGCGAGTCAGTCCACATTCCTTTGGCATATTTGCCGTTATTTGTCTTGAGATTGATTGTCTCGTATAAATGTTTCAACATTGCCTTGTCATCTTTGCTTTGTTTATTTGATGTTTTATTTTTTGCAATTACTTTATTAATATCATCTAATATATAATCAATTTCTCTTCTTATGTGCATGGTTTATATGTTTTTGTTTTTTAATTTTATTAAATATTCTTTTAAATTGCGAGCTTCTATAAATGCTCTATCTATATTATCATTCTCTATGTGAAAAGATAAACTCTCATTGCTTGTGATTACTGCTTCTGTTTCTTCATCACTAAACGACATAATATTTTGTTCAATTAATTGTATTATTTCATATGATAAATGCAATACATCATCATCATTATATTTATTTGTCATCGTTTACTATATCATTTAATAATTGTAATGTATATTTAGCTTCCCACAATGCTTTTTGTCTTTCGCCTAATTCCATGTAAAAATTCATGCTACTATTGCAGAGATTTATGGTTTCGGCATCATCGGTCGTTAGCTTTCCAATCTTTGTATTGAATATTTCTATTATTTCGGCACTTATCTTTTGTAATTCATCCATTTTTTTGTGCAATTAAGTTTCGGCTTATTATTTATTTTTTATTTTGTTGATCTGAATTTAAGTATCCTCTTTTATTTCACTGCTTGGGGGAAAATGAGGTAGGCTTTCGAGTATTTTTTTTATTTCTTCCTCGCTTATCGTTGGGGGATTAACATTTTTGTCGCTCGATTGTTCGTTGTCTATGTTTTCTTCTGTCATAATATACTATATACTATACAATACAATACAAGCGATGTCAAGAATAAATGAGAATAATTAGTAATAAATCAAAAATATTATTAACTATTGTAAATTATTATTAATCTCTAGTAATGATTGGAAAGCCGTGAGAATTACGAACAATTGATTGCTTCTTCGGCAATTCGCTCGACATCAACCTCTTGATCCGCAGAACTTGATAAAATATTTTGTTCAATAAACCTCTCGTTATCAGCACTAATTGTATTAATTTTTTCATGTAATTGAGTTATTTTACTTTGTATTTCTTGTATTGTATTAATATCTTCTATATTTGTAAGGCAATGATCTACTAATTTTCTTAAACAATAATCTAATGTAGATGAATAACAAACTAAATGCCACTTATATTCTACTTTATTTGATGTAATATTTTGTGCGATTCCGCCATCAACAGGTTTTCCGTTTCTTCCAAATGGATTTTTTGCTTGTTGTTTTATCTTTCTTTCTTCCACACATAGATTTAATGAATCATATTTTCTTATTCTGTAATTGTCTATTTGAATTTGCATAATTTTTTTATTTGTTGTTAAGTTATAATCGAATGTTTTATTTTATACATTTAAGTCGGGCAACCCACTATCAACTTTTTTTAATTTATTTTCAGTTATTTAATGTATTTAAAATTGTTATTATTAATTGTATATTATGTATAGTAATATTTGTATTGTATTGTATTATATTCCTTATATAGAATGGTATATTGTTGTATATAGTATCTAATGATATAAGAGAATAAGAAACAGGGATTCTACAAGGCATTCCTTGGTATGCTTGTTTTAAGTTGTTTGATATGTTGTATTATATGTAGCAATATATGTTTTAATATGTTTATTCGTAGTTTCTGAATGCTATTGCATACGGAAAGCGTGGAATTCCATCGGGAGTAAGTTGGAAATACTTAATGGTTGCTAACTGACCAATATAATCTTTGCGATTATCGTATATCTCTTTAAGGTAGTCGAATGAACCTTTGATATTACTATTGAATGTGGTTTTCGTTGTCGGACAATAACACACTAAATGTTTTGCAGTTCCACTACGATTGCCATTACCAACATCAATATCTACAATCTTATATTCTGAATCAATAAATTCTTTTCTTTTTAATAATGATGTGCTTCTCTTGTTATCATATTTACTTGAGTTCTTGCGAACCATTTGTCCTTCGTAACCTTGTTCAAGATATTGACCATACAAGCTATTTAGATTGCCGAGAGAATAAACTTCTGATGTTTCGACTAATACAATATGTTTGTTTGTCATTAATTTTTCTTTCAACTCTTCCATTCTAAAGTCAAACGATTGTGATTCATTCACTACATCATTTAGTTTTGGGCAATCATATACATGATATTGAATTGTATCTTCTGCCTCAATAACTCTAGATTGATATTCAATTTGTTTTTTCGCAAATGCTTTATCAGTCATTTTGTCTGACTTGATTGGTCTTTGCTTGCGAACAAGAGAAGTAATCTTATTAAAGTTGTCTCGAAGGTCGTGGTTGTATAGTTCTCCATCAAGAATAGCTTTAGGATGGGCTAGAAAGAACCCATTTAGGCTTTTCAAGATGTGAGGAATACATTCTATCTCTTTGCCATTGCGAGTCCTTCCAATGAGCGTATCGCCTTCTTTGCGTACTATGCAACGAATGCCATCTAATTTTGGTTGCGAGTAAACAGGATACTTTCCAACTAATTCATCTTGACGATCCTTGAAGTTGTGTGCGAGCATCGGCTCATAGAACTTTTTTTTCTGTGCATCTATCTCGTTAAGAGCATATCCACTATCCAATTTCTTTTGAAATTTAGCTTGAGCTTGCAATTCTGCTTGACCTTCGGGAGTTGTTTCGTTACTTCGCCCAACATTCTTGGCGATTGTGGTTGTGGCTTTATCTTGAGTCTTCTTACCATCAACCAAACCTTTAACTGCGTAAAATGAAGCACCATCAATGTGCATCGTCCATTCTCGCAATTTTCCTTTAGTATCTATCTTGTATAATGTCTGCAATGTTTTAATCATAAGTACATTCTATGAAGTTTTTTTGTTATTGTCAACCTTTTAAATTAGTTTTTGTAAGATTTTTAATTCTTTGATTCCTAAGTGTTTAGATAAATACAAGCAAAAATCTATTAAATTAGCCCGATTTGAGAATACAATGTCATGTCGAATGTAATCTGCGACTTGAGCATATTGTCCATCTTGCCAACGCTCTGTTAATTGCAGAAATAAATTAGTTTGATTATCTTGGTTCATATTTAATCTTATTTGTTTTCTTATTTAATTAACTTTGTAGAACATTACAAATACTTTTCTTGGTTGTTTGAATTCATTTGGATATTTGCTATGAAAGTAATTGCAAGGATATGATAATAATCTGTTTTGCTTATAACCTATTACTGATTTCAATGTCCACTTATCTTTATTTTCTGAATCTTCCAATAGGATTCTATTAAACTCTTCGTCATCCTTGCTTGTGTATATTTCTCCATATTCTTTATGTTCCCAAAATGCAGTTCCATTTAATTCTTTTGAATCTTCTGAATCCATAAACAAAACAATTGCTCTATCGGGTTGTTCTCCCATGATAATCGTATCATTGTGAATTCTCCAAGAATCATCTTGACCTTCTTTTGCTTCCCTAAAGAAAGACAAAATCTTCTGAACGCTTTTCTGTTCAACTTTTTCAATTTGACTTATCACATAATCGTCAAACTCAGAAGAAACAGGTTTTACCCAAAAAGAATAATCGTGAGTTGGATATTCTACAAAATCTGAATCATCAATCAAAAACTCTCTCATCAAATGATGTGGCAAAAAGTTATCTAGTGCGTAAATCATAATTCTTTAAAGTAAGTTGTTTGAATTAACTTGTAATCCATTCTTTCGTAAATACTCTTTACTTTTTCGGGCATAGAATTTTCTAGGTAAACCATCATCATTCTTTTTGCTCCCATTTCTTTTGCGACTTGTTGACCCTTAATTAAAAGCTTCAAGCCTTGCCCTCTATGATTCTCGTCTACATACCAAAAAGATTCCATACAAGTCATTACTCCATCTTCAAAACTTGGTGAAACGAGCAAGCCAATTGCCCCTATAAACTTATCGTCTTTTTTGAGTGCTAGTATTTTTCCTCTACCATTCTCAATCGTAAAGAACCAATTTTCAATCCAAAGATCAGATGCTTCTTGACCCTCTTCTGTTTCCCTTGAGAGTTGCTTGTAAGGCATGACCTTGTAAAACTCAATCAGAACATCTTGCAGTTCTTCAAGCTCGGATTCAGTTGAAACTTCAACAATCATTTTCTAAGTGATCCCAAGGAAATCCTTCAATTTGATCTAAAACTTCGTTCAGACAACTTAATTCTGAAATGTACGCTTGTTCTTCTGCTTGGCAAATTGTGTGTGCATTTGCACAAAATTCCATACGCTCGTATATTTTATTTATTATTTCTTGCATTTATTTTTTTCTCCATCTTGATTGTTTTAATGAAAGTTTGATTTGTTTGAAATTCAAGTAAACATGATTTAATGTATTTAAATAATTTGTGTTTTTATTTAAGTAGGTAATCATGTTCTTTTCTGTATGAAAGTTTATTTGTTTGTCTTCTTCGTTGTCCTTGTATGAAATGTTGTACTTCAAAATGGAATCTCGTCCCTTGGGTCTTGCTTGAAACTTCTAATATCTTTCTTTCTGCCCATCTTTTGCTCGAATGTCCTTGTGTTATGCTTAATATAACACTTGTTGCCATGCTCGTCAAGTTTATTATAAGCGACTGCAAAACCTAATTTCTTTAGGGACTCAAGGTCAACATCATCAATAGTTTGATTGCGAACCATGTTGTTAATTGCTTCCTTGTGAACGGAAGTTACTATATAAATCGGACGATCATATTCATCCATCTCTCCATCTTTTTTTTCAACTAAAATTTCGTCTTTCATTTTGATCCTCCATTTATATTTTCTAAGTAATTTTCTTTTGCTTGCTTTCTCATTGCATCAACAATTTCTTGGTCAACTAAACTATTTATTCTTTCCATATCCTCGATATAAACTTCGGGATAATGTTTTTCAATTACATTCGCAATTTCTTCTGTGCAATCGTAAAATGTTTTCGTTGTTTTGTCGTGATCCTCTGTTTTCATTGGCAATTTTTTTGTCATAATTAAAGAATAAAGTAAATTCTAGTTCTTGTCAAGTCTTTTATCTTCTGATGTAAAAATCGATTATAAATGCCAATGCAATTGAACAAATAAATATTGTCGATAAAGTCAAGTCATTCATTTGCGTATTTATCCAACTCACCTTTTAATCTCCAAAAGAATTTGTTACAATTAAGGCAAACAATAAAACCAATACACAAGCAGTAATTACATTAATTGCATAAAAAACATCGGGTAAATTATGAATTAAATTGTTCATAAGGAGTTTCCATGCTCGTCATCACATATTGTATTTAAATGTTGATTCGATCCTTTATCGTGACATTCATATTCTTCTTCATGTTCGTTTAATGCTTTTTCAATAACACTAGCAAGAACCATACTTTCGCCATATTCTAGCATACTATATCCTTCGCCAACAAAAATAGAACGATTTTGACATTCAACATAAATTTCTGCTCCGCCTTTTCGAGTTTCTGTTTTCCACTTCATTTTTTAATTTCTTTAAGTTTGTGTTGTTTTGCGAATTCAATATCTGATTCTAAGTTTGACATTAATATCATATCTGAATTAACGAAAATTCTCATGCAACTAACTCTATGCCTTGTTGATGAGGAACTAAGACTTCAAAAAGAAATCTGCGAACTGATTCAGTTATATCTAATAACTCGGAAAATTCGTTGTAACTAAGTGAATTGCTATCTCCTTGTCCACCATAGCAAATTCGATAACCTTCTTCAAGTGGGCAAATATTCTGACCTCTTTTCTTGGTATAGTGTCCATTCTGACCTTGATACCATGTCCATTCGCAATGAAATGAATTTATGTAAATCAATATATTAACTTGCCCAAGATTATTGCCAACGCTATCTTTTCTGTGAGTGCAATCAACAAAGTCAACATTCGCACTAGGAAATTCTGACTTAACATCTTTGAGTTGTACATGAACTGCACGATAATTTTCACTTCCATGATACGAGCCGTTGTTCCATGAACTAGTATGCAATTTGCCGTTCGTCTTTTTGCACATTTGTGCATCACGATCACTCTTGCTTTTATAACTCAACACATTTTCTTGTGGCATTAACTTTTTAATAACATTATTACTTTTAAATATAATGTCTTCGGGACTCCATGTGTTCCAATTTACTTTCGCATTTTTAAAATAATTCATTTTTTCAATTTGGTTTTATTGTTTATTCTTAATATACTATATTAGCAATTAGCCATTGTCAATCTTTTTTTGCTCCATTCTTGTTAAATTATATTCTTCTTCTGTGATATAACTATAACTTGATAAAAATTCTTGTTTAGTTAATTCGTTAAAGTCTTGCATCTTTTCTTTATCATCGACAAAATCAGAATGATTATGGTGATGGCAGTCAAATTCGTTTATTGAGAAATTCTTAAAATGTTTGCCGTGGTTGTCGTAGAAATCTCGCACAACCTCTAACGCTTCCATAACTCTCTTGCTATTTGGGTTTTCTTCACAATCCCCAATGGCAGATGTTTCTGCTTCGTCTAATACTAACTCTATTGCTTCGGATAATTTCATTGTTCTTCCTCATCGTCTCCAAAGCCCCGATCTTCTTCAGCAGTAGCGACAACCAATAACTTCACGCTATCACTTTCGCCTGTTAATTCAAAATGGTCGCAGACTTCGCCAAAAATAGAACCATCTTCGGGACTAAAATATAACCACTTACAATTTTGCTCCTTGCCATCAACCTCTGTCTCAATAATATCCCATTCGTATTCAAGTAATCTAGCTTTTTGATATTTTGTTAATTTCATTTGTTTTGTTTTTTAACATATAAGTCTTCTTGTTTTAATTTCCACGCAATCTCTCCTTCTGTAGGATCAGCATATTCGATATTGAAATCAGAGTCAATCATAATTTCATCATTTGTCATGTCTCTAACTTTTTGCTTCGCCTCTTCTTGAGATTTAGCTTCAACATAAAAGCAGTTGTGGATCGTAACTCCAACGCAATATTCTTCCATAATTAATCTTTCCAAACTTCATCGAATCCAACTAATGCTTCGGTATCTCCACCGATATAGTCTCCATCGAATCCATTTTTGTTTTCAACTATCAATGCTCCTCTTGATTGAATCTGTTTTACTTTTCCACATTGTTCAATGTCGCATTTAAATCCAACCCAATCGCCAACATTGACTTCAAACTCTTCGTCCCATTTGTTTTTAATTTTCATCTAAATTAAAGTGTTCTACATTGCAATTAAATAATTCTTCATCTTTATCCATGATTGCACAAAGATCATCATAAACATAGGACATAAGATCGTCTAAGTCCATATCGTCAACAATTTTTTGTGCGACTACCATTACATTTTCATCTGTATAATTCATAAATCCCATTCTCCATTTTTTACATTATCAATATCTTGCATCGCTTTGTCGTATGCAGTCGTATCGCTATGATCTTCAACCTCGTCATCATATAATTCGACTATGTCTTTTGCATAATTAACATTAAATGATTCTTGTTTAACTAATCTTTGTAACTCTTCTATTAGTGCTTGTCTATATGTTTGCATGAGTATAAGTATGTACTATGTTTCAATCTTTGTCAACCCCAAAAAGTTGATCCCATTCTTCTTTAATTTCAAGATCAGAAATGTTATCTAGTCCCTCGTATCCATCAATAAGCAAACTAATAATGTCGGAGACATTCATATTCATTGCTTCTGCTTCTGCGAGGTCATAACGCATATCGTCCACGCTTGGTTCTTCGTCTCTCATTTGTCTTTCAGTTGTTCTCATCGCTAATTTTATCTAATTTTTCGTATAATTCGTCAATTTGTTTTTCTACGCTAGAAATATATTTTATTTCATCGGGTTCTCTTGAATACATAAACTCAAGTTCCATTTCTAAATCTTTGATTGATTTAATTAAATCAATTTTTTCTTCTTGTTGTTCTTGCACTTTACTTAGAGTTTTGTGATTCATGTTCTTCGATTAGTTGTTCGTAAGTTGGATAATCGTCACCTATGATTGGTGGAGTTTTATCATCACCCAATCGCTCAAGAAGAGACTCGTTTTTATTGACAACTTCACCAATTAATTCATCCATTTGTTTTTTACTTAACTTTGGGGTTGGTTTAAAAATATTAAAAATTTTAGAAAATAAACTCATCGTACATAAAAATAGGTTTGTTTTTGTCTTCCATTCCATTGAATGTTCCAAGAGTGTTAAACTCAAACCATTCAAGTGCTTCTTCTTCGTTCATATCATCTTCATCCATCAATGCACGAATAATCTTGGTTACTGAATATACAATTCTGCAATTAGTATCACTCCCGATAATCGCACGATTAAAGGTTGATCTAGGTTCAAGCACAATCGCCTCTTCGTTAATATCTGACAACTCTTCTAGGATTTGATCTCCTTCTGTTAATTCAACTTCTTTTTCCATAATTTTATTTACTAATTTTTCTTCAAAACAATCATCCGATAAATTTTCGGACTCATTGATAAAATCTTTGTCTATCATTCTAATATCCTATTAAACTTCTGCGAGATTGTCAACAACTAAATTCATAGAATCTGATAAAGTTGAATCTTCTTGGACTTCTTTAATTGAGATAGAAATTCGATCATCAAACTCTTCGAGTTCTGTTGGTAAAAAATTAAACTTAATGTGTTCTCCATCTTTAATGGATGAAATTTCTTGTGCAGTTAAACCTAATGTTATGTTATATTCTTTTGTCATATTACTTAATACTATCTAAAAAACTTTTCATTAATTTTACATGGTAGTGCATTAACACTAACTCCGATTGATCGTATTGCTCTTGTATGTGACCGATAAGTAAATAATGTTCTGTACAATCAATCAAATCTTGTAACGCTAATTTTTCTTTGTTATTCATGCTTCTAAGCAGTAACTCCAATAGCGAGAATTTCTTCTGCCTTGAACTTTGTTCCAATACATTTCTCTTGCAACATTTGCAGAAATGCCGTACTTATTGCAACGAGCAAGCCACTCATTCTCCATCTTCTCGTAGACTTTAAGACTGCTTGCATGACCATTAGAAAGATCGTGACCCATGAAACGAAGAAGATGAACATCCAAGCAACAAAGTTGCGATTCAGTTGGATAACTAAGCGAAAGAGCATAAGTTGTCTTTGCGTTACCTAAACCATAAATCGTTCCAATTAGACGATTGCGACATTCTTGCCAAGTCTCGTCATCTTGCTTTTTGAACTGATCGGGATTCTCACGAAACTTCGTTACCAAGTCCCATAATCCACGCTCTCTACGCTCATACAAGCCGACTCTAGCTTTAACAACCATTTGCTTGAGCTTATCCTTGGATAAAGTCCAAGAAAGATCGCTCATGGCAATCTCGTAGCCTCGCACATTACTTTCCCAAGTTGTGTGAACGCTCATAATTGCGAATACCCAACGAGCGAACATTTCTGCATCGTCTTTGGGAATTAAATTAGTCCAATAATCAGTCTCGCTTTTGACTGCTCCAAATTTAAGATTGGCGAAGAACTTATCGACATTCCTAAATGGGTCAACTTCTTTTGGTGCTTTCGCATTCTCAAGAAGCAGTTGCACAGGAGCTATCGACTCAGCTAATGCGAGTGCTTTACTTTCTAATTCTTCGTTTTTCAATGTATCTTTTGCAATGTTCATAGTTATAAGTATGTCAGATTTTTAGGAAATGTCAATCATTTTTTTAAGAAAATTAAGTTTAATATAAGTTGTTGCTTTTTAATAGTTTGTGAAATAATCATTTTAAATTTCTGCGAAATCAAATAGAACAGGTTTGTTATTTAAGTGACCACAATTTAAAGGATGAACATCATAGCGTTCGCAATTCTTGTTTCCAATCTTATTTGCTATTTGCTTGAATGCTTTCTTGCAATTTGCGGTATCTGCTTTTTTCTGTATCACAATTCTTTCGTCAATATAATATGGTTTTATGTAAAATTTTGTTAGTTTACTTGGTAAATCAGAAAATTCATCATTGAGGGAGTTGGCTATTTTAATTACATAACCCAACTTATTTTTCGAGTAAATTGACTTGTAACTTCCAATGTCAATTAACTTGAACCCTCTAATGAGAATCTGCTGAACGAATTTTTCTGTATTCTTTTCTAGTTCCAAGTAAAGATTAAAAATCTTCGACTTGGTTTGCCTCATCGTTATGAGACTCCAATTAAGGCATCATGTATTAAATGTCGAGTCTTATAGTCTAATATTCGCCCTTCTTCATCTTGGGGAAGGCTACCTAACATATTTTCAAAATCTTGATTTAAGACTTCGCACATACAAGCAACCTTTCGATAGATTCCGATTTCTTTATATTTAAGTATTGCCCACATTGAGTCTACTTGAGCCTCATTAGCTTGAGAGATTTTTTCAAGCAACTCTATTTGTTCTGTTTCTGTATTCATAATTTTATTAAATTAATTGTTTAATTAAACTCAACCCTCCACATGGATCGAGGTAAGTCTTCGTCTTCAAAAATGTCATATCCAAGATCAACTACTATATCTTGTATTTCGCCACAAGTCAACTCTGAACCTTTCATTCTGCTTTGAATTTGTTTGAGCATTGGACATTCTCCACCTTCATGCTTGTTTTCAATGTAATTTCTGATTGAAAGATAATCGTTGGGCATATCTTCTAATGGCTCATTGTAATCATCATCATCATAATTTTCGGGAAGAGTAACTTTTGGTTCTCCATATTCGTCAAGATCATAATTATCGTCATCAGACAAATCACAATCGTAGTCGCAATTATCATCTTCGCAACAATCGTCTGAATCTGATCCATAGATAGGCTTATTAGCCTCGTAGATGGGCTTATCAATCTCTTTGCGAGTATCAGTAATGTCAGACACTACCTTGTACTTTGAAACCCTAAGTTTCTGAAAGTTGCAATCAGTAGGAACGCTAACTGCATCTGATGGATCAAATTCAACGACAAGTAATTTGCCGTCTGATCCCGCCCAATCGTTAGCGTAATCGTAACTACCCACATGAAGACCAAAGGAACAATGATGATCCTTGTTGTCATCTACACATCTGCGAGCAACTTCAATCGTTGCACCAACTTCGTTGAGAATTTGATGTCTACCATTAGTCTCGCCTTGTAATACGATTGTATCTGCATTACCTGTTTGTGACCAATAATCTCCTTGAACCCCCTTATACCCCAACACTTTTCCTTCGGGAGTATTTGGTAGGGATTTATAACTCAAGAAAGAATATAATTCATTTACAGAATTTGCACTTGGATTGGATTGCAAGCGAGTGATAAAATTTACAAGAGGAGCAGAATCTTTCATTCCACTACGAAGCATTTCTAGCAACTTGTCAACAACAACTCCATGCAAACGATTGTTCTTGTAGTAAACAACTTCGTCACGAATTTCGATGTCTCCTTCGATAAAATTTTCGACTGATTTCTTGATGTCAATAAGATCGCCAAGATCATCATACCTAGCATCAAATAATGCCTTGCGTACAAGTTGGAAATTTGGATGGTCACTACGAAGAGTGTATGGTTTGCCATCCCAAAAGATCGTTACTGAATTTTCGCTTAATGTATATGGTACTTTTTTCATTATTCTAATATAATATATTTTTGTTTGTTTGTCAAGTTAATTTTTATCACAGAGTAAAATATAATCTATAATATCTTTAAAAAGTTTTTCTTCTGCTCTATATGAATTTACACTATTTGATACATAATCGAGGAAAGAATACTTTTCTCTAATTGTATCTATATCTTTTGCGAATTGCTTCGCAGAAAATCCATTGTCAAGATTGAATTTGAGCCAATCTTTATCGAACTTAGAAATGAATGCGATTGCAGAAGAACATTGAGGGCAAGCACCTTCATTGATAACAATCTGAAAGTTATCTCTGATCTTGCGTATCAAATTATCTTTTGGTAGTTTATCGAATTTAATTCGGGTTGAATTCATAATATATGCAAGATTGTATCTGCAATCAGCAACAGACTTCTGAATGTCCGTATCATCGTGATGAAGGGAATCTACGCTAAACTTAATGTACGATTTTTTTGCTTCTGTTAAGTTTGAGAGTAAATAATCTTTAGAGTTTTGAAGAAGAAAATCTTCAAAGGAAATCCAAGAATCTGAATCCAACTTAGATACATCTCCGCTACGAATTCCGAATAAGCGAAACTTTTTCGCATCTGATTTTTCATCTGACCTTCTACGCACTCTACCGCATAAACTATACACCTTGCCGAGATCATAGTCATCACTATCAATCTTGTAATTCTTGATTTTTACATATACAAGTTTGCCATCAATAGCACCACTAGTATCATCTTGGATTTTGTCAATATCTTCTTTAACATTTTTCCAATAATCTATATTGCGATAACTAGGCTTATCTTGCACCATTTCAAATAATGGAATGTTTGCACGACTACCATTAGATTTGCGTACTCCATTGTATTGAATTTTTTCTTTAACTACATTGGATGTAAGTCGAATATGCTTCTTGTCTACAAGATCAAAATTCCATTCATCTTTGATATAGCTTTTCGCAGATTTAGTCAATGGATTGATAAAGAATATTGTATTCAATTTATCATTTTCATTAAATATAGTTCTTGCACGAAGATTGTTGCCGTGTGAAGATTCTATATCTTGATATAAGAATATAGTCTCGTCATCACAATGTATTCGAGTAACTTTGTTCGAGCGAACTTTAAATCCATTTCTTGCAGAAGAGTCGTTATCCCTAGTTGTTTGAGTAAGAATTAAATCATCATACATTTTATGATCTCGATGAAATGTTGCCGATTGAATCTTGATGCCATTCCACTCGAAAGCGTTTTCAAAAATTTGCCTCATGTTATATGGCATAGAATTAACTATTCTTGCATAGTTACTTTTTGCCTCAAAAAGATCATTTGAATCTGCGAGTTTTTCTTTGGCGATTTCTTGCACTTCATCACAAGCCTTTAACATTGCACCAACAATCTTTTGTTGTGTTGCCTTATTGTATTCCAATGACTCTCTGCTATGATGCAATTTGACTGCACCTAATGGTAATCGCAAATAAAAATTTGTTTGACCAAGTAGGTTGTAGATAATATCTTTCTTCCTTGAACTCTCTACAAAATTATCAACTTGAACAGAGTTTTTATCTAGTGGATAGGCAACTCTTCCCATGATAATGTGAGCATTATAACTTCTTTGACTATAGTAAGAATCATTGCGTTCATCTTCTAAAAAGAACCAAGAACCATTTTTTGATTCAATAACCTTGTTCCTATCTCTGATAAAAGTTCCATCGTCACCAATAAACTTTGGCATTTCTTTGTCGGAAAAGAACTCAAAAAAGTTTTTAATTATCTTGCGAAAATCATCTACATCTGATTCTGCAACTGCAACCTCAATACAAAGACCACTTGGCTCATTGCTTGGTTCGGGTTCTTGTAACTCTACAATTTTTGTGTCATCATCGTCATTAACAAAGACATTGTATGAACTCTTGAGTCCACCATTATAGGAAACGCAAGTAAAGTTGTCTCCATAAGAAAGAGGAGCAAATTTACCAATACCAAACGCACCAATATAATTGTTCGATTGTCTTTTGGTACTCTTGCCATACTTAGAATATAAGCCGAATACATCTTCTTTGCTTAGTCCACCGCCAAAGTCACGAACTCTGAAAGTAGGACTTAGCTTGCTAGGGATTGAGATTTCAATCGGTCGAGTTTCGTTTGCTTCGACATTCGCATCTAGTGCGTTAGCACTAATCTCACGAACGACTGCAAGTCGAGTGTTAGAGTAATTGTTTCGCAAAAGCGAGGCAACATAACGCATATCTTCGGCATCAATAGTACAATTTACGGAATCAAAATCGTGCGATTGCACAATGGTTTTTTTATCTTTTTCAATTATCATTTTTTTTCAATTAGTTTTGTTTTAAGTAAGACTCTATCTTAATATAGGTTTTAAAGTTTGTCAAGAAAAAAGTTATTGTAATCTTCCACCGCCATCAATTACATTACGCAAGCAACTTGATTGACCTTTCCTAGAGGAAATTGACTTGGCTTGGTTGAAGCTATCTGCACTAGCGTACTGCACTAAAATTGGAGTGCTTTTATCTAAATATACCATCATACCCTTGCGAGGTTGTGAGGCTAACTCTTTTTCGTGCTTCTCAATTGAAGCTTTCATGTCTGCAATAAAATCTATCATTCCTAAAGTATGGCACAAAAATTAAATTGCGTCAAGACTTTTTTTTAAAAGAAATCAAGAATGCTCGCAAACCTCTAAAACTTCACTCTCATCAATCCATTTATTTGCGAATGGACATTTTCTTTCCATCTTTAAGAGTTTTATACTCCAATGCTTATGATCCATCATCTCTAATTGATAGAACAAAGCTTCACTTGCGTTCCGTGCGAGATAGTAATGGTAATTGTGCCCTACAGAATTACCGCTAGTATATTCTATGCGAAACTCATACAATCTATCTTCATCCATCTAAATCTTCTATATTAAAATCTTCTAAATCTAGTTCTTCTACTTCTTTAACTGCTTTATTTAATTCTTTTTTTTCTTTAGTTATTTTTTCTCTACTGAATCCCCAAAATGTTATTTCCCATAATACATGAGCAACGATGGTAGTTTGATTAAATTTTTTAGGAGCAATAACTTCGCAGTCGATTATCTCTCCCCAATCCATAAAATCTAAAGCATAGTGTTCATCTTCATGGTCATCATAAAAACATACATCTATTATTTGCTCTTTTTCGTTTTCGACTTCATTTAAGACAACTAAGTTTTTTGTTTTATTGTTTTGTTCGACAGACTTTAATTCTCTAAATGCTTGTTCAAATTTTATTGATAGATCAACAACCTTATCTTGAGGGTGATCTTTTAAGAAAGTTTTGTATATAACATTGAAAATATTTTTATATGATTTTCTGTATAATAGTTCTCTTAATGTCATATATGTATATACACCTTATTTAGTTACAGATTTTCGTCAGACCAATATATATCTTCAAACAAAACAAAATCAATATTTGATCCATTTTCTTGTTCAACTCCGACTGCAATGCCTTCTGAGACTGAGATTCCAGAATCTTCCCAAAAGAATTCTTCCACTTCACTAGCGTACATTATTTGATAGCTATTTATTTTTTTTGTATTTGCTTTCATATTAAAAATCTTTTATATCATCTTCGTCTATAGTATCTAGTCCGACAAATTTATATAACCAAGCCGAGAAATCTCTTAGGTCATATAGAAATCTTTTTGTGTTATTGTTTGCGACCCAAAACATTTGTTGTTGCAATAACATTCCGTGCCTTTCTGATATTTCTTCAAGCTTTGAAATGGGCAAGTCTTCTGTGCAAGTTTCATACATTAAATTTATAGCTTCCATTTTTCTAGCAATCTCTTCGTCATAATCTTCTTCCATATTTATTCTCCTATGGTGGATAATTCTATCATTTCTGATATATGCTTTTGCAATTCGAGTTCTATTTTATTTGCTAGAATTTCTCTTGCACTTTCGCTTTTTATATTTATTTGTGAGTCTTGCAACTCCTCTAAAACTTTAAGGATTATTTCTTTCATATTCATCTATTATAACATATCTATTCTTATTTGTCAAGAATATTTTTAGCCTTCGTAATCGTCAAATTCATTTGATTCGGGATCAAAAATTGGAAATAGATAACTTATTTGCGTTCCATCTTTTTCTTCTTCCATAACTGCTTCGTATCTTATTTCACCACTCGCTTCATGCCATAGTCCATCTACCATAATTCCGCTTTTAAAAACAGAGGAAAATGTATGATCCATGTGGAATCTGACATATCTTTTACTTTTCTCCCCTACATCCATTTGACTCTTTCAAGCATAAAGCTAAAGATTCTAAATCGAATCGAGATTGAGTGGAAGTGGCAAAAAGATTTCTGTTGTCCATTTGATTCCATATTTGTTTGCATAAAGAAATTTTTTCAATTAAGTTAATTTCTTTCATTTGATTCACGATTTCTCTCCAAAAAGAATATGACTTTCTGTCTCTTATTTGTTTTTCTTTGTGGAATAATTTAATATTATTTGCTTCAATTAAATCTTCAAAATCTAAATATTTAAAAGTGCAAAGTTTATTATTTAATAAAACTTCTCTCATCGAGTAAATAACCAAACTCCCATACTAATAATTAATATGACATTTACTGCAATAACTGAAATGGCTATTTTATCACCCATTAAATATTACCTTTCCGTTTTTATAATCAAATAAAAGTTTTGTTATTTCTGTATTTATTTGGTGATGTTCATTTTCTTCATTGGGTGGATCAACACGATATGCCGAGCAACTCCATTCGTACCCATCAAAGTCATCATACTTTTGTCCAAAGTTCGCCTCATGAATGTTATAGTCAATAAAATTTCCATTATTTAATGGAACGCTATTCCAATAGTCAAAATTATCTCCATCAGTTTCGAGGTCGGGATTAACTTCAACTTTTTTTATATGCGATAACGCTTTGTCGATTATTAATAATTCAACTTCTTTATCTAATTCTAGTAACATTCTCTTATTTATCCTTATTTGAAATTATCCCATTTTGAATTAACTGCTCGAATACATTCCACATTTTTTGATAGCGAGTATCGTGAAGTTGTTTTATTCCAATTAACATATTTAATATTTGGTCTTCGGTATGCTTGATCGGACAATCTCCAATCGCATATATAATTGTATCTATGTCTTCACCTGTTTGGTAGAGATTACTCATCGCGTCTTCTAGTTCAAATCTATTCATGCTTACAACTATATGATATTCTCAAGGATTTGTCAAGCCTAATCTTCTGTTGATTTTATTACTTGGGAGATTGATGCAGTATATAGCCTTTTCCTATCAAGTAGTTGTTTGTATTTTTTCTTAGCTTTATCTAGCGAGTTGAATGTTTGCCATTCATTGATTTGCAGAGGGCTTTGTTTGATAGTTAAAGACCATGAAACAACATATTTTTGATTATCGACCGACATAAAATCTTATATATCAAGCTGATCTTTTGTTAATCTGTGCAGAGTTTCTAGCCTATCTTCTGCATCTGCGAGGAGAGACAATGCTTCTTCTGCGTTTTTGTAAAAGTCTTCAGTCGAATGATCTCCGATTCCAACTGCATTATTTCCTAGCAGATCAAGGCTCAACTTGGCTTTTGCCACATCTGCTTTTGCAGAACTCTTTAACATTTGGTATAAATTATTGTTCATCTTCATTCGTAAATAATAACATAAAACTTGCCCAAATACAATAACAAAATACGCCAATCGCCAAAAAAGTTCCTTTCAGCCAATCTAAAAATTTATTCATTTGAGTAGGGTTTTACATCTTTATTTAAAAGAATCTTTTTTTCTTCGTATTCAGAAATCAACCTTCTATATAATTCCATTTTTGCACATTCTAATGCCCCAACGATGTCATTATATGTTTGATAACTTTTTTTATTTTGCGAAATATATTGTGCAATTATTTGGTGGATTGCATAATTTAAACCACCCGAATCGTTAATTTCTGATAAATTGAGAGCGATTAAGCCTCGATCTACTTTTTCTTTTTCTGATGTTGGTATATATGGCATGGAGATATTATATTTGATTTATTTAAAAATGTCAAGCGTTATTTTTCTTGTTGTTTATAAATGCTATATTTGTGAGTTCTCGAAAATGCAAGTTTGAAGTATGTAAAAAATTCTGCTTCTCTAACATGAATATTGTAACCATCGTTATCATATATTCTATACAATGATGTTTTAAATTTCATTGGTAAATAAAAATTTCTATTCATACATTTCTTGACGAATACAACTGCATGATCTAATACCTTTCGGGATATTTTATTTGCTTTAAATTTGTTTTTAATAAATTCTAAATACTCTTGTTTTTCTTTGTTTCTTACCTTTGCTATATATTTATCATATGCAGATTGGAAATCTTGAATAGTTAAAGCAGTATCTCGCCCGACATCTTGTTCTGTTGTGAATTTTTTAGAAGTTTTTTTTTCGCTTATTTTATTTCGGCATTCTATATTTGATTTATACATTTCTTTTTGTCGCTTTAATTCAAGATCATTATCTTGCATTTTAACTATGGCTTTGTTTTCAGTCATTTTTCCATCAAGCACCTCTCTAACGCAAATTTGCACTATACTTGTTGTGACTCTGTAAGGATAATTTCTGCAAATGAATTTATAAAACTTGCCACTTATTTTGCCGTGCTTTAATTTTTTATGCAAGTATCTTCTGTAGTTGCAATTTTTTGTATTGTGCAATGTTTTCATATGTACATATTTTAGCTTTTTATCGACATATATTTAAAATGTGTCGATTTTGTAAGCATATTATTTTGTTTATTTGTTTTCTTTATTCCCCCAAAAGCCACAAACGCATGGCTTGTTATTTTTTTGATTTGCTCCTTCTTGGAAGCCTTTTTCATATGATTGATTTGCGTTTTTACTTAATATTTTTTCAAATTTTTTAGATAATATTTCTTGTGCATCTGCGAAACCTTTATTGTATCCACGCTCGTAGTAGATGTTTTCTGCTATATCTTGTGTCATGTCGCTGTTCATATTATCTCATATTTTTTTGAGTTTGTCAAATCTTTAATCTTCGTGCAACTTTCTTTTATTTATTGTCATTTTCCAAACCTTGTGTTCTGTATCAAGCTCCATGCTCCAATACATTATTTTACTATAGACAGGATATAAGAAAGCAAATAAATCACAATACAATAAAAAACTTAATGCGTGACCGCAATAATATAAAAAATTACTTGCAATTAACTTCATCTATTTTAGCTTGTACTGCTTCTTCGCAGAGTTCGTTGAATGTTATATTTCTTTCGTGTGCGAATTTCATGTATTTGAGCAATTCTTCATCATCAAATTGTAATTCTATATTTTCGTATTTTACTTTTTTAATAATAAATGCTTCGTCTTGAGGAATGAATTTTAAATCATCCCCTTCTTCCCAACCCAAACGATTCAAAACATCATCGGGGAGGCGGAAATATAATTCGCCATCAAAACTTTCTTTAACTTCTAATTCTGATATTTTCATCTATATGTTTTTTCTACTCTTGATTGATGCAATGATACATTTCGCTCCATGCTCGTTTGAGGTCATTAAAGCTTCTCCGTTGGACATCATTATTTTGTACATTAGTTTTCCAGAATGAATTCTTTCTTTTACATAAATTACTTGTTTGGGATTTATATGGTATTTTTCGTTATTTGCGTCTTCTATTGTTATCATTTTTTATAAAGCTAGTGGTTAGTTTATATTTGCTTCTCTCTCTTTTTTAATTGCAGTATATATTTTGTAAATCATATCTTTCTGCGTATTGTACTTTATTTGAGAGTCAAGATCAATACCTTCTGCTATAGTTCTGTCAACATTTCTGACTGCAAGTAAGGCAAGGTTGAATCCGTGTTTTGCTCCATTATTAAATTGATCATACTCTTTGCTCATTTTTATTTGAACATATCGTCTTCTTGATTATAGAGATCGTCTTGAAATTTTTGAACTTTGTCTTGATGCTTTGCTTCGTCCCAACCTTTCGCATAGCCTTCGTTATATGTTTTCATAAAATTTTCTTCTTGAGCGAGATACATTGGGTGGTCGGGGTCAGTATAATTATATTTCGTGTGACCTTGTCGATTTTCATCTATTTCTTCTTGAGTGAACCATTTATATTCTGTATTGAATAATTCATCAACATTGCTCGGATGGTATCCCATACTGACGAGTAAGCCTTTAAACATATCTCCAACGCTTTCTATATCTGCATCGTTATCATATTCAACGCTATAAGTTTTGTCGTAATTTGTAATTGTTATTTTCATTATTTACTCCAATCGCTTTCTAAAATATATTTTTTACTTACTTTATTCATTGCGAAAGCTCTATTTTTTATTTCCGCCTCTTTATTCGATAGTCTTGCGGAGTAAATTCTTGCGTAGGGGGCTTGCAGTTTTGTGTTTACTAATATATATTTATTTACTTTTGAATTGTCTTCTATCATTTTTATATTTTACTTTTATCTTCCTTGTATATGATTTTGCTCTTGCTTGAATTTGTTATGTTCATGTCTTTATATTATAGGTCTTGGTTTAGTTTGTCAAGCTCAAAATCTTCTTTTGTTTTGTTATTTAATTTAATTAAAGTTCCTTTTTCGATATGTAACTCACTCTCTACTTCTTTGGCGACTTTCTCGCCAATTGATATTTCGTGATCTTTTGATAGAGAGTCTAATAATTGAACTAAACTTCTTCCTGTCTTAGTTCTATATTCTTGCCCACTCAAAAATAAATTCTCAGTATTCATAAGCATGAGATTATCTATTTTAACGATGACATGGTTGAATGCATCTGTACTTCCTCGTAATCCTAGTTGTATTTTCATTTAATTATATATTTTAATATTTGATATACCCAAGTGAAGTACCATGTACCGCACAATAGAAGGCATATTATGTTGAAGCAATTTATTGGCACGAATTTAATTATACTTCTTTTTTTTGTTCTTGTCAAGCTTGTTTTTGGCACTCTTCCATTTTATTTTGGAATAGTTGTCTTGAAATTGTTTCGAAAAATTGCTTCGAGGCGAGTCGCCTTTGCCATTTTGATTATTTGATGATTTGCCTTTTGTCATTTTATACAAAATATACTAACATAATTATGATCCCTACAACAATACCCAATTCAATAAAGAATGTTAGTCTGCTCTTCATCCGTATAACGCTTTTTGCAGTAAGCGAATAGCTTTGTCTTTGCCTTTAACTTCACATTCCCACTTTGCGGGTCTATCTACATCTATCGCAATATGAGGGGGGGTATTTCCAAGAGCGAAATAATCTGCGTGCGCTCTTGGTTTTTCGGGCTTACCTTCAGACCAATGAAATACAGGAGCAAAATAATCTGCCACTGCCTCGCATTCATCGTCATGCGGTTTATCTGTATTTACCCATGTGTAAGCACATCTCTCTGCTTGAAATGTAATATTGCGTTCTTCTGATGGATTGCAAAAATCATGTAAATTGTCATAGCAGACAGGTATTTGAGCTCCGAATGTATCGTATAAGTGGTCGCTAAATTTTATGCAGTTATCTACATTAAAGAAACCTTTGTCTTCGTTTTCTATAGTTATTCGTTTGTAAACTCCTTTATCGCACATAGAAAGATTGCGGAAGAATCTGGTAGCGACAATCTCTAATGTTTCATCTGCTTGTGGAGTGTAATTAATGTGAATATTCATTGGGGCACTATGATCTTGAGGTAAGCCTAATTGGTCAAGGACACTTGCTTGAAAATTTAATTCATTTATCGTTCGCTTTACTGCATCTTTATTATTTGACGCAAGAACATTAAATTGATCGGGGTGAGAGCCGATAGAAATCCTCAATGTTCGAGCAATTAATCCTGCTTGCCTTAATTCCTGTTTGATCGTGGCGTAATTCGGAAGGTCTTCAAGAGATATTTCCAAAGTTTGATCGGTAAGGAGAGGAAAAAGAGAAGAGCTAAGGCGATAATGCCTAATATTTGTGGCACTGCAATGATTGATAATATATTGAGTAACAATAACATTGTGCAAAATTCTTTCAGAGAGTTGACTAAGGGCTTCATTTCTACTTTCTGAGTTACACAAATCATTGAATCTCTTGCGAGTCATTGTGCGAAATGAGTATTTCTTTTTGTCTTTATCTTTGAGTTCCTCACTAATGCAAGTTAGTCCTAGTATTGTTGTCATGTTTTATAGTATAACACCTCGAATGGTGGTTGTCAAGCGTTTTCTGGGTGTATATAGCTTTATGGAAATTGAAGAAATAGTATTGATTGCGTTAGGAACAATGGTGTCTGTTGTGGCATTTTTCCTAAAAAAAGAAAATGTACGAGTTGAGAGGTTGAGCGAAAAAATTAGAAATCTAGAAATCTCTTTAGCTAAAAATGAAGCGAGAGATTGCGAAAGATGGATTCAGATATCCAAGCTTCTTGAGGATAGGAGAAATGATGTAATAAACTTATACAAAAGCATAAACAAAAAATAATATGCAAATGCTAGTGGATATATGGGAGGCTTTTTTGCTTATTTATCTTATAATTGCCATGGGAATGATATTTCTATTTAATAAATGATCGACAAAGCAACCCAAACTGATCTTTATATTTTAATCTCTTTGATTTTGTTTTTTATTGAGAGGGAGGCTGTTATTGAAGTTGCGTTCTTTATTATAGAAATGTTTTTTTTACTAATGTCGTTGTGACTATTTCTTGGGATTTACTTCAAGCTATCCCACTCTTCCCAATTTGCTAATTCTTGGGTTGAGGCTTCGCATTTCGGAATTGCCGTTTTTACCAAAAAATCTGTAGTGCCTTGATCTGCAATTAATTTATTTTTAAATGCATCAAAAAACAATTGAAAACAGTCTATTCTTTCTTGAGGGAATTGAAACTCTTTACCTTTTGTGATTCTTCCCTTTTTAAGCCAAGTTAGTGGATGCTTGTTGCTTTTATTTGCATTGCAAGTCTTGCAAGATGGAATGATATTCCCTTCGTGCTCCAAGCCAAACATTGGGGGATTAAATAGCCTGCCATTTGTAGGCATAAAATGATCCATATCCTTAAAATCTTCCACACCGCAATACCAACATTTTCCATCGACTATGATAGTTTTGAATATTTTTTTCTTTCTTATTTCATCTTCATCCGTCCATGTTGAAGGCTCAAAAAAAGCTACAAAATCTTTTATTAATCCATTGAGCATACTATGTCCTCGAAATAGAATATTTGAGTTATATCTCTTTGTCATTTGTTTTTTTACATTTTTTAGAATATGTGCCCATTGCACAAAAGAATGCACAAGATAGGTATAAGAAAGAGAAGCTGTAATTAACTTTCAAGAGTTGTACGCATAGGATAAAATTTACAATCATGCACACAATGCATGATTTACCTAATAAGTTGCAATGCCTCCAAGGTCTCATTCTAGACCATGATCTTTTTTGTCTTCATCTGTCCATTTTGGCGTATCCGAGCCAAAAAGATCGTCTATGACGCATGTTCCGAACTCTTCAACGGAATGGTTTTTAGGCATTAGGGATTGTATATAAGCTAGAACTTTTTTACCGACTTCTTCATGCACAGGAGAAAAAGCGTATGTTGTCATATCTAAGTCGCTACCATATCCAAATTCTAAAATAATGTGGCAATCATCTAGGACATCTTTATTTGTTATCGGGCAAGCGATATTTAAATCGTCATCATAGAATGGATCTGTTTTTTTACTCATAATTAAAGTTTAGCATATTTTTTAAAAAATGTCAAGGAAAATGGCGGAGAGAACAGGATTCGAACCTGCGGAAGGGCAATAAGCTCTTCAACGGTTTAGCAAACCGCCGCCTTAAACCAACTCAGCCATCTCTCCAAAGTGGAGCCACCTGTCAGATTCGAACTGACGACCGTTCGCTTACAAGGCGAGTGCTCTACCAACTGAGCTAAGGTGGCTTTTAAATTATTACACGATTTATATCGTTTTCAAGCTCTAAATTATCCCAATATTTATGGTCGCATTCACTGTATTTTATATCATTAAATAAAATTATTACTGAATTTGGAGCATTTGATTCGATTTCGTAGCCTACTGCGTCTCCTTCGGGCACTCTTCCTCTGCCATTTGCGAACTCAAAGCATTCATCGGAGCCATGCTCAGAATATATTATTTGACTTGAATTTATATTCATTTTTTTGTAATTCTTTCTCTGTTATTAACATGATTTTTCATTTCTTCGTATATTTTTCGTAAAATATCTTTTTGAGATAATATTCTCAACTTTGTTTCTTGATCGGATACTTTATTGTATTGTTTTTCTAGTACGTCTATCTGATCGGTGATTATTGAGCGATCAAATTCTCCTTTATAAGTCCATCCAAGATCAAAGCCTCTTGTTAAGCCTGTTTGGTGAGCCTTTTCAAAATCGTTATGTATTCCGTCGTCAAACATCACCTTGTTACCGAAAGGGGTTTAATCCAACCTTCTCCTGAGTGAAGTTTTGATGCGTGAATTTTTGGTCTTGAGGTTAAATCTACAGCTTTAGCTAATTTTTGAGCCTCCAGAGGAGATACATTTAACTTTTTTCCATTTACCCAAATAACACAAGGAATGTGACCGTTAAGATTGAACGGATGCGGTATTTCATTAATTTGCACTTCAGATAACTTCACTATATTTGGCGTAAAGTTAGGGGCTGGAGTTGTCGGCAACATTAAGGGAGGCGGAGGTGGAGCTTCTAGCTTGTCGAAATCTATATTTGCAACTTCTATTTTAGAAGATTCGCAACCAACAAAAAACAATAAAAATATAATATATAAACTACGCATTTTCATTTAAATACTCCTCTACGAATTGATTTGCTTTTTCGAATGCTTCGGGGTGATATTTTTTGCACCATTCTAGCACCCATTGATTTACATATGTATTTATTAAGTCTTGTTTTTCTATATCTAATTTATATTTGTTTCCTGCTAGTTCGTTCATTTTTAAAATAAGTTTAATTGATTTGGGTCTTCTGTTTCTATCTCTTCGTTATTTTCTTGAGTTTGTTTGATTTTTGATTTTGTTGATCGCAGCCAATTTCTTTGAGCCATTCTAACAACAAATCTCATAAATGCAAAGGCATAAATTTTATTTAGCTCTATAGTTCCGTTAAATCCATCGTGATCGTACAAAGTGAAGACCTTGCTTTCTTCGTTGTATTCAAAGGTTGCATTCTTTAGTTGTTTTGTTATTTTTCCCATATTTCCTATCATTATATCACATAGAGATTATTATGTCAAGATTAAAAAACCCGCACCAACACTGGGTTTCGGGTGTATATATGATTATGCTGAAAGGAAAAGAAAGACAAATGGTTCTTGATTACTTGTATCAAGAGTGCCTTATAAACTCGCGAGATTTCTTCGCTTCTAGGAAGAAAATGACCTGCAAGATCGAATCTCAATTGAGGTACGAGCATATATCGGGAAAAGAAAGAATAGAGATTTATAACAAAATAATAAAAAAGAAAATAATAAATTTCTTGATCGAATGTATGTCTCAATCTTTATCGATGGACTATGTTAATGGATCGCCAGACAAAAGAAAAATGAGAATAAATGAATGGGCGACAAATAAATATCAAAACATGCCCAAAAACGAAAAAATCGCAATCTGTGAAAAGATGGGATTTAAATATTTAACTAACTAAAACAGAGTGTAATAAAAAAACATGAAAAGAAAAATTCTTATAATGGGACTTCCTGGATCAGGAAAAACAACATTAGCTGAAAAGCTTGTTGCTAAATTAAATGCCGCATGGTTTAACGCAGATGCAGTTCGTCAAGATATATATTCTGAACTTGGATTTTCTCCAGAAGATCGATTGTCTCATGCCACACGAATGGGAAAACTTTGTGATTGGGCAAAAATAGGAGGTTCATATGTTATCGCAGATTTCGTATGCCCAACTCAAGAAACTAGAGCCGCTTTTGGTGCAGATTTTGTAATATGGGTAGATCGCATAATGGAGGGTAGGTATGAAGACACAAATAAAATGTTTGAAAGACCTATGAATTATGATTTAAGACTTACCGATGGAACTCCAGAAGAGTGGGTTGATAAAGTTGTTGAGAAATTAGACGAAACTGAAGCGTGGGATAATCAAGCTCCAACTGCGTTACTTATAGGTAGGTATCAACCATTTCACATCGGGCATAAGAGCCTTGTCGCTGAAGCCGTAAAAAGAACAGGCCAATGTTGCATTGCATTAAGAGATGTCGGCGGAATTGATGATAGTAACCCCTACGATTTTGAAAAAGTGAAAAAAGAAATACATTCTGCTTGTGTAGAATTCGGAAACAAAATTAAAGTTGTCGAACTCCCTAATATTATGGATGTATTTTATGGCAGAGGCGTTGGTTATAATATCGAACAACTAGAACTAAGTAAAGAATTACAAGAAGTTTCTGCCACCAAAATCAGAGATGGTCAAATTGGTCAAGACGGAAAACCTTTAGGTAAGCGCCCTGAATAAGCCTCATTCATGATAATCTGTGAAAAGATGGGATTTAAATATTTAAGTAATTAAGGCTCAATAAAGTGATCTGAGTTGATTGTCCTCCAGATATAGTTCTCTACCTCGCTATAAATTTTAGAGAAAAATGGCTCGTTTTTTTTATCGAGCATATAAGATGGAGTTGCCCTTGTTTTGAAGACTCCTCGCGAACCTGCGCAGTGATGATATACGATGCCTCCATATACAGAATACAAAAGCGGATCGACAAACAAGCTCTGCTTTGAATCTCTCTGTATTTTTAACCAATTAATGCTTTTCTCATTTAAGCGTCCGAACAAGAGACCGCCTATATCGCCCCTCCAATCCACATTAGTATTAAAAGATCTATCTCTGCCCCAACAAAATTGATTATCCCTCCAGAATTTAACTTTGCAGAAAGCGAAGGAGGGGTGTGGAGCTAGGCATCCCAAATTCTCAATTCGATTAACTGCGCAAAATTCATAATCCGCGAGATTGCATTTAATATAGTTGTTGATATCGCCGATAGGAAACGCATCACTATCGAGAAAGATTAGAACATCATCTTCTTTAACGTTCGGGTCGCAGCACACAGTATTTGTTAATTGAGCAAGACCCATCTCGTGATCGTCGGACTCGTGGCCCGATTTTGATTTTTTATGACCAAGAAAATGATATTTATGTTCATGTTCTGACAGGCATAAATCTTTACTAAAAAGAGCCCAAACTTTGTAGTCGCGAGTAAAGCGTTGAATATGCCTTAATTGAATATCAATCCATTTTATTGTTGCGTGATGAATGGTAATATAATGTATTTTCATGTTTTAAAATTGATAATCAAAGTATTCTATGTCTTTATGATATTTTTGAGAAACAATATCAATGGTTTTTTGGTTGTAATATTCGCTATAGTGCTTGCGGTTTGTTTTGTTTGTGTGGGGTAATTGTTGTCTCCGCTCGCCAACTTCATCACAAACTAAATTAAAGTCTTGCTGAAGATTTTCGAATCTTATGATGCGATCTATGCAGTTGCGCCCATCTATTTCAACGAATGAATATTGTGTATAAAAGTGATCTGCGCGTCCTGTGGAATCATTTAAATGATTAATTTTTTCGTAACCATTGCGAATCAATAAATAATCTTCAAGTGTTGTGTTTTTTAAAAAATTAAAAAACGGTGAGCTTGGTCGAGTCCACCATTTGTAATCTGAAACTGCTCGATCCCACGGATTTCGAACAATTGCAAATTTATAATAGCTGCGAATATCAATTCCGTAAACTGATTGCATTTGGTATATCGAACAATGCTGTTTCCATAAGCTACGTTTTTCGTCCCAACCATAAAAAGAATCGTCAAATAATTTCTCAACGCTTGTTCCTCCTGTTTTTGGAATGTGAACGAAAATAATTTTATGTTCGCGATTTATCATTGCCAAGGGGGCGCTTATATAAGAAAGATTCACTTCTTTGATTCCATCCATAATGTAAAGCGGAATGCGGTATGTCTGCATTGATTTGTATCATATTGTTTATGATGCAATTAATTTCAGAGTCAGAGTCATATAAATTACACAGTGTATCATGAAGAGTTAAATACTGCCAATCTTTATCAAATTTGTACCGTTTGATGAATGCATTTTTTAGTTTCACTGACAAGGGATGGCCTGAATAATCAAAACACATAAACCAACTTGCTGTTTCAGCATAACCTCCCCTTGGGCTCAGTTTACGAGGAAAAAATCGGTATGCAAAAAAACCAGTGTCATTTACTAATTTATAGTAAAAGCTATTCAGTGGCAACATAGGATAAACACTAGTATCAACCCACACTCCTCCGAATTTTGATAAAAGCAAAACTCTCAACAAGTCTGATTGGGCGGCAAAAGATCGTTTTGGGGAGTCACGATTGATGGTGAAAAATTCAGGAACAAAATCTTGAATAGATTGATTATCCAAAACATGAATCCTGTAGTCTGGATTAAACTGTCTCCATCTTGATATGCATTCCATATTCAATTGTGGCACGTCAATATCGTTTTCCCCTTGAAACCAACACATCCATATTGTTTTTCTGGGAATGTTCATTTTAATAGTGAGGCAACCTGAGTATTAAAGTATTGTATCAGTTGTCGTTTTCGATTTTCGGTATCTATTGCTGCGACGCTCCAATTGACTGCGTCCATTTGGTCAAAGCGATAGCATGTGGTCATGCCAGCAAGTGTTGACATTCTTTGTTGGTCGCTTGAATGTTGAGGTGAGTTGACCTCGAAATTAGGATAAAATACAATCACAGGAATGCCCATCGCTATGCATGGGAGGGCGCAATGCAAGAAAGTTGTAATTACTAGTTTTGCGTTGTCTCTATAATTATCTAAAAGTTTTTCAGCCAATATCATGTTGTCATCAAAGTTTGAGGTGTGCGAATAGTGATTAATATATTCACATTGAGAAGCAATATCTTTGGGTAATATGTTGAGTATATCTTTATCTCGTGATGCAACAAAGATTTTGTTTTGGCTTGTTGTTGCTCTGCGCTTGGGCAGTGTTGTTGTGAGGCAGTTACTTGTATAGCAATCGATTGCTTGTTGATTAAGTAGATTGAATGTATGCAGATCACGACAGCCAATTGGTTGATGCATCTTGAAATAATCAACGCTGGTTTGGTTGGTTACATTATCAAATAATCCTTCGCGATTTCTTGCATGAAATCCGATAAACAAAGGAATAATGTTATCCGATGGAGGCCAAATTTCTCCGCATCTTTTGTGCCAACCATTCATAACTAAGAAAAATTTATCAGAACTTACTGGTTGAATACCTGAGTCTCTATCCAAATAAATTTCAGGCTCGAGATCTAATTGTTTAAGCAATCTTAATTGAGCAATGATTTGAATATGATCGCCGAGATTGTTGCTATCAACAGAATAAGATGCAATCTTGATAGCCATAAAATTTATTTATTATTTTTTTTAAACAAATAGTATGGATAGTTTTCAATTTGTTTTTGTTGTGAGGGATTATACTTTGTGACAAAACCTGTTTCTTGGTGTTTTGTGTTAACCGCTTGATATTTACTTGAAGTTTTAGAATCGGTAAATAAATATGTGGAATTGTAGATACACAAATAGCCATTCTTTGCAACAAGTTGATCGATGATATCAAGTGTTTCCTCAAATATATTAAATTTATAAGACAGATCATCATCAGAGCTCCATCGGCATAATACCGACATGGCAAAAACCAAATCAAATTTACAATTTAAACTTTCAAGACTATCTGTATACTCGATGTTTGAGTATTGATTGTTTTTAAAATTGTCACGAATGACATCTTTATTGATGTCGAATCCAACTTGCTTGATATCGGGGAAATATTTTTCTTGCAAGCTTTCGCATTCAAGCCTATAAGAACAACCGAAAGATAGTATATTTTTGGGATTAGGGATGATTGACTGAATTTCAGAAAAAATATCAGGATATCTGTTTGGTAAAGTACGAGTAGAGATTTGATTGGTTTTCATGTTTTATTAAAATGTTTACAAATAAATCACGAATTGCCGCTCTTGCACTTCAACTTTGAGATCGTGTAGAGCAACAAATTCATCAACTGCAGGCTGTGGGCCAGGCGTTAATGGGTGAGACCATCCATAATCATCTCCGCATAAAAATCCGCCTTTCTTGACTTGGGGATACCAATGTTGCAAATCCTCCAAAACAGAAGCGTAGCTATGATCCGCATCAATATATACCCAGTCAAAATACTCTTTCCCAAAAAACATATCTTTAGAGTTGTTTTTGTGAATAAAAGCGTTAGATTGATTTTTAAATTTATCTTTTACATGCTTGTATGCATCAATTATTTTTTGACCTTTTGCCCATTTAACCCATTCATGATCCTGATGTATCCATGGATCAATTAAATGCAATTCCTTTGGGTTGCATTCGAGTATTTGCGAGGAAAAATCTCCTCTCCATACGCCAATTTCTGCGCATATATCGTTAGTTTTAATTTTTTTGATTGGTAGTAGTCGCGGTCTCATTATAATAATATTATTGTTAGGGTTATCGTTTATTACACCAATTTTTATATTCAATTAGTTCATTGCTTGCGATCATTCTATAATCAAAAAGCTCAAAGTCTTGTTTGCATTTTCTATTAATAACTTCTAGGTCACCAACTTCGTAATGATGTAAATATTTATAAACCAAGCCGTCTCCAAAGAAAGAATCGCAACTTTGGTCTAGTGGTTTCGTGTTGATATTTTTGGATAGAGTTGGAATCTCATTATAAGGTAAGCCAATCATCTCGCAAACTTTTTTAAAATCTTCCTCAAATCTTTCGTTTTTCCCTATAAAATTCATTTTTAATGAATTATCTTGATGCGTCCAGCGTTTGAAAAATCCGCCAGACCTTATCTGATGAAGTGGGTTAAGGAGTTTTAGGTAGTTTCGAAATAAAAAATTACCATTTCCGTCCGTACATTGTTTTAACTTCTCAAGTTTTCGCTTGTCAATCCTCCAAGCTGCATCATGCTTGCCGTTTTCTTCTTGGTGTTTAATGTATGTTGGCGAGGCATCAAATTGACTGCGAGAATAAAAATAATCGTATGGATTGCGTATGAAACAAAATTTAAAATAATCTTTGCATTCCTCATATATTGGTAGCTGCTGTAAATCATCTATCCAGATATGTCGAGAGATTGCTTTATTTAGCGTGTTATTAAACATAGGTTTTTCAAGTTCTAGGTAATTATTGAACTGCCCAAGTCTTGCGTGCAAAGTTGAAGTTCCTGTCTTAGGCACTTCAAAAAAAATAAAACGGTAATCGTGCGAAATAATCATTGTTGTTGGAATTTATAGTTAAAGTATTCAATGTCCTTCTTGTATGCTGATTCGATAATTTTCATGTCGTACTCGTTATAATACTCCCCGTAATGTTCTCGATGTTGGTGAGCTTCTTTTTTAAATGGGCCATTATAGGTCGACAATGAAGGAGGGCAAATATTAAGGTTTTCGCACAACTGATTAAAGTCTGAATTTAAATTTTCAAACCTAAGAACATAATCTAACTCTATTGATTTATTAATAGCCAAGAAGTCATATTGACTGCCTAGACCTCCCCACATGTTAAATTTTTTTTCAACAAAAGCGAAACTCAGCCAATCGGAAAAGTTTTTTTGCTTGATGGTTTTATTAAACTGAGTGAAATATATATACATAGATACTACTCTATCCCAAGGATTTCGAACTACAGAAAATTTATAATATTTATTCCAGTATTTAGAATAATTTTGCTTACATTGGCTGGCGTTCCAGTGTTTTTCTTTCGTTTCGTTTTTGAGTACAGAATCGTCTGCAAGGCTCACGGAAATAGATGTGCCTGCCGTTTTGGGAGTGTGAATAAAGATGAATTTATGTTTGTGATTTATCATTTATAAGGCAGATTAACAATGTTTATGCCAAGAGTTCATTGTGAATGGAGGGTTAAGGTAATTATAATGATTTTTAACCGCGTTATTCACAAATACCAAATCGCATTGAGCTAAGACATTGTGTTTGTAACAAAGATCAACAATATGGCATAATGAAAAATTTGATTCATGTAGAATATTACTAATCTGGTTAAACGCTGGCATTTTCGCCTCAATAATAACGAATGCACATTTGGCTAAACTATTTTTCGCCCCATTTAAAATATCAACTTCTAGTCCGTCAACATCAATTTTAAGTAAAGCTGAATCTTGGATATTCTCCTCTGCAAACACAGTATCTAGAGATTTTACGCGAACCGAAATTTCAGATTTCTCAGAATTTAAGTCGCTTCCCCCAGTTTTTCGATGAAGATACAACTTGGAATCAAATTCAGCACATCCAATATCTAGTAATTTATATTGTAGTTTGCTATAGTTTTTATGAATCGATTCAAAATATTGGGGGTCAGGCTCTATTAATATATGCTTAGCTTCGCTGAACACTCTCAATTCTTTTGTTTGATATTGACATCCAGCATCTATTATAGTCGAAAACGGAAAGCTGTATTGACATAAAAAATCACAAAAAAATTGTTTTGTAGGTTTAGGTTTCATTGCGTTTGGTTTTATAGGTTATTTAAAAAATTTATAAAATATTCAACGCTAAGTTCTTTTTTGGTTGATCGTATGGCTAGATAATCTGAAACTTCCTGTATGAAAGCTCTATCTGTTAATCGTTTGTCGATGTTGTCTGGCAGATCATCTAAATACATAGGATAGTCTTCCCCTAGATACTCTACAATGGGCGGAATTTTATTAACTAAAACGGGCGTGTGCGTCATTATATGTTCAAGAATAGAGGTGCTGGCAGAGCAATCATCGTAAAAAGCATAACCTATTGTGCAGGTTAGAAGCTCTATATAATCATCTGGCTCAAGAAAACCATTTCGAAAAATAATAGAATCATTATCTGAAAGGCTCTTTTTGTACTTTTTTTCCCTTGCTGTCCTATCACAAGTAATTAACTTGGTTAAGTTAGAATTAAAATTAATAAAGTGATTAATATTCCTTCCGAAAAACCCACTATGCCTCAAGGTTGGAGCTGTGAAATAGAGATCAATTTCAAAACGATGACCTGTGTCGGGCTTTGGGTGCAAAAGTGTTTTAATGGGAATTGACGTTTTCGTCTGACAGTGTTGCCTTGTGTGTTCGCTGGTCGTTAACAAAAAAAGACAATTATCTTTGGTTTTCCTATAAATAGCAGAGGAGAAAAAACGGTTTAAGTTTTGCTCTCTAGACTCGCTAGCGATGCCATGTAAAATTCCAACCCATTTATTTCTTTTCAATAAATCAAGTTGATATTCATTGTGGTATCCATCTGCCCATGCATCTAGAATCGGTTCGCCTTCGACTAATTTAGCTTGCCGCTTAAACTTTTCGATAATAAATCCCCACCCATAAAAATGGTCTTTTATAATACTCGCGGGGCATCTAATGTGAGAGAAATTCATAATTCAAACAATTGAACGCGCGATATTTATCACATCTCCAAAGCCTCCAGAGTCTGTAATCGAATGCTTCGCCAAAGAAAGCGTTAAAAAGTCTTCGTCGATATGATCAACTTGTCTTTTCTCGTTTTGATGTATCGAAATAGGCAAGTTAAATCTAACTTTTATGGTTTGAATTATGTCGTTAAAACGAATGCGGTTTTCGTCTACAGCTTCTTCGCTGAATTGCCAGATTTTTTTAAACTCGTTATCTCCAAAATGTAATGCTGATACTATTTCGATCTTTTTAATTTCTTTGTTTTGATTTGATTTTTCATATATTTTTGAATATAATTTATCTGGAAAGTAAAGAAATAGACCAACGCTTTTGCCGTATGAGTGCATAACGCAATCCCCTAGTCTCATGTTAATGTATAAAGTATTTTCGTTAACATTCACTCTGTTTTTTAGGGAATTAATGCATTTTTTGAGAGCATTTATGTTTAATTTGTTTAAAGGGCCCTTAGATTCTAAATAGAGCCTTAATAGGCTGCCTTCGTATTCGGTATTGTTTAGGATGACTTCTTTATCGTGCAACCATCTGGCCCCTTTACAAAATAATAGATCTCCTAGTCTATAATGAGGGTTTGATTTAAAAATCTTGATTTGATCGAACATGGTTTTTATTAAAATTTATAACCAAATCTATCTATATCTTCAGCGTAAACCTCGGTTACTATTTTTTTAGTTTCTTTACTGTAATACTCTGAGTAATGCTTTCGTTTAATTTGTTTTTCGTGGAGCAGTTGAGCTTTAGGAAAAGCAATAAGGCTACATAACGCATTGTAGTCTTTTTGGAAATTTTCTAGCCTACCAATAAAATTAACACCCTGCGGCACATAATCACTCTGAGGTTGCCAGTGATGATCTGAGTGTTGATTGATGGAAATGTCAAGAAATTCCTCGAATGTCGTGTTTTTGCCTACATTGATGTTATGGTCTTTCAAGAGTCCAGTCGCATAACTATTTGTCGTAAAATATTTCCATGCCGATAATATTCGATCATATGGATTGCGCACGAATGTAAAAGAAATATATCGCTTATCTGTATGTATTGGAGCTTGAACTGAATTTAAGCAAGGAGAGCAAGGGCCTAAAGGCCAAGATTTTGGAAACAGCATTCTCCGCAAAGTTGAAGAACCAACTTTTGGGACATCGTAGTAAATGTAGTTTTTTACATTATCAATATAGCGAAATGTATATTTTCTTCTATCTCCTGCGGCCGAAGGGCATAGGCAACCTTTTGATTCGCATCTTATTTTCATGTCCAGTATATACACCCGCTGATTAATTATAATTATATAATTATTCGGTGCAATTTTTCACCCACGAAGTAATCAGGAACTTCAATATTGAATTTCTCACAACTAGTTTTGCAATTTTGAGTTGCTAGCCCTTTGTATGTGCTCTCTCCGTAAGTACAAATATTATGGTCTAAGGTAAGACATGTCCCAGTTAAAGGTTTAACGTGTTTGTCCATAGAGAGGGCTTTATATTGATGCGGCTCTTCTAGGTGCCCCCAGAACTCTCTTAGCGCTCCAACCCTAAAAAATTGATGAAGCCAATTGTTGGTGTAGGCATTATGCTCTATAAACCTAAGATTATCAAACGAAACACTTACCCCTTTGTTGTTGTTTTTCAGGCAAAGCGCGGAGTTCCTTATCGACCTAACGAAATGGAAGCATACATTTACAATTTGAGGGTCATCAATTGAGTCAATAAAGGCCACGACCTGGTTCGCTTTTGCTTCGTCAATTTTTATTGGATACTTGTCATCAATGCACCAATATACCCACTCATTATCTTCAAGATCTTTCGTTAAACTATCAAATGTTTCTTTAAATTTAATATCTGTCTGCACGAGATCAACTTTTGTTTTGAATTTATCGCGAATCTTTTCTGGCTTTTTTTTATTCCAAGGTATTCTAAAAGTAAATGAATTGGAGGGCCAAAGCTGTTCATACTTAAGCAACATGTGCTCCGCCATTGCATGATATCTGTCGCAGCTTTGAACTATAGCTTTCATTGTAAATCTCGGTGTAGTGTTTGTTTCCAGTTTAAGTTCGAATCCGCCCAATTAATTCTCTTTTGGCTCAATTTGTCTTTATATTCTAATAGATATACTTCGGCTCTCTCGTTTTCATATTTATGTTTTTTTGCGGATTCATGATGTTCGGGGTGAACAAGTATATTTACTTTGTATTGTATTTTAGGATTTAAAAACCTTAGTAAGTCATGAAACTCTTTTATGTCTTCTAGAGATGGAATGTAATGAGGGATAAACTGTTCGTTAGCGCAATAAAAAAAGTTTATGAAGTTAGCTTTACCCAACTCATTCTTAAAGCGATCCAGACGACGATTCATCATATCTGTAAAAGTGATTATTGATGTATTATATTTACCTTTATCAATATAATGCGGAGATATTAATGGAAAATTTTTACACTCAATTAACTCTTTAGATGTTATCCAGTTTTCATTTAATGGAACATTCTCACCATTGCAGCGATACCTCCAATGGTTTTGGCTATTGTAATTTAAGCAATAGTTTACAAAGTCATCTTGTTTGAATTTTTTAATCTTCATTATCTCGATAACAGTCTTAAAATTGGTGACCATGTTATCAAATATATGAGTCTCTAACTTGCGCCTAAGGAGTTTACTAATGTGAAGTGACATTTGGCACCCTTGCCCGAGGCTGATGTAGCTTTTGTTCATTTTTATTCTCCAAATTTGTATCCGAAATACTCAATGTCTCGTGCATATTTTTCCGCGACAATTTCGCGAGTTTCATCATCGTAGTATTCGGTATAACGATTTCTGTTTCTTTTGTTAATATGTGGCAGTTTTAGGTCGGGTATATTTAAATAATTACACACGTACGAAAAATCATTTTCAAAATTTTCAAATCTGCCAAGAAAATCAACAGCCACATTACCTTCATTATCTCGTAAAAAATCATATTGAGGGACGGAGTGAGAGGGGTCAAGGTTTGTTGGAGATAAAAGAAACTTTTTTAAGCTTTGTTTTTTTGGGCCGCCGAAATAAAAGTAATCCGATATAGCTCTGTCCCACGGGTTTCTAATAAAAGAGAAAGAAAAATAATCATTCTTTAATTTTGGGTGAATTTCATAAACTTCACTGATTGTAAGATGTTGAAGATATTTTCCTGTATGCTCATCCCTACCAAGTAATAATTGCTTGTCGCAAAAATCATTTGGGAATTTTTTTTTGTCCCATAAATTATAACCAAATGAAGTTTCAATACTAGAACCTCCACACTTGGGCATGTGAATGAAGATAAACTTGTGCTTGTGGTTTATCATATCCAACTGCCTCCCCAATGGTGTACAGCGTGCGCTTCTGGACAAGTTTTAGAAAAATCTTCTGATTTGCGATGAACTTCGTACCACAAGTAAGGATAAACAGTTTTTTTCGGAGAGTCTCTTCCGTCCGGCCTCCCCTTTTTTGAGCCCAGTATTTCAGTGATATATACAGGACCATATTTACAATCCGAAATTTTGTTTCCGTGAGATTTTTCTCGAGACGGCAGACTGTCTATGAGGCGCTTGAGGTCTAAATTTTTCTTGGTGGCCCCAAAAAATGCTCCGCATATTTTTTGCGGTTGCTGCCAATATAATACAATTTTCTCATCTTTCAATAAAGCGTCTATAGGCTTTAAGCATTCAAAGTCAGTATCGACATATAATCCTCCATACTGATATAGAATTTCAAATCTTAAAATATCTGACTTTTCCGAATAATTTTTGCAGTTTTTGAGTATTTTAGGATAGGTTATACTTAAATCTTGTTCGATTTTTAAGTCATCCCACATTATGTGTTCCCATTCGGGGTTTAATTTTTTCCAACTATCTTGCCACTCTTTTTCTTGGTTGGATAGCTCACTGCCACCTATATGAATTTGGTGTATGATTTTTGGAATGCTATCTTTTTGATCTAGCTTCATGTATTTGACGCATGGTATTTGAATTTACATAATGAGTTGTAATTTTGTCATGATTCATGATAGCGTTCATGCATACCGATTGATCTGATCTCGCGCTATCTGGGCTTGGTGTTGATAATAAATCCGTAACAGTTAAGTCGATTTTTTGATCGCGTAAGGCAAGCCCTATGGAGTAATCCTCCGCAGATTTGTTTTTGAATTCATTTTTGTAAAAATGTTTTAATGATTGCAGGCATTTCTCAACAGCTTTTCGCGTTAGAATGTATCCCGCACCCCCCTGAGCATATGGAAATGGGTTAACTATTTTGCCACCTATATACCAATCAGCGCTTGCGTCGTAGTCTTTTAGAAATTGCATAAGTTTATCAAAATTTATATAAGTGTCATCGTCACACTTGAATAAAAAGTCCCACTCGTGTTTCAATGACTCCACAAGCATTTTGTAAGTTTTTTCAGGCAAACGAAATCGCGCTTCTCCTTCGTCAGGCGAACAATTCCACGTTTTATCCATTTTTTGAGATTGCTGTTGATCTCCGTAAAAAAAATACTCATGTGGAGCTTTTATATTATTTACCCATGTATCTAAGCAAGCATTAGCTTGTTCTTGTGTGCCACTGTGAGTTAAAATTGTTGTTAATATTTTCATTTTCTGTTTAAAATTTCTTTTACCACTTCGATCCTTACTTGATCGAGCGATGCGGATTCATATTTTTGTGGGTATTTTTTCATTATTCGATCAATATTGTGGTGAGAAACATGATATGCTCTGATGGGGTCGCGAATATCTGGAAAGTAGGGAGAGACATCTTCCTTTCTTTTTCGAGTCAAAGTTAATGAGTGTTGTTTTGCAAGCGACCGAAAGTTAGTATTGCTTTCTGTGAAATTATAAATAAAAAATTCTTGATCATGGTAGTGGTTTGCTTGTTTTTTAATTTCATCAAGCCTTAATAGGGTAATGTCGTAAAACAATTCGCATAATTTTTTAAATTCAGATGGCGTTCCAGAGGCCATGCAAGGGCACGCGTCATCGAAAAAATGAATTCCTCCTACGAGGGGGTCGTTGATGGTCCATCTACCACTATTAATTACGTCGTAATCAGAGACAAGAAATCTTTCGCTTTTATTATCTAAGGCAGAATATGCAAGCCATCTTACAAAACAACTCAATCCATATGGGGTTAAATCGTTCCCAGTAATTTCTTTAAAAATAAACCTCATTTTGCCAACAAATAAATCGTATTCTGGAGATTTTTTTGCATCGTTAATGTTAAGGGTAATAGGTTCAAAGCCCATTTCCTGCCAACTCAGGGCCCAAAGTTCGAGTAGCTCTTTTTGTTGTGGAAAATTAATTTCTTCGTAATATGTATAAATCTTCATTGTGTAAGGCGGTTGTATAGTTTTTTGTCCCATCGAGTTCTATCGAGAAATTTTTGTTGCAGCCTGGGGGGGAGCTGATTAAATTGAAGCGTGTTAATTTTACTTGATTTATTTCTATTTAAATAACTTTTCGGAGCTTTTGAAAAAGATAAATTATATGATTTAGAGAAAATCTCTTCTATAAGGTAATCAACTTGAGTAATATCTTTTATGTAGAATTCTTTCAGTTTTTCGATAGCGATATTGTAATGACCTTCATCTATTGGATCGCTCCACTTTAGGCATAAAACTTGCCTAATCAACCAACTGTCCTCCAGTTCTTCGCTTTCTATGTATTGCTCGAATGTGGGTGAAGCGATTTCATCTCGAACGGGTTCGTGGTCGCTATCACTGGATGTTAAATAATAAAATAGGGAGTTCGCCCTAGAAAAAGGTTCGCGTAAAGTCAAAAAATTAATTGGTTTACGGTTGTACCTCTCACAAATTTCATTAATAAATTCTAGGTTATCTTCCCAACCGATAAGTTCACTTTTAACAAAAGAACTGCCACTGTTTTGAGGCTCTATGAGTACAGCAAAAATAAAAGTTTTATTATTTTGAATGAAGGAGAGGAATTCTTCTGGAGAAAATTCTGATGACTTTTTAATTTTAAGGGGAATTGTTTCCTCGTGTAATACTTGATAGTCTTTATAAGTTTTTGCTTGTGGAAATTTTTTATGTAATGCTGTTACTGCATTTTCTCTAAGTTTTTGAGCATACTCTAGGTTTGTCCAATTTGAATTGTTTGGATATGCGCCACCAATATCAAGTTTGTGATAAGGAGTTGATGCAATCTTTGCATGATAATGCAATGCGAAATAATCATGTAATCCCGGACCTCCAAGGAAAACAGTACATTTATTGCCGCTGGGAAAATTAATTGAAGCTTGAATTTTACCACACTCTTCTTGTGGGCTTTTTGATTTTAAATGTTGATCCAGTAAAAAACTTGTTGCACTTAATACATATGTTCCAGCATTTTTAGCTATATGGTAATATACTGGAAGCAGTGTTTGTGCTTCATTTAAGCTTCGTTTTTTGTGAAGAATAATTGTTTCTGGGTATTGCTCTATTACACTATCAATTGGAGTGCCTGCATCTATGGGCAATGAAAAATTAGCGATTATAGAAGAATCTATTAGGTTCTTATGCAAGCTTGACTGGCTGTGGCAATTCTTTCTTCCAAATGAGCCGCAATAAAGGAAGTGCATTGCTACATCAAAACTAATGAAGTTATTAATATTGTTTTTTATATTGTATTCTATTAATTTTTTAGACTCTTCAATAAATAGCTTTAGAAATGGAATGTTTCTGTAAATTGCGATGCCGTTTAAGTGCCCTGTCCATGACTCATAAAGGGGAAGTTTTTCTTTACCTTTGTATGTACTTCCAGCAATTAAAAATACATTGTTGTCGCAATAATTTACTATTTTGTCTAGCCAGTAATTTTTGATTGGTTGAGAGTCTGTTTCTAGCATTAAGATATCTCTATAGTTTAATTTTAAAATATTCTCAAAAGATCGATAAAATAAATTGTTTGGCCCTGTTGACCCGCCAAGTTTAAACCTCTCGGAGGATTCAACTTTAGAGAAATCTTCAGGTGTTCGTACGTAAAAATCTTCAGATTCTGTCAAGTTTAGCACGAAAACGAAAACATTATTTACATTTTCTAATTTTTTGTATTCTAAGAGTGGTTTGTATTTATTTATATATCCCTTGTTGAGGTAAATATATATATCAAATTTTTTATCAACAGAAACTTGTTTAAGGAAGTATCTCGAAATACAATCGTCTAATACTCCAGAGTTATACTCTTTTTCCGTGGATAGAAACAATATACATAACTTGTTTGAAAATTTCATATTATGATAAATATTTATATAATTTCGATTGTTCTTCTCTCTTTATTAAAGAAATACACTTATCGACTTTCTTGGGTAATTGTTTTCTGAAATTTTTAAATTGAATTTCTGCTTTTTCTTGATCGTAGTTTGTGCCTCTTGGGTGAATGATTTTATGGTTTTTATCTCTCAGGACTAATTTTTTATTTAAAAAACTAATTGAAGCTAAAGCTAAATCAATACCCCATCCGTAATCTTCATTACGAAGATTAATATTGTAATCTTTAAATTGGTTTATAATATCTTTATGTATGAACCAAACCGTTTCGTCTGTACATCCAACTATGTCTAAGTTTTGATGCCGTAATAAATTGCGCTTATCTTCTATCCTGAAACTTTCTGTTGTATACCAAGTATAGTCTATATTCGGAGAGTAAATTCCGCAATCATAGTGCTTGAAATAATAAATTGCATCGCTAACTAATTCTTCCCAGCGATCATAGGATACATCTCCTTGTATGTGGAATAAAATATCTCCAGAAAAGTTTTTAAGGGCAGTATTGAATTGCCCGGAAAAGTAAAATTCATCGCCAATATTAATCCAGTTTTCTGGGCAATAATGATCGTCGCTATTTATGACTTTAACTTTATCAAAAATAGAATTTAATTGAAAGAATATTTTTTTAGAGTTTTCTGATTTTCCTTTCCAGTTAAATATGAATGGCTCAATTACCATTTCTCTTGGCGGCTTCTTCCTGCTTTATCGATCTTCATAACTATACCCAAATGCGTTGATGTCTACTGCGTATTTTTCTTCTATTTTCTCAACTATCATAGCTATAACCTAGGTAATCTATGTCTTTTTTATAAGATTTAGACACAATATCTATTGATTGATTATTGTATACTGTTCTGTAATCAGTTTTATTAGAGATATTTAAATGAGGTAATTCGATTTTCTGGATACCTATCCTACTGCATATATTGTCAAAGCTATCTTGCAACGTTTCCATTTTGCCTACAAAGTTAATATTGTCAGTGATCCACCTGGTCTGAAGCTCTGCAAAATTTGGATTGATGCTTGCAAATTCATTAAAATCTTCAAAGTTCCCAACTAAATCCTTATATGCTTCGTAAGCAGTGATCCATTTTTGTTTTTTTTCTGGATTTTCATCCCAGAATTTAATCATTTTTTTATAATATTTAAATATGCTTAAATGTCTATCCCACGGATTCCTTGAAAAGGAAAAAGAAAAATAATCATCCAAATTTTGACTACAATTATTCTTTATATCTTCTAATGTGATATGTTTAAGTATTGGGTTTTCCCTGCCTTCAGCTTTATCTGAAAGATTAACCTTTTCATGAAGCGGTTGAAGTTTTGATTCTATTGAAGTCGTGCCCGTTTTCGGCGTGGCAATAAAAATAAATTTATGTTTGTGGGATATAATCATATTAAATTTCTCCCTCTAATAGCAAAATAGAATTTAATTGAAAGAATATTTTTTTAGAGTTTTCTGATTTTCCTTTCCAGTTAAATATGAATGGCTCAATCATCATTTCTCTTGGCGGCTTCTTCCTGCTTTTGGGGGCAATGAAATATAATATATATTATCAATTTTCATAATTTATAATGATTGTAATGAAAGCCTTTGCTGGTTGTTACGCTAAATAGGCATTCGTCAAATCCATCGTGATGGTTCCAGTTTTTAAATGGCCACAAACCTTCTTTTTCGTTTTCGCGAACTAAATCTTTTATTGCTTGTAGTCTCGTAACGTTTTTGCCCCACTTTGTTTCTAGGGGTTGGTTTGAATCTGGCATACTTAAAACTTTCTCTCTACATCTTCGGGGTTGAGCTTTTTGGGGAATTTTTAAACTGTCAAATTCGATGTCGCATGCTAAATCTTGCAAAGATTTACTTTTGGGCAAAACAAAATACTCGTCTACATCTATAAATGCAAAGAAATCGCTTTGCGATTTAGTCAAAAAATCTCTCAAGGCGGAGTATTGTGAGTCTGGATACTTGTCTTTATGATCTTTTGCGTATTCCCAAGGAATTATATTTACATTGTTATATTTATCTTGCACCCTGCTGATTGCCTTTATAATCTGAGACTCAGAAAAATCTTCGAAATGGTCTATTTTCGGTTTTAAGTCCCAAATTTTGGAGATTTCTCCTTGGCATTTTTCGTTTTTAAAAGTTTTTTGCGCCCACCACGAAGTTTGATTACTTGCAGATTTTTCATTGCTTATCAAATTAAAACCGTTGTTATATATGTAGATTTTATTTATGCCTATTGATAAATTGTGTTCTATCCATTCTTCAAGATGCCAAAACTCTAGTCTTGGGGCGATTAAGGTTATGATATCAATTGTATTCATAATTGCCCTTCTAGTAGCAAAAACGAAATAATAGAAATTATTTTTAATTTTAAATCCAATTCAGATTGGGTTTTTGGTTCAGTAAATAAGCAGTTCATGTTGTCTTTTAAAATTTCTTCAACACCTTTTGCGTCTTTCATCCACAAATCTCCTGTCAATGCGTTAGATACGGCTTGCCAAGCTACTCGCTTTACGAACCATGATTGATTCAACCTGCTAGGGTCAACAATATGACTTACCGTGCAATCTGGAGTATAAAGTGCAGAGTATTTTTTTCTAATTTGCGTAACTGCCTGATCTTCTTCTCCACTAAGAAGCGTACTCGTTCCACCTTTGCGACCTAAGTGAGTACCAAATCCTCCAATTTCTTTAAGAGCCTGCAGTCTAAAACAAATATTCGCCCCTACTAGCCAAATAGGTTTATCATATTCATGCAAGAATACATCTCTATCTGAAAAATCGGCCATAGAAAGTTGCCCTAACTGATCATCACTCAACCATTCTGGTCTTTCTGCGATTTGCCAATCTGGAATAATTTTCCCCCCAACTACACCTATTGATGGGTTTTTGAATTTATTAACCATGTTTCGAATTAAATTCGAATCTACGATTGTATCGTCATCTACGAAATAGATTAAATCAGATTTTGATTCTTCTATACATGCATTTCTTGCGCCAGAGAGCCCGTCTGTTAATGTATGTATATATCTACAGTTGCTGATTGTTTTCGCAAGGCTGTACGCTTTATCGTATTCTTTTTTGCATTTAGCTATGTCTTCCACAGGCGTATTGTCTAATACTATAATCTCATATTCATCCATCAAGGCTGACTGATTTGACGCAGACTCTAGACACTTACGCAATAATTTATGATTGTTGTATGTACAAATACATAAGCTTGTGGTTAAATTTTTATTCCAATACTCAAATGAAGGAGAATTGATTTCTTGGATAAGAGACTTGTATTCCATATCATAATATGGCTTGTCTTTTTGAGTGTGTATGTTAGATTCTTTTTCTGCAGAATAACACAAATCTATACAAGGAAAAAAAGCGAAATCGAGACAAGTCTCCGCAGCATGCATGACGAACCTGTCTGCCGGCGCAGTGATGCTATTTTTCTTACCCCAATCGTATCTAGGGTTTTCTTCTTTGATCCTTAATAAGTGCTCTGATGGCTCTTTTATGAAATCAAAAGGAGAACAATGCCTAAATTTAAAACTATCCTGCACACAAGAGACTAATTTAACTGCTCCTTGATTTTTTAAAATATACGCTTCAAGCCCGTCCCATCCTCTTGCCCCTAAGTGGATTAAATCTAATGATTCATCTATATCTGGATTCGTCATCAAATAATTTACTAAATCACTAATGACTATATCATCTTCGACGATAAGCGCACAATCTAAATCTTCATCGATAATCTTTTTCCAAGCGGAGTAGTGGCTTAAAAAGCATCCCGCTGCTCCCGCGCTCTGAGAAAAATATAATTTATAAAAAATACCAACAGGGTCTATCTTTAGTCCAAAATCATCGACAACGCTTAAATCTTTGCGAGTGTCAATTGCATCTATTCTTTCTAGGCAATTTTTCATTTCATCTGGCAGAAGGGAAAATAAATTTTGAGCCTTTAACCAAGGCTGTGGATTATCTTCTAGATTTATAAAAAATACTTTGAATTTCATTGATTTTTAATTACACAAGCTTTATGCCTTTGTTTATCATATTCTTTAAGATATTCTGGCCAAAAAAAATAATAAGCTTCTCCGTCATCATTCTCTATTGCGGTTTTTAATTCGTGCTCGTAAACCTTTAACCAATTTCGTTTTTGAGGGTCGAATTCTGTTTCACTAATTTGAGGTTTGTGTTTACTAACACAGCCTGTTAATATCAACAAAAAGCAAAAAAACCTCACATATAGTAGTACACTTTAATCCAGTAAATTCTTGAGTATGCCTATTTGTTTTTCAACATCGGAAATTTCTTGCTGTATTTTTCGGGAATAATCTTTTGTTTTGTTTAATTGTTGAAGAATTCTTGTTGTCAGCTCAGACAGTTCTTCGGCTAATTTTAATAAAACTTTATCTTCTTTATTCATATGTGAGAGACTCCGATTTTACTTATCTTTTCCATTGAGCCTTTTAATTGTATTGTATAATCTATTATCTCTAAAATTTGTTTATTATGATTTTTTTCTTTTTTTGTTTTACTTTTGCAAAATCTATCGTAGACTTCGAATCTTATTTCGTTAATTTTCTGGTCAGTCATTAATTGATATTCCCTTAGCTTCGCAATAAGCTACTGCGTAACCAGTCTTAAAGTTAAATCTTTCGGCAAACAAAACGAGCCCCATGATTACATAGGGCTCCCAAGTTAAAAATCCGAAATTAAGAAAAAGTATAAAACTAATTAAGAATAAAGGGCAGAACTTGTTGAGGGAATAATTTATTATTTCCTGTATCACGAAGCCCGCGTTAGGGAGACAATGCGATCATGCCTAAAAGAACGAATTTCGTTTCTGGCAAAGCAAAAAGCTTTGAAGCCGATGTTGTTGCGCTCTTCGCTTTTGTTTCCAAAAGACTCCGTTAGCTCTGGGCGACCGATTTCGTAAGTCTTAACTGCGTTGTCAGCATTTTTATAAACAATAAAGTATTTTTGATTTTTCATTTTTTTGATTTTTGATTTTAAGTTAAACATGCTTGTATTATACTATATAATGGATTGTATGTCAAGGGAAAAAATTAATTTCCTGTACTTCCGAATCCACCTTCTCCGCGATCTGTTTCGGATAGTTCATTAACCTCTTCTATGTCTACCCACGGAAGCTTCATTATAATTAATTGAGCTATCTTGTCTCCGTTTTTATATTTTTTTGAACCTAATGCGGGAACGCTCATTCTGATTTTGATTTCTCCTCTATAGCCAGAATCAATAACCCCGACGGAATTTCTAAGATAGTGATCCGTCTTTGATATGCTTGACCTCGGGAAGATGTATCCGGCATAACCTTCGGGTATCTCCATGGCCAAGTCTGTTCCATATTCAATAAAGTATCCATTGCTCATTGTTGTCGTTGCGACCAAATCAATTCCCGCATCGCCTTTCTTTGCGTAATTCGGGATTTTTGCTCGATCATTTATTTTTTTGATTTTTAATTTAATTTTGCTCATTTTTTATTCTTTTTTGATATTTTTGTGTGTAGCACGCGAGGCTTTCTGTCGAAAATTTTTTTTCAGATTTGGGATTATTTTATTCTGACCTCTTTCCATGAAACCAGTTTTGCCTTAACCAAATCCCTTATGTGTCTTTGTTTCTGGCTTAGTTGACTGTTGCCGCTCTTTACCTCTATGAAAGTTATCTCATCATCTCCGAATGAAATATAATCTATAGGCTGCCCCATGAACGAACACCTCTCGGGTTCAAAATCAAATTGATCCAGGAATGGTGCAAGCGTTTCTGCTATATGTCCAAGCCTAACCTCTCCGCTTTTCTTTTGCGACAAAACTTTTTTGCGAGCCAGCGTTTCTTCTTCTAATTTTTTTTCCAATTCTTGTTGCTTGCTTATTAATTCAGACTCTTTTCTTTTTAGCTCGGCATTACTTAATGATGTTATGCCTTGTTGTTTTGATATGCTTAATTGAAGCTCTTGTATAGTTCTATTTAAGTTCTTCTCTCTTTCTTCTATGGAAGACTCTCTGTCGTTCAGCTTTATTCGCAAGAATTCATTTTCTTCGCGAAGGCTTTCTTCCAGTTCTTTGTTGTGCTTTTCTTGTTTACCAAAAGCTAAATACAAAATAATACAAATTGAGATAAATAGTAAAGCTTCAATCATTTAACCGCTCCACTTCTACTCCTGCTTTTTTAAGCAATTCTATGCCATCTTTGTTCTTGTACAGCTCATCATATACAACGCGAGCTATGTCTGATTGTATGATCATTTTGGAACACTCTATGCATGGTGATGCCGTGGTGTATATAGTTGCGCCTACGCTAGATTGGGTTGATTTCGCTAATTTAGTTATAGCATTACTTTCTGCATGAAGAACCTCTGGCTTGGTTTCTTGCTGTTTCCAGGAAAAATAAGGCACTTGCCTTTCGCATTGATTGCTAAAGCCTTTCGGGGTTCCATTAAAGCCGTCAGAAATAATAGCTTCGCCCTTAACTATCAAGCAACCAACTTGCTTTCTTTTAGCTTTGGATAGAGATGCCCAAATGTACGCCATTTTAATATAAGCTTTATCTAGCTCTAGCTGATTAGCCATTCACTTTTTCCAAACTTTAAAAGACTTTAACTTTTTTAATTCTTTTAATTCAACCTGAGAAACTTCTTCTTTTGTGCCGCTTCTTCTGTAAATTCGATACTTAGCTCTCTTCGCTAGATTAACAAAAGGTAAATCGTACCGAAGTTTTTGAGAACTTCCGCACCAAGACAGCAGTTCTTTTCTGTTGATGAATACAAAATCTTCAGTTCTTTCAAAAACAACAAAATGCGCGTCTCCGTGCAGCCAACCCGGGTTTCCATAGGAATTTTTAAACTCTAACCAAAGCCAATCTTCGTTTTGTTTTTTGTTTTTTATTTTTTTAAGGTCAATTTTAATAACAATAGGCTTTTCCTCTTTTCCTTTGCCTTTGAGCAAGTGCGAGACGTTTTTGCAGTTATCTGTAAAGCCTCTTAGTTTCTCAGGGGAGTAGCCCTTGGATTCAGCTAAAGCATCAAATGGATATTTATCTTTTGGGTCAGACATTTAGCGAATCCTTGCGGGGGATGTGGTATGCACTACTTTGACTTTGTTAAAGTCTGGATCCTTCCATTTCTTTAATACGTCAACAAGTTTTTGTGCTCTAAATTCGGCGTCCTCCCTCGATTCGTAATTTCTATCCTCTGTTCTTCTTGAGTTTCTTGTAACTACATATACTTTTTTTTGTATTTTGTCTGTCATTTTAATTATATTGATTGTAATAAGTTTTTACCAAAATTGGTAATTTTTCTTTCTCCGTCTATTTGCATAAAGTTCTTTCGAAGTAAATATACTTCATGATCTCGTCTGAGAGAGGTCGGACTTAAGCCTGTTACCGCAGATAACGTTTGAAGCTTACAGCTCCCTCTGTCCGCAAGTATATCTAGTATCTGCTTCTCTGTGCAGGTTATTCCTTCTGGCAGGATACCGAGCAAGTCAATCAAAACATTAAAATCTGATGAATTGAACTCGTTTTTGTTTTCGCTTTCACAATACAATACGACTTCTTTTGATCTCATTACGGCGTTGCGAGCATTTCCCCTAACTGTTGAAGATAAAGATTTTAACGATTGTTCTGAGAAGCTTATTCCATCGCAATTAAGCTTTAAGATCTCCCCTAAATTGGAATCCGAGTACTGCTCGAAATCAACTGTAGTTAAACGATCTTTTAGCGGAGGAAATAATTTATCACTTTCTGTCGTTGCAAAAATGAATGTCTGCCTTGAGAAATCAAAGGTAAAAGTTTGCTCTTCAAATGTGAAATCTTTTGTGTTTGTTTTTTCTGTGTTGAAGATGGTCAAGAATGCCATTGTTAGATCTTTTGGAAGCGCGTGAGCTTCATCAAGAAGAATCGTAATTTCGTTATTCATGATCAATGGAATGAAAATCTGCGAAAAGAATTGCTCGTTGTTTTTTATCGTAGAACAATTAAGCTCTAGAAAGGGGCGCTTCGATCCATCTTTGTTTTTTAAGTTCTTTGCGAATTCTTTCGCAAATAAAGTTTTGCCAAGACCCTTAGCTCCAACCAAGTTAAGAAACGGACAGGTGCTTGTTGCTTCATAAGCTTTTAAATAGAAGTTTAATTTCTTCTTTACGTTGTCTTGACCTATTAAGTGTGAGAAATAATTATTCATTTTCAAAAGATGTAAGTGCATATTCAATCTTGTCTTCTACGCTTTGAAGGTCAGAAAAGCCGGCGGATGTCGCCTTACCTTGTAAGTAATTAGCGTACAGCCTGCTTTTGACCCACTCTTCGCTAACGGGTATAGAACTTACTTCTTGAGAGGCGAGATCCATAATCTCATCGACCGACAAGGAAACAATGCTTGAACCACCTTTAACGCCGCTATTTCGACGCTTGCGTGGGGTGCCATCTTTGTTTAATGATATTTTTTTCATATAAGACTATTATGCCACAAAACTCGGCGTTAGTCAAGAATAAAAATTACTTTTTGTTTTTTAAATCAAGAAGATCTGTTTTAAGCTGCTCTATTGAGGATTTCTGATCTTCTATTAAATGCTTTAAGCTATCTATTTCATTAAGAGCCATGATGAGAACCTCGTCGGGCTCAAAAACCACTTCAAATTCATCATCTTCATCTTCGTTATCTTCTTTGTTGTTCATAGGTATTTAAAGTACACCTCTAGTAACCTAAAACCCTCTACAATTTTCTTTTGTTTTATTTTTGTTTTGCCTAAAGATTTTAATATTACTGGGTTTTTTTTGTTTGCTACAGAGAATAGTATTTTATTTAAAATGATTTTCCACTCAGAGTCAGACAGGCCCTCCGGCTTTTCTTTAATATTGTTAAGCTTAAAGTTTATTCTGTCTATTACTAGATCGCAAAATTCTTTGCGGAAATCTTTTTTTGTTTTTTTATTTTTAGTAAATAAGTTTTTTATATTTTTTAAAATATTCATTTTATTTCCAATGTTTTTTTATTGTTTCTGTGTTTACGTTTTTTAAGCTCCAAATTTCACAAAAGAAATCATGCTTTGATCTCCAGTCCATGATGTTTTTAATTAGATATATGTGACTAATGTTATCAATAGAACCAAAGTCAAAGAATTGAAACTCTAGCTCTAGTCTATTTTCGTAAATTAATTGAGATGTAATTTTTGGAGCTGATTGAGATAGTCCAGTTAATAAAACTGAATAAAAAAGATCTCCGTATGTAGAGTCTGTTTCGAAGTTGATTGATGTTAGTTGTTGTCCATTTTTTGCCTCTCCTGACATTAGCACTTTGTCTGCATAAAGATTGTCGAAAGATTCTGATAGTTTATAAAAAAATCCCTCTGCTTCGTCTTTATATATGTATCTATCTATTATGCTTTTATTCATTTGATAAATGGTGGACGCGGCGGGAGTCGAACCCGCGTCTTTAAATCTTAATAAGTGAGAATCTACAAGTTTAGTTAATTTTTTTTATAGTTGTGACATTAACATCTAACTTATTGTTTCAATTATTTGCCCCCGAATAATTCAGTGAACTACAGTTTATTAACAATAAAACCTTTTCTGTTTTTGCAGATTGATGACCCCTCTCCCACCGTATCTGCGTCTGGCGGGGAGGGGTAGCAGGTGTTTAAGCTGCTAAGGCGAGCTGTTCAGCCTTTGGGCTGAAAGCTACAACACGATTTTTATTCTTGCCATGTACAAGGTTGTGCCTTTTAACGAAGCCTGGCACCTCTTCGACTTGCATCATACTTAATCCAATTTAAATCAAATCCAGTACGCGCCCTAAACATTTACTTACTATCCTTTCAAAGATTTTATTTAGAATAACTCCTCAGGGACATCTTCGTTAACATCTGCTTGCGCTTCAGCAACAACTTCCTTGGTGGCTTCTTCCGCTACCTTTTCAACCTTTTTGGTTTCTGCGTCTTCAGATCTGTAAACTACGTAATCCGGAGCTCTTTCGTTCTTTTCCCTGCCCTTGTTGGTGAAAACAACAACCTTGATTGTTTCTTCAACACCTGGCATGGTTTCCATTTTGATTTGTCCTGAGAGGTACTTTTGGCTCTTTCCCGAACGAACCCACAAGGCACCTAACTCTCGACTTTTCCACTCTGACTGCTTTTCTGTCATTTTTTCTGACTGTTTTTCTGTATTTTCCATAATTTTTTACTTGTTGTATAAATTTTTTAATTCTTCTATAAATAAAGGTTTTGCTCCTTGTGATAATTTGTTGTATTGTTTTTTTGCTCGAGAATAAACTCTCTTGCTTGTCGGATCCGCACTATTGGGATCAAAGTTTAAAATTTTTCTTATTTTCTTGGCTACTGTATTGTTCATGGGTTTGATTATAGTATATTTTTTTATTAATGTCAAGTCTTTTAATTTAATTATTTATCCATAAAAGTCTTCATCTTCTTTTGATCTCTTTAGCCAAAAGATTGATCCGATTATTGCGGCAACCAAAAAATCTCCAGGAAAGAATTCAAAATATGAACTTGCTATTGTTTCTATCATCTAAATTCTTTTCTTAATAGTCTCCACCTGTCTGAGTCAATTGGTTTATTTCCATTGTCAATGGCATGCAGCATTTCTATGACTTCGTCGATAGTATTATAAATATATTTATGAGGAAACATTCCAAGCATCCATAGTGGAGTTTTGGATTTTCCACCCTCCATGCTTACAAAAACGGGCTTTTTCTCTCTAACTGCCGTGACAATTTCTTCTGCACTTCCCCAACTCGCAACCTCAGGAACGAGGTGAGCAATTATAAAATCACTTCTGTCCACTAAGTTTAGATCGTATGCGCGAACCGTTTTCATTCTTTCTGTTACTCGGTCATACTGCTTTGTTTTCATCCATGTTTCCATTTCTTGTCTAGACGATTCGTCTTCCTCTACATCTTTTATGAATGGTTTTTTATATGGATCGAAGCAGGTAATGCTTAGTGGCTCAAGGTCTTCTGCAGCTTTATCTCTCCAGTTGCGACCACTTACATATTGCATATGCCCTACTAAATAACACTTTGTTTTATATAATAGATTCTTTTCCGTCATTCATTCAGTATACAAAATACTAAATCAAAAGTCAAGAAAATTCGTCGTATTTATTTATATATGTATACCCAAATGATCCTACAGATGTTCCTACATGAGGAATTACCGCCTCGATCGATTCTTGAGTGCTTGCACTGGAATAAGTAACGCCCCCATCCGTAGAGACAGGAAATCTAAAATAAGACCATCGAGAAAATCTACCCTCGGCTTCGCCATGAGATGTCCAGTGGTCCGATCCATACTGAGCTTTAGTTCTTCCGTTTCCATTGATCGCAAAATCAGCAAGCAAATCATTATAATAATCTACATATTTTTCGAAGTCGTTGCTGTAACCGTTTATGTTTGTAGATAGCGAATTAGGAGCTGTCCCTCCATTCATATAAGAGCCTGCGTCAGTAAGGGAAACAGTGGCTTGCAGTGATCCTGCAAACGCTGAACCTCCTGATACGTGAATTTTTGCGTGAGAAATTTGAAGATTTGTAAATCTTGCGGTAACATACCACTTGATTGATCCACCAGATATTCTTTCGCCTGCTAATCTTACTGCTGGGGTTGTGTCAGTAGAATTAGCTACTCCATCACCGTCAATATCTACTGGCAGCGTAACTTTTTCCCATACAGTTGTTCCGTTTATAATCAAAGTCTCAACCTCCTGAGTGCCAAAAAAAACATTCTCTGTATCTCCTAACGGAATATTGCTTTGTGGCATTTTAAAAAAATCCTTAAGTTGTGATCGTTAACGTCTTTGTCGTGGAATTATAGGAAAATGTCGGAACAGTATCTGTGAATACCGCATTCGCTGGCACCGCTGTTTTTACATTATCAAAAGCCCAATCAGAGCTTATTGAAGTTGTAGTTGCTCCGTTCGTTGGGGTGCTGCTTATAGCTCTGTGTGTATTTGTATCTGTAAATACCGCATTCGCTGGCACCGCTGTTTTTACATTATCAAAAGCCCAGTCAGAACTTATTGAAGTTGTAGTTGCTCCGTTTGCTGGGGTGCTACTTATACCTCTCCAAGTGTCTACATTATCCAAAACATTTTGCCCATTCCAAAATAGATTTCCTCCTGAAGCGTAAAGACGGTTTGTTGTTGTTGATGGCACAGTGGAATTTCTTAGATAAAGAATTCCGTTTAAGTCTAACTTTTCATTTGGACTCGTAGTACCAATACCTACATTGCCTTTTGATTTAACTGTGAATATAGTGCTATTGCTTGTGGAAATGTCTCCTCTAACGTTAATAAGGTCAATTTCGTCAGCTCTAGTGGATGAATCGATAAACAAGCCGCCAGGTGAATTATTTAACTGAGCGTTTATGCAAAATTTATGAGACGTGACTGCATTGCCAATACCTACTGTACCGTCACCGTTCATGACCATTATTGGGACGGCATTTGAGTTTCTTATTTGAAGTTGGTTTGCGGAATATACTGGGGTTAAGAAAAAATCTGCCGGATCAGATGTATTGGCTGTGTTCCTTAAACGTATCTGAGATCTTGTATTATTATTACCCTCGATGTGCAGCGCGCAGTTGGGACTCGTAATACCAATGCCTACATTACCTACAGAGGTGATGCGCATTTTTTCCATTGGTGTTGACGAAGAAGTCCCTGCGGCACGAGTTCCAAGGGTTAAAGCTCCTCCATAGTCTCCATCCGTATTGTTTTCTTTTATGATTGATATTTGACCAAAGGTGGTTACGTCATTACCTGAATTGTATCTACCTCCAAAAATAATACCAGCACCAGCATTTGAATTGTAAGCGTCTGTTCCGATAAAAGTTGCATTTGAAATATTATCGAATGTGGTGTCGTTTGCGCCATACACTGTTAATGGTGCGATTGGATTCGTAGTACCAATACCTACATTGCCGTTTGAAAGAATGCGAACCTTTTCAGAGTCATTGGTTTTGAATCGCATACTGTTGTTGCTATGATCGTACCAAACTGCCCCAACATTACCATCTTCAGCATCTGCCATTTCAAGAATACTATAAGAATCACTTTTGGCTTTTATTTGTAGCAAGGCTTGCCCATCTGGATTTTCAAATCGACCCAAACTTGTTGGAGTTGCTGAATTAATTTTAACGTGTAATTTACCGCTGGGATCCGTAGTACCAATACCTACATTGCCGTCGGCATCTATAGTCATGGACTCTCCGAAACCGGCTTTAGATCTAAATATAATATTTCCTCCGTTACCTGTTGTATTGTTCGATATCAAAAGCTCATCTTTATCGTCAACCCTAAGGGTGTCTTTGGGGTTACCTAAGGAATCTTTCCACCTTATCTTGCTGTTGTTGGAAAGAGAAAGGTTTCCGTTTATATCTAATTTATCGGAAGGGCTTGTTGTGTTTATTCCAATATTTCCCCCATCCTCAATAAAAATTCCATTTCCGCCGTCATCTTCAAGGCTTAATCCTGCAGAGTCTCTAGCCCTTAACTTGTCAGAGAATATATATTTACCATCGGCAATCCCCAAATTTTCACTTAAATCCCAAGAGTCTGTAGCGTTGCTCCATAAAATAGTTTTATCTGTTGTTCCTTTAAGGGTTATTCCTCCCTGATCTGCAGTTGTATCTGTAGCCGAATCCAAAACAGCCAACTCTATATTTTTATCTTCAACCCGAACCGTAGAGGTTTCCATGATCACTCGATCCCCAGAAACATACAGATTTCCATTGATTTGTGCATTTCCCTCCACGAACAAGCCCGAGCGAAATACCGCATCTTGATCCACATGCAGAGTTCCAGAAAGCTGAGTGTTTTCTCCGACATTTAAATCGTCTTCAACATACAACTTGGATTTCAATACCGCATCTTGATCCACATGCAGAGTTCCAGAAAGCTGAGTGTTTTCTCCGACATTTAAATCGTCTTCAACATACAACTTGGATTTCAATACCGCATCTTGATCCACATGAAGAGTTCCAGAAAGCTGAGTGTTTTCTCCGACATTTAAGTCATCCCTAACGTCTAGATGGCTATAAACCGAAACTCTTCCTCCTGTTGATTGTATATTATCTATCCATAGGATATTACCGCTGAATGTATCTGCATTAAATATTAGATCTGAAATCATGATTTTATTTACACTTGTTTTCTTTTATCTTACTGCGTGAGTATGAATTCTGTACCCAGGTTTTGAGGGAGAAGATAATATAACATAGTAAGAGTCTCTAGAAACGCCTGAAATTAAATATGGAATGCAGTTGGATTCTGATTCTACTGCAGTTGAGACTGAAGGTATCGCATGAAAGGGGTGGGGGTAAAAAATTTCATATAAATCAGTTCCTTCTGGAATATCTGTCGTGAAGGATTGGGTAGTTGTCTTGTTTACTGAGGATTGCCCCGTAGGCCTGGCGTTAATATGAAGTTTGTATTCATCATCCTTTAATTCTGATCCAAAATTTACCGCAAATCGAAATTCATTCAACCCGGAAATCATATATGGAACGATTGGTCCACCGTTTGAATTTTCTAAAGACAGGGTTACTGCAGGTTTTTCACCGAATGTTTTCGGGAAATCTAGATAGTAAGAATCCTTGCCTTTATTTAGGGATGCTACAAAGGTAATAACTTCGTCAGAACCTCCGAATACTCTTTCCCAGTGACCGTCTTCACCGGTTGTAAAAGCTTTTTCAAGGTAAGAGTTTCCCGTTACGGAAAGTTCTCCAATGGGGTTTTCTGTGTTGATTCCGAAATAACCTTCATTGGTTAGTCTAGCTTGCTCGATGCCAGAGGTTGAAAAAGAAATGAAGTCATCCTCTGTCTCGCTTAGTAGAATTTTTGACTGACCGCCTGCCTCTATCGAAATTTCATCTTCTCTAAACCTTACAAAGGTGTCTTCATCTTCATAATGATATATATATTCCCCTACATGAATGTCTCCTGTGACTTTTTCGTCTCCATAGATTAAGGAATTTCCTGACTGAGTGAAATCCCCAGTTAGGTGATAATCCCCAAGCATTCTCATGTCTCCGTATCTCCAGGAGTTTCCAGTTATTTGAAAGTCTCCTAACAGGTTAGAGTTTCCTATTTTATAAGAATCTCCTTTTTGTCTGTGGTAGCCTGTGTGAGTTAAGTCTCCAACTATTAGTTTGTCTCCATATAACCAAGAGTCTCCGGTTTGAGCGAAATTTCCCGTTAGATAAAAATTGCCATCCATTCGCATATCCCCGAATCTCCAAGAGTCTCCGGTTATTCGAAGGTCTCCCAGCAGGTTAGAATCTCCTATTCTGTAAAAGTTCCCTTCTTGCCTGTGGTAGCCTGTATTGGTTATGTCCCCCAAGAAGCAAGAATCTCCAGAAACATGTAGTGTATAGAGAGGGTTTACTGTTCGAACGTGGTCAAAATAAACGAGCCCTGAAATATTGAAGTGGCTTACTTCCCAGAAATTTCCAGAAATAATTTTCTCTGCAACTACTCTGTATTTTGAATAAGTTTCTGGGTGATATTTGTCAAGGGTGAAGGTGGAGGCGACCTCTTTACTTTTGTAGTCTGAGGCTTGTAGTCCAGAAATATTATGTATGGTTTTCCATTCTGTTCCATTGTTTGATGCAACAATCTTTAAGTCTTCCGCGCAGTTTTTCAAATCTTTCCTAAATAAAGAAAAGCCTTTGTAGTGAAACGGTTCTTCAAAATTTACTTGATGCCAAGCTCCCCCCATCTCTCTATGTATTTCGTCTGGAGAGAGATTATGTCCATCTAGGGATATATCAGAACCCCAATTTTGCTGCGACTCAGATGTGTTTGAGTTATAATATCCTGAAGGTTCATATATAGGAAATGACTTTAAGGAAGTTGTTGTTTTTGCTTGCTCTGAATTTGAGAAATCTATTATTGCTGGATTTAATCTATCAATAACGTTGATTTTTCCGCTTAAATGTTGATGTCCTGCGTGCGAGGATTGATAATAAAATTCACCCAAATTTGCAGCCTTAAAGTTAAGCTCTCCAGATGCTTCATTCGCGATCACCTGCCCTGTTGAATTTTTAATGCTTATGGACGCGTGTGGCGTTTGGTTCGAGAACACTAATCTCTGTCCTTTTTTAGCCTCAATCAGAGGGTCTGGCCCAAGCGCGTCTCCACTAAAGTAATAATTTTCTGAATCTACATTATGTAATGTATAATTTTTTGTAAGTGGATTTAAAATATCAATCGTTCCGCTGATACTCTCATGCCCAGAGGTTGTCGATTGATAATAAAAGTTTCCTGTAGAGTTTGGTAAAAATGAAGTTTGACCTTGGTTTTCTAATACTTGTATGTTGTCGTTGTGATCTTTTATAACAACAGGGTGTCCGCTATTGAGGTTTGAGAAGTTTAAAACGTCTCCCGCTGTAGCTTGAATGTTGGGGTTGGTTCCGCTGGCATCTCCGGAGAATAAATAATTACCTGAATTGCCTGAGTTTAAAAAATAATTATATATATCTGAGTCTGCAATAATGATATTGCCACTCATTTTTTCGTGACCCTCTAAGCTGCATTGGTAGAAAAAACTTCCAGTGTTAATTGCTTCAAGATTAGTTATTCCAGAAACTTCCGAAACTAATTCATTATTTGCGCTATCTTTTATCGATAATGGGTGAGCTTTTGTTTGGTTGGAAAAGGTTAAAGAGTCGCCGACTTGAACCTGGATATTTGGGTCAAGCCCTGTTGCGCCTCCACTAAATAGGTAGCTACCTCCGTTTTCGTTTATTAAATAATATTCGTGCTCATCTTCTGATATTGCTCGTGGGTCAATGCCTCCTCCATAACTGTAAGAGCTGTACCCCCCCGACCTTCTTGGGAAATCCATGAATACATCTTTTATTATTCTTCTGTCTGTAAAGTCTAGGCCGACTCCCATTTTTTCAAATAAGCCAGTTTCTCCAACAAAAATATTTCCGCTGATATCTCCCGTTTGTGTGATATCTATAACTTCATTTATGTAAATTGTACTTTGAAAAGTGCAAACATCTGCAAAGGTTTTCTCTCCGCTAATTAATTGGTTGCCAGTTAAGAAAACAGCATTCGCTCCGTCTAGTACGGATTTTTTAAAATTTTTAAATTTTATTTTTTCGTTATGGGAGCCTGATCTTGATATCAAAAGAAGTGCGTCATCGTCGCGATTATTTGGGGGAGCCAGTTTCGCTTGATGCGGAAAAGGGTCTGCAACCTGATCGGAGAGGAGTCTCTGGGTTTCTGGGAGGTTTGATATTCTATTATCCTTATTCATTTGCTTTTATACAAGTTGTATGTACACTTTTTATCTAGTTGTCAAAAATTCACCTGTTCTTTCGAAAAATTGAGGTATATCCTGCTCGGATTCTTGAGCTTCACATCTAGGTTTTATGGTATTTTTTTGTTCATCAAGCTCCCATAGCTGAAGGGTTGGTAAAGAGGTAACAAATTCAGGCCTATAGGAATCGTTTCCTGGTTGGAAGGTTCTGAAAATCAATTTATCTCCTAGGTCGTCAAACCATTGAGCATGGTAATCAACTTTTTCTCCGAGTCTGTGAGTGCCCTCTGTGCTTGTGCAACAATGTATCGTATGCTTTGTTGTTAGATTTGAACCCAGTTTTAACATAAAGGATTTTTTGGTTATATTTGAAATTATATATGGAACTACATACTTTCCGCCTTCTATGTTGATTGAAATATTTGGAGGCTCATCATACTCAAGGGGGAAAAAGATTTCTTGGGTTGGTTCATCTTCTTTTGGTTGAAAATAAAATCTCTGCATTCCGTGTCTGTTAGCTCCTGGATCCATAGGAGAAACGTAAGGGAAATCATCATAGCTTAATTCTATTTTTCCTTGCATTATTGAGGAACATATTGCTGTCGTATGAACTGTGTATTCATCAGACGGAAGTATATTCGAGAATTGCATATAAAATTCGTGGCGATTTCCGTCTTGAAGTATAAATGGAACAATAATGTTTCCGTTACAATTTTCAACACTTACATTTAAGATGGGCTTCTCTTTAAAGGTTTTGGGTAAATTTATATGATACTTATCCTCCCCTCCTTGAATGACTGTTTTAAATGTGACTGTCTCGTCGTTACCTCCGAATACCTTGTTGAATCTTTTGCTGAATTCATCATAAACAAAAACGTTTTCCAGGAAGGAGTTCCCTGTCACAGACAACTCTCCCATTGGTGTTTTATTATTAATTGCCAGTAGCCCTTCGTTGGTTAGCCTAGCATGCTCTTCTCCGGAGGTAAAAAGCGAAATATGATTTGATCCTGATTCGTTTAATAATATTTTACAATATTCACCCGCCTCTAAGCGCGCTTCATTGTTTTTGAATTGAATAAAGGTGTCTCGATCTTCGTAATGGTATACATATTCCCCTACGTAGATATCTCCTGCAGTTTTTTTATCTCCCAGTATGAAAGAGTTGCCTAGTTGTGTGAAGTCGCCAGTAATTGAGAAATCTCCTGACATCCTCAAGTCACCATATCTCCAAGAGTCTCCGGAAATGCGGAATTCGCCCAATAAGTCCGAGTCGCCTATTCTGTAAAGGTCGCCATTTTGGCTTTCATTTCCTGTGTGCGCGATGTCTCCTAAAATTAACTCGTTTCCATATAGAGAACGGTCCCCCGTTTGAGAAAAATTTCCCGTTAGATAAAAATCACCATCCATTCGCATGTCCCCGAATCTCCAAGAGTCTCCGGTTATTCGAAGGTCTCCAAGCAGGTTAGAATCTCCTATTCTGTAAAAGTTCCCTTCTTGCCTGTGGTAGCCTGTGTTTGTTATGTCCCCGAGAAAACAAGAATCCCCCGAGATATGGAAGCGGTAAGAGGGTTCGCCATGTCTTTCGTGAAATAATGTTGATACTCCAATATTTTGAAAAAGACCAGATGTTCCGACGAAAATGTTTCCAGAAATGTCTCCAGTGAGCGTATTATCTAAGACTTCGTTTACATTTGTTCTGCTCAAAAAAGTACATGGATCCGCAAAAATTTTACCGCCACTTATTAATTGCTTACCTGTTGATAGAAAGCTCTTATCGAGGATTGAGGATTTTAAGTGATTATAAGAGATATTTTCGTTAGAAAGGTTTTCTCTTGCAATCATGAAGGATGCGTTATTGTCCCCGCTGCCAGCTGGCGTAATTTTGGCTTGATGCGGAAACGGATGCACCAAATAGTCGGAGTGGAGAATAAGGGATTCTTTTAATTCTGAGATTTTACTATTTGGCATGACGGTCTTTTGTAAATACACTTAATTGATAAAAGGTGTACTCTATTTAATGGGTAAATCCAAAGTAGATCGAATAAGTTACGAAAGGTTTGGGGTTTTAATAACTGATTTTCCTGGATACAAGGACACAGCTTCAACCTCTGGGGATTTAACCAGAGTGCAGAGCCTGGAGTATAGCTTTTCTCACCCAGCTTTAGACGTAAAGGCGATCGGTTCCGATATACTGGTCTCTCAGGACGATGAATCTCCAATTATTCGTCAACCAGAAATCGATTGCAGTATGTCGTATATATTTTCCAGCGGAGAAAACGAAGAAGTATTAGGTTTTTATCTTGGGTCTGACGGCAGCGTGTTAAAGAATTTTTATAATACCCAAGGAACTGATGATGTTAATTTATTCTTGGTTGCCGACGCAGGAGGTTGCGGCCATAGGGATTTAAATAACGTAACAGATCAACAGGGGTTTTCTGGTTATAATGTAGTAGGTTTTGGTAATTCTTTTTTAAAAACTTACGAATACTCAGCCTCTGTCGGACAGCTTCCTGTTTGCTCTGTATCTTTTCTTTGTAGTAATATGAGGTTTGATGAATATAAAGAACATGATCCTCCTCATTTTCCGTCCATAAAACTTGGAATAGAAAACGAGCCTTCGGAGGAAAGACTGGTTTTAAACGAAGACTCTTTGAATCCTCATACAGATAATGATGTACCAGCAATAATGCCTGGGGGAATCATAATAAATATAACCAAAAACGCAGGAGCCCACGGAGGAGCGGTTCTAGACGATGTGGAAGCTGCTATACAAAACATAAACATAAACCTTCCAATCCCTAGACAGGATATTTATGGCTTTGGAAGTAATTATGTGTTCGACCGAAAACTTAAGTTTCCTGTGATTGGGTCCGTATCTATGGATATGACTCTTAGAGAATTTTATACAGGAGAGATAGACTCTTTTTTTACGCAAGGATCAAGATACGATATGATAATATCTCACACAGAAAGAGACGGATCTGGAGGAATAACCAATATAAATTCTTTTAAAATTGAAAACGCTCAATTGAAACAACAAAGCTACTCTCAGGCAATTGGAACAGACGCTTCGGTAAGTTCTTCTTTTTCGTTTGGAGTTACTGCTAGCGGGGGCTTAAAGTTCTACAGAGCTTAAATTAAAAATGTTCGTTCGTTTTAACGAGCGAACAACCTCGGAGTATACTATTATTTCCCTAAGCGTAGCCTACTCATGCTCACTTTTCATCGGCTAGAGGAATCGATATATTATAATATGCTCTTTATGAGTAAATTCAAAAAAACCCGCCCCTTTTTTAAGGGGCAGGCTTTAAAGAATTAATTATTAATTAGGCGAATTTACCAGTGATGGTGAGAGCATTCCTTGAGCCGAGTATCCTCAAACCTCTTGCGAGATCTTCGGGTCCGCCGACTTGAGCAGTAAATGTTAAATCTACTGATTTATTATCCCCAATTGAGGAACTGAAAGATTCTCCTTCTAGCAGTGCGCCTTTAACTATATACTGCATCGCAACAGAGCCTGTCCCGTATTGGTTTGGTTCTCTAAGAGTGAATACTAGATCATGCTCCTCTGTGTTCCATATGAGATCCGCTACGTTTCCAGCTTTAAGATCTGCCATAATAGCGTTTACGCTAACAGAAATATTTAAAGGGTAATCAACAACTCTTGAGTATCCATAAGGAGTTCCAAGTCTGTTAAGAACTGTTCTTGACATCGGAACATCGATACTAAAGCTTTGGACGTGAGCTGAGCCATCAACGGTATAATCATGCATTGGATTATCGTTGACGCCCTGGTAGCCAGCACCTGTAGAGATATCAAAACCACCCGCTGTTCTTCCATAACCAAGATCTCCTCGAGGATCGTTCCCTGGAAGAAGCTCGAACTCTGCAGCTCTTCCGTCTGTTCCTAGGGACATTGTTATGTCTCCAGGACGCAAGCAGGACCAACCTTCTTCTTCGGTATCTAAACCTCCTGCAGCACTGTCGTTAAGAACACCGCTAACTGCCGGAGGAATATCAAAATGTATGTCTGAAATTGGAATCCCAAAATTAGAATTTACTGCCGGAATGTCTAAGCCTGTGCTTCCAACGTAACTCTTTAAATTTAATCCATCAACAGTAACATTTGCGGTTGGCATACTTCCCACAGAGGCTTCTATGGAATAGTTCGAAACATAACCGTTTCCTAATGCAATAACGCTTTTGCCGTCATCCATGTCTTGATTGCCTACTGCATCGTGACCTTCGCAGGTAGTTAATATAAAAAAGTTTTTTCCATCTGCATTAATGTTTTGTCCGCACTCAGTACCGCCGATAATATCATCCGCTAAGGCGCTTGAAGTTCCGTCAACATTCATTCCTAGAATTCTTTCGTTAATGCCATTTGTCAGGTAGTAAGAAAAATCAAGAGTTACTGTCGGCGGTTCAATGGAAACAGAATCAATTCTAGCTAACTGTCCAAATTGATTAACATCTTGCCGATTAACGCTAAAACTATAATTTGCATTTTGTACTCTGCGCAACTGCTCGATTCCTGTTCTGACTTCGTAGCCAGCTGGAACGTCTGCGAGTTTCGCCACTCCTGATTTTGTTGACCAAGCGTCATTAGAAACGCTAAAATGGTGCCCTGTAGCATTTACCGTTCCAGCATATAATGCTTCACTCTGGTAAATTACTCTTGCTCGTCCTGGTAAATTTTGTGCCATAATATTTATTAATAAGATTAGATTCTGTTTCTATTACATTTTTTGTATAAAAAAGGGAAGTTTTAAGAAAAGCGAGGATACCTTAGGTTGGTTATTTCGAAATCTATAAAGCCTACAAAAAGAGATGGGTCTATATTTTTGCTTATTCTGTCGCTTAATTTTGAAACTCTCGCCTCTTCTATATGAAAAAAAGTTTCTCGTTTTGATGTTGCAAGCTCTTTATAATTAAAACCTGTAGTGTCTCCGTATTCTGTTAGCGGAAAATCTTCAAAACCTAATTTAGCAAAGACTTCGTTTTTTGAATCTGCGAATACAGATAAAGCTCCATCAAGCTGATATGTATTTTCTGCAAAAACAACGCAACGAATACTTGTGGTGGTTTTATCTTCTCCTCCGAATGCAAACGGTTCATTTTCTGCCATTTCCGAGTTTACAAAAATTGCAGGTATGACTTGTTTATAAGGCTCAATTCCTCCTAGCGACTGCTTGAATCTGCTATTTGAATCAAATTTACTTTCAACTATCAATTGCTCTTCTGTTTGATTTGTTATATAAAAGTTAAAATCTTTTACTGTATAATCTCCACTTAATGTAGTTTTATTTGCTCCAAAACTTGAATCGAATATCACTCGCCCATTGTCAAAATCAATTTTTAATCCGTCTTGCCCTCTTGGAACGAATGTTCCATTGTCGTAAACGCCGCTAGGTATGTTCGCCCCCTCTATGCTTTCGTCGCTAACCCATTGCTTGTAGGGGCTATTGTAAGACACCAACCCAGGGCCAAGCCTCGCGTCTCCGGTGTCTGCATAAAAATCAGACGACTTGCTTGAGAATGCGTCCGCTTTTTTAGTTATAAAATTGTCAGCCCATAAGACAAAACTTGTAGTAACTTGATGTTGGAATTGTGGCTTCATTTAAAAATAAGATTTAGATAATCTTGTTGCAGATAGGGTGTTTAAGTTGGTTTCAAAATCTTTCAATAAAGGTTTTATATATTGTTTTTTTAAGCTGCCTCCCGACTCCCTGCCGGATTGGATTCCCGCTCCTGATCGTCCTGCTGGAGGGCTTTGTGCGTGCATGTATTGACCTAAATTAGCTATGCCTTGACCTTCTAGCTGCTGTAGCCAGCTTGCTCCTTTTGCCCAAGGCAATGGGGTGGCTGCATAAAGATCTTTTAATGTTGGTATATTTACCGCAAAACTCCAAACAAAACCAAAAGATCCAAACTTTCTTCTTTTTATTAATATATTTGTGCGCTGTAAAAGATTTTGTAATTCATATACTGGATCATCTCCAATTTCAAAACCTATAAATCCAAATAAGTTTCCTTCTGGTAAAGTTCCGCTTAAATTTTTAGAAGCGGGGCCTCTTTTTAGCTCTCTTGTTATTGCGTGGGATTCAAAATCTTGCATTAATTTTCCATGAGCCACTTTGAATTGAGATTCAATTATTAATCTTCCTTCATTTATCAATTGTTTGTTTTTTCGAATTTCAAGATCTAATGCCCTCTTGACTCCTTTGTCTATCATCTTGGCCATTACTCTATGGGTCTTAATAGCAGTGAATAAAATTGTATAACATCAAAAAGTCCGTGAGCTCTTGGGTCAGAATCTACGTGAAACATTCTTCCGTCAAGCTCGATTCTTTTTGCCTCTTTAATGTACGCATAGTCTTCAGCTTTTAATTTGATCCTTACTAAACTACTTCCATCTGGTCGGCTTACTTTTATTTGAGCTCCAGCTTCTCCGAAATTTTCCAAACTTCTATCCGAATCGTATCTAATTCTCGCTTTAAATATTTTCTTTACAGGGATATTCTCCACGCTTGTGGTGGAAGCTCCGCCTGTTCCGTAAAGATAATTAAAATTAGGGTCTGTGCTAACTATAACTTTTTGAGCTTCTTTATATACAACAATGTCTCTTCCGAATGTATCATGAAGATCTAACAAGTTCGCTGCCACGCTTGCTCTTTCTGCCGCTGTCAATAATTCTGCCATGAATACTTTTACACTAAAGATTTTTTTTTGTGTATATCGATACAGGTACAAGGATCTACAACAATAATACATATGGAAGCAGAAGACATTTTTAAAAAATGTTGCCACAGGAATACGGTTTCCCTTTTTAAGGGTTTCCTCGTTATGCTTGAGGATTTACATAAGGAGCATCAAATTAATTTTAATAAATTAAGAAATAATTTGCCAGAGGGTTGCGTGCCAGTTGTGGATCAAGCTGACTACTTCAGTTTAGATAAGTTGCAGCACCTAAGAAAAAGAACTTTAGATATTGGCAATGAAACTATTAGAAATATCGAAATGGATTTAGATAATTATACCATAGGCTTTACATTTAAATAAAATAAAATTATGTCAGACACAGCAACCCCAACAATAAACGATACCCGCAAAAAACTGCGTGAAATTTACAGCTTCACTTTTGAAAAAGAAGAGAAGGTCAAGAAAACAGAGACGAGCAAAGTCAAGAACGAAGAAACCGGCGAAGAGGAAGAAGTTTCTGTAACCAAGGAAGTGGTTGAGCCAATTCCTTATCGACTCATAATGAAGCAGCCAACTCGCAGACAAATAGAAGATGCCGAATTGGAATTTAGTGTCGAAATGAGTAATTGTATAAAGCGAGGAATTTTAACAAAAGCCATGCTCGCAAAAAAATACAGCGATACAGGTGGACTGCTTGCGGAAGAGGACGCAAAAGCTCTGACAAAAATGTACGTAAGGTATGGAGAATTCTCCCAGGAAAGCGAAAAGATTCAGATAAAAAATGTTAAAACAGAAAAGGATACAGCGCGATTAAAGGAAATCGCTGGAGAGATAGCTCTTTTAAGGAAAGATATTATTAATGTCGAGACTTCATATTCTAACCTTTTCAACCACACCGCTGACGTAAGAGCCGAGAATAAAGTTATTCAATGGTATATTTTAAATCTCACTTTTGTTCAGAAGTCTGACGAAGAGGAAATATCTCCTTTATTTGAGGGTCGCGATTTTGAGCAAAAGCTTCAAACTTATTACGAGCTTGAGGAGGAGGGGAACGATCTTTATGATATAGTCGGAGGAAAGGTTGCCGCATTTTTTAGCTTTTGGTATTACAGTTCTGGCGCAGTTTCGAAACTAGATTTCGAAAAGCTAGACAAAGATATCGAGGACGGTAGTATTTAATATATGTGGAAGCGGTCAAGCGCAGAAAGATATTTAGGGATGTAGTTAGAGGTTACTCTTCCACAATTCTTGACGAGGACTTTGTTTACATCAAGCACTTGACTCCGCACGACCAAGTAGAGCTTGAAGAGATAGAGGAAAAATATTTTAACGCAGCCCTTCGTCGGGGCGTGCCCACAGAAGAAGAGATGCTTGCTTTTTTAAAAGAAGAGGGAGACTGGGGAGACAAGGACGAAAAATTCATAGAGGATAAGGAGTATTTTCTTGAAACTTTAAAGACCGCCAAAACAAAAATGGTTATCAAGAACCAGATTGACAAGCAAGAAAAAACAATAGAAGAAGAAACCCTCGCACTGAATCAAAAACTCGCTCAGAGGATGTCTCTTGTTGGAAACACTTGCGAGAAATATGCAAAAGATAGATTAAATGATTTTTATATGATTAAAAGTTTTTATAAAGATAAAGATTTATTGATTCCTTTATTTGGTGAAGATGAATTTGATGAATTAGAGAATCAAGATTTAAAGAAAATAGTTTCTCGTTATAACGATGTCTTTAAGAGCTTTAATGAAGAAAATATACAATATACTATATTAGAAGATTTTTATAATCCATATTTAAGTTTTGCTGAAGATAGTATGCAATTTTATGGAAAGCCGTTTTGTGATTTAACATACAATCAAATAAGATTAATTGTATATACTAGAGTATTTAAAAATATATTTGATAATAATGAAAATATACCAGAGAATATAAGAAAAGATCCCGCGAAACTGTTAGACTTTGGAGGCTCCTCAAAAGAAGAGCGAGACAAAGCCAAAGACAAACTAAATCAAGGTAGCGCTGGAACTCTAGTTGGGGCTAAGGATGAGGATTATGAGTATCTTGGGGTGGACAAGCCTAAGGGAGGAGTAAGTCTTCACGAAGAAGCCAAAAAGAAGGGCGGAACTTTAAATATGGAAGATTTAATGAAATTGCATGGAGTAGGATAGTTTTGGTGTATTAATACCTTATAACGGAATAAGGTAATATGTCTATAAATCTCAATGTAACAGGTAATACGCAACCGCTTGAAGCGGCTGTTCAAGCGGCTGTAAACCGTATTCGCAAAACACCGATCAAAATAACGGTGGACGACAAGGGAGCTACTCAGCCGCTTGGAAATATGAAACGCGGAGCTGATGAGTTTAGCAAATCTATGGAAGCTGCTAACGCTCGTATCATTGCGTTTGGCGCAAGTATGGCGATAATAAATGGAGTAGCTGACGGCTTTAAGGCCTTAGTTAAAAATGTTGTTGAAGTCGAAAAAGCCCTTGCCGATATCAATGTAGTGATGAATTTATCTACAGCGAATTTAGAAAAATTCTCAAACGGCTTGTTTAAAACCGCCAAGGAAACTGGAGCAGCTTTTAACGTTGCCGCTGAAGCAGCTACCGAATATGCTCGTCAAGGCTTGACAATGGAAGAGTCTTTAAAAAGAACTCGAGACGCTCTTATTTTGACCCGATTAACTGGAATGGATTCTGCAAATGCAGTAAAAGCTTTAACTGCAGCCATGAATACTTATGGAGATCAAATAAAAGACACTACTCAGTTGGTAAGTAAGTTTGCCGCTGTTGATGTTAAATTTGCGGTTAGCGCTGAGGACTTTGCGGATGCTATATCTCGTACTGGACAAGCAGCAAGAAGCGCTGGAGTAGATATTGATGAATTGGTTGGTCTTGTTACTGCGGCTCAGCAGAAAACCGCTCGAGGTGGTAAAGTAATCGGAAACTCATTTAAAACAATTTTCACAAGAATAGGAAGAACAGACACTTTAAATCAATTGGAAAATCTGGGTATCGCTGTAAGAGATTTGGAAGGCAATACGATTGGCGCAAGAAGAATTTTAACCGATCTCGCTAACACTTTTGATCATCTTACGGAATCTCAAAAAGCACAAATAGCTCAGACGGTTGGTGGAGTTTTTCAAATCAATATATTAAAAGCTGTGTTGAGTGACGCTGCAAAGCAAAACGGTATACTTGCAAACGCTACTCAAATCTCTGCAGGGGCCACCACAGAAGCTATAGACAAAAACGATCAATTAAGGCAGACCATGTCTGCAATGGCCACAGAAACCGGACTAGCTTTAAAGGAATTAAGTGCACAGATTGGAGAAATTATGCTTGCTCCGGGAATGGAAAAGGTTTTGAATGTTTTTAAGGGACTGGCTGAAGGAGCAAATGAAATGCTTGGCGGTGGAGAATCCACTGGTAGCGATTTCGCTCAAGGTTTTTTAAAGGGCTTGGGTAATATCATAACTGGTCCAGGGTTGGTCGTTATTTCCGCAGTATTTATAAAGTTATTTGCTAAAGCTTTGGTTTATGCGAATCAAAGTCTGCAATCTTTAATTGGGGTAACAAGCGAAGCTCATAAACAAAAAGCAATACAAACTTCTCTTGTTACTTTATTTGGGCAAAACGCAGCGATAAGCAAGGAAATGTTGCGAACCGATATTTCAAGAACGGAAAAGGAAAAAATAATCCTTGGACTCTTGAAGGCTCAAGTTGTTGAAGCTAACATGTTGAACTCTGTATCAAAAAGCGTTGCTTCTAGTTTATACACGAAAGGTTACAATGCAAGCCTTGCCCCTCGAAAGGGAAGAGCGGGCGGACACATTCCAAATTTTGCAGATCCAGAACGCGAGCAAGCTGCGCGAGGTGGATATGCGGCTGGAACAATTCGTTCGATGAATATGCCTGGCGAAGGCTCGGTGATATATAACAGCGCAGAAAAAGTAAAGAATTTTAAGGGGATGAGTCAACCTGCGATCATGCCTCCTCATTCAAGCAAAGCTGGAAAAAATTATCAACAAGCATTTGGTAGTATACATGGATTCGATCCATATGCAGCAGGAGGGTATATACCGAACTATGCGAGAGTAAAAGATGTTCCAAATACTTATATGGATGTCCGAGCTTTTAAACAATTCGCAGGAATAAGAACTGGCGCTTCCTCGAGTAATACTAAGGCCACGGGAGCATATAACACCCTTCGTCAATACGCAGAAACAAATAAACTTCAAAATTTATCTCCGGCAGCGCTTGTAAAGTCTTATAAAGGAAGCCAAACCCTAAAGAGCCCAAAAAAGTCTTTAGCCGCAATGCTTGTTCCCCCTGAAGGTTATAGTGGCAAGCCTTTTGCTAGCTACAGCGATCTTACGTGGCCAGTCTATTCCTTAAGGCCTGACGCTCAAACCGACCCATCTTTAAGCAAAATGGTTGAGGGTGACTTCAAGTCGACGGGAAGTAAGTATGCTTCAAGAATCTCCAAAGTTCTAGAGAGGGGGCCAGTTAGTGAAAGTAAGATTTGGAAAACTATGCAGTCGGACACTGCTGGCGGAGCAAAAGGAGCATGGAAAGCTGCGGTAGGAGCTTTATTTGAAGCCGCAGTTAATTCCGCTTTAGATTATAGAAGTAAAGGGAGAGGTAAGGATGAGGGAGACTTCGATGTTCGAGGTGGGGATATAGGGATATTGTCAACAGCTTTTGATGGTTTTCCTGAGGGTATGACATTAGCCGATTACAAAAGCGATGACCGAAGTCCAGGAAATAAAGCTTCTTTTAGAAAAAAAGTACTTAAGCAACTTAAATTTAATAAATCCCAACAGCAAAACAAACTCAAACCAGGAAATTACGCCTCGGGGTTTATACCTAACTTCGCCGCAGCACGGCTAGCTCTCACGGGTGGATTGGTTGGAAAAAACAAATTTGGCAATATAGATCGCAGGCAGATGACAAGACTGGTAAGATCTAATCCTTACTTCAACGGCTTGATGAATGAACATCTTACATGGGACAGTTTTCCGAAAAAAGATAAGCGTAAATTAAGCGGGTGGCTACTCAAACAAGGGGTGTCTAACCGAGCCTTGCAAGCGTATGGTCTTGCAAGCATGCATTCAAAATCGATCGGAGAGGGAATCTCAAACTTAGCTATGGCGAAAGGCTTTATTCCCAACTTTGCTAACCCATTATCAGATGCAATAGGTCGAGAGAAAGCTGCAGGGGTTCCTGTTTCACAAATTCGTGTTGGCTCACACGGCGCGCTCATGGGTAAGAGTAACCCCCTCGGCCTCGGCGTAACCAATACGCAAGACGAACCAAATGGTCTGCGCGATGTAATTGGTGCAGCAGGCGGGTTTGTGCCGAATTATGCAGAGCCCGGCTTCCAAAGAACAGATGTAAACATTAAAGGCAGGAGAAAGCAAGATAAGCTTGTCGAAAAATTAAATCGAGAGCTAGAAAAGTATACAAACGCCTTTAAAAAAGGTCAACTCTCTCAGAAAAACTTAACCCAAGGAATAAAAAACCTTAATCAAAAATACGGCTTAAGCGAACAAACACAAAAGAGAGTCTTGAAAGAGACGAACAACTCTATAACTGCAACTCAAAAACTTAATGCAGCAAGACTAAGTACTACAAAAGCTTTAAGCGGCGGCGCCAAGGGAGCTATGGGGCTATGGGGAAAGGCGAACTCGAAAATAGAATCGTCCGCTTTAGGTAAAGGTTTAAGCTCCACAGGCGGCCAAATGGGCTTGATGATGGGAGCCCCTATGCTCGCTGGAATGCTTCAAGGCGACGGAATTGGAACAGTAAGCGACACTAGTTATAAAGCGGGAGGGGTTGCTCAGGGGTTGGGCACTGGCGCCGCAATGGGTATGATGTTTGGACCGTTAGGTACTATTGTGGGGGGTACTATTGGTGCTTTTAAGGGTCTTGTGGACGCATCCAACGAACTCAAGGAAGCTCAAGAAAAAGCCATTAAAATTGCTAGAGAATCAAGCGTTCAGACTGGCGCTGCTCTCGGCCAATCATTAGCTCCCGCTTTAGCTAAAACAGATTTTGGAAAAGGCGGTGCGGTCAATTTTTCTTTTGCAGGAAAGCAAAGAGAATTAGATCTAGATAGCCCTAATCAGTTATCCACACGAAACGTCGAAGCGGGGCGATTTGGTATGAAAATGGGAGAAAATGTTAGGAGTCAAATGTTGGGTGGCTTAGATTTTGATTTAAAAAAATTGGTTGATGATTCGCGTGGGGGAAGATCTTTTGCTGAGCTTTCTAAAAATTTGTCTAAAGCTGGCTTAAGTGGAACGGTGGTAGATAAAGAATTTTTAAAGGACGCTTTGTATGAAGAATATGATCCGGACTCAGAGTATGGAAAAACAAAAGCGAGAGGTGGGCCAGAAGCAATTAAAAGAATTGAAGATCAGATCCTAGCTCAAATGGGGTCTGCTGCTAGGCCTGAAGCAATTAAGGCCGCATTAGATCAATTACCCGCTGATATGAAAATTCAAACTGCAGCGCTAGAAAAAGGCTCAACCGCAGGAGGGAGGTTCTTTGACAAAGGCGCTCTCGAATATTTTACTCCCGAAGAATTAAAAAGACAAATCGACAAAGGTGACATTACGCAGGTCGCAAAAGCTTATGAAGATATTTTAAAACAAATCGACACCCAGAAAGAGGTAAACGCAGAAAATAATAAAGCCGTAATCCTCCAACTCAATGCTCAACGAGCAATGGTAGCCGCTCAGCAAGAGACTCGGGATATACAATTCAATATAAAATCTTCATATGCAAAAATCGGCAGCTCATTGTCTTTGCAAGCTAAAATCATGGGTAATTTTGCTACCGAGCAACAAAAAGCTCAATTAGATTATACAAAAGCAATCAACAAGGCTGCGCAATCATATGCTACCGGAGCTCAATCAGAGCAGGGTAAATACAGACAAGGTATGCTCGCTTTCTCTAAAAACGATAATATTGCTTCTGCTTTAAAAACAAGCTTAGCTCGGAAAAATTTAGTAGAACAGGCTGAACGTTCAGAAGATTTAGCTGGTCAATTTCCTAAGGACTCAGCAATCGAGGCAAAGGCTGAACAGATAGATTTAACAAATGAACTAATTAAACTATCAAATGAAGAATTATACGCAGAATTAAAAAAAGCAAATTTAAACACCGTGCAACTTCAAGCACTCGAAGACTACAAAAACAGCAAAGAAAAAAATATTGAATTATTAGTAAAAGAATTAGACCTATCCAACTCAATTGCAGAAAGTGAAAAGATAATAAATGATGCTATTGCAAGAAGAAAAGATTTAATTGCCGATGCGTCCACCGCAATTGGCATGTCTGATAAGCAACTCGCCCATAATCAAAAAATGCGAAGTTTTGCTGATAAGCTTGCCGCAGCGCAGAGATTAACCGCTTTTGGACCAGGATTTAAAACAGGAAAAGAGCAAGAAGATTTTAAAATGAAAGAAAAGCAATTTACTCTCGCAAGTTCCGCTATAACTTTAAGAAAAAATGCTAAATCTGCGGTCAATAAAAAAATAAAAGAACGCACCGATCTCGAACTGCAACAACAGACAGCTCAAGAAAGAATCACGGCTCTGAAAGGGGGCGCCGAGTCAACTATCGAAAACGAGCAAAAAAAGTTAGAGGCGCTTCTTATTAAACAGCAACAGAATCTTGCTTTTATAGATCATGAAATAAAAAACATTAACGAATCAACAGAGGTTGAAATATCAAATGCCCAAAAACTCTTAGAAGAAGAGAAAAAAAGATTAAAACTTAAGAGGGAATACGAAACCGGACCTGGCGCAATGCGTAATGGAGCTCGCGATGCTCAAAAAAGAATTGTTGAGCAGGCTGAAACGATGGAGCTTAGGCTCGGAGGTGAATTAACAAATCAATTTAGAGACGGCCTTGTTGACGGTATGCAAGCAGCAATAAATAAAGCCGATGACTTGAGCGATGTTATGAATAATATTGCAATGAATTTTCTTGGAGCAATTCAACAAGCTTATCTTGGTAAAGCCGCCGATGCAATCGTTGGAGCTTTACCGTTTTCTAGCGGAGGAGGAGTAAGAAAATATTCTAAAGGAGGCGGAGTTCCTGCAATGGTTACTAATGGCGAATATGTAATGGGTCGCGACGCTGTGAAAAAATACGGTGGCGGATTTATGCATAGATTAAACGCAGGCGGAAAACTTCCAGGTTATTCAACTGGAGGTAAGCCAGACGAGCCTCAGCCAGGATCCGCTCTCGCTTCAAACTTTGGAGGAGGAGAAGGTTACAACACAGGAAGAAGATATCAATCTCAAGCAATGTCTGGATTTTTCTACAGCGGACAAGCTGGGAACGTAGGACTTCAAGAAGATACTCAATATACAAAAGGTATCATTCAAGAAAGAATGAGAAAGGAAGCTGAGAAAAAAGCCAAAAAAAGAGCTTTAATGCAAATGATCGTAGGTACCGCTCTGAGTGTTGGAATTGGATCTCTCGCTAACGCCGGAATTGGGGCAATGGCAGAATCTGGAGCCTTAGGGGGAGGAGCTCAACAGCAAGCCTTATTGAAAGCTGCTCCAGAGGGAACTTTTGGCCCAATGGACCCTAGTTCCGCTAGAAGATATGGAGGTTTCAGCGCACGCTTAAATCAAAACTTTGGGGGTAATGGATCATGGTCTTGGAACAAGAGTGAGCAGGATGGGTTCTCGAGCCAAGACCTAAGAAGCTTGCAGCCAGATTTTTTTCGTGGAGGAAGAGTGGGTAAATACGCCAACGGCGGCCACATAGCTGGCAAGTCTGGCATCGATCAAATTCCCGCAATGCTCAGCGAAGGAGAGTATGTAATTCGCGCAAGTAGCGCTCGACAGCTCGGCAAACCAATGCTCGACCGAATAAATGCAGGAAAATTCAATGATGGTGGAGCAGTGACCCCCTTAACAGAAAACTCAGAAACTGGAACTTCTGGCGGAAATACAAATAATATTAATATAACGGTTAATATGGACAAGGGAAGTGGGAAATCAGAAAAAAAGGATGATAAAGCAGGAGCCAATCCAAAAGACTCGTCAGAAGATCAAGAAAAAAGCACGCAGTTGGCGGAAAAAGTAAAACAACAAGTTATTTCTGTGATAATGGACGAGCAGCGACCAGGAGGCTTGTTGAGTGACTGATCATGACTTTCTCAAATTATGAACAAACTATAGTTGTAAACAATACCGCTCTTTCTGGAGTAGTAAATGTTAATGGAAGTTACGGAATAACAGAAAAGCCAATAAAGGTTGCTGGCGTAGGGTTTATAGACGCTTTTGTTAACGGTCCTCTTGAGGGTAATTTTTCGATTTCAAGAAAGATGGTAAGCAGGGATCCTATACTGGATCTGAATGTAGTCGGGCAGTACGCCTACGACGAAAATGAAATAAGTGGATCAATTTTATACGACAATAACACAAAGGGTTTTGGGTTTACAAAAGGAAGAATTACTCGTTATTCAGTCAACTGTACAGTGGGCGATCTTCCTGATATTGAAACTGATATCACTGTATTTGGGGATCTAGGAAGCGGAATATTAATTCAAGAAGCTACCAAGCCTCATCCACCTATACAATTTACTGACCAGGCCAGTATTTCAATAAACGTAAGCGATTTTTCAACAGACGCAGTAACAGATTTCAGCTTTAGTCGAGCTTTAAATTTGCAGCCAATGTATGCAATTCCAAAAGGCACCGAAGCCGAATGGCATGCCGACAGCAAAACCACTTACGAAAATCATGATCCAATACAAATCGATACAATTTATCCAATCGAAACGGATATTAATTTTACAATGATTGTAAATGAATACGAAGTAAGACAAACCAAAGATCGTCTCAGAGCGGCTCCAGAAAGCGATGTCGTTATTCAAATAAAAGATTCTAAAACAAAAGAAGTTATTAATGCTTTTACTGGCGTTAAGGCTAGATTAATAAGCGAATCTATAACATCCTCGGTCGAAGGAGAAATGAGTATATCTTTAACTTATAAATCATATGAGACCCTTCATAATCCAGTAATATGAGCAAGCCTTTTTTAAGATTTGAAGATGGTAAGATTTCTTTGGGAGGCAAGGATCTAATGGTTCAGTCTGCTAATTTATCAATAACCCCAACTCTAGAACCAGAAAGAGTATATGGAGACCTTGATCTCTCGATAGTCGGAGCGAAAACCGAGTTTGTTAATTTTGCAGCTACCGCAGGTCTTCGCGGCAAGCTTGATATTTCTTTTGTAATTACTGCTGAATTTTTTAAACAAAATAATATTATTAATTCTATTGATAGATTGTTTGAAATAAAAGACGGTATGAGTGAAAATCCTATTGATGGAAATATAGTTGGTCGTTATTTATTTGATAATATGTATTTAACTAATTTTAGTTTTAGTATAGCTCCTTTTCAAGTTATACAAGCTAATGCAAGTTATGATATATATGGTACAATATTAAAAACAGTAGATAGAAGGTTTCAAGAATTAAATATTGATCCTGCTCACGGACTTAAATCATTTGGAGAAATAAAAGCAAGCAATACAAATATGGACACCGCGAATAAAAAACAATTTGAGGTATCTAAATTAAATTATAATATAATAGTGGGAAGGAAGATACATAATCATATAAAAGACGGCGAACATACCTCTATTAATACAACCGCGAATGGAGTGGTTCCTACTCGCGTGTCAATTGAGAATATTGAAGCAGAGATGAATATAGAATCAAACGACATGGTAAGAAATTTAAATCCAGACGGAAATTATCAATCAGGAACAACTCCCGAAGGTTTAAGCGACTCTACTATACAGGCTTTTTTGTACAGCTTGCAGGGAGAAAAGATCGCTAATTTCTCTTGTTCTGGAAGGATACACGGTCAGTCAATTTCAATATCAGAGGGCTCGCATGCGATGGGTTCAGTATCTGTAAAGCAGATAATTAAATAATCATGACAATCTCCGCTCCAGCCTCGGACGTTTCTGAAGGAAGAATGGGAAACCTTGTTAATTATAGCGGGGTTTTTCAAACAGGACAAAATTACGAACAATTTGATTTTGTTTATGCTACGGGTGATGGGTTGTATTATTACGCAAAGCAAAATATGGTTTTTGGCGGCGGAGTCTCTGTGTCGGACAATCAAAGATTTACATTGCTTCCTCACGAGGTAGCAGCTAATTCTCATTATATTATTGATGAGTTTAATAGGCCCGACGATCTAAACGCAACATTTAGCCCTGGAAATATAATAAATATAGCTGGGTCTACTGGGTCTAGCGATGGAACTTATTCTATATTAAATATAGAAAAAAATTATACAAGTACCACCGTTCAAGGTTTAACTGGTGCAGCAATAAAAATAAAAGGGACATCTGAAACTAGTTTTATAGAAAATTACGAACCTTCGTCTGCTAATGTTCTAACAATCTCAACAATCAATGCGTATCCTGAATCTAATCCAGATTTGTGGACAAGTAATAAGTTTTTTTACGACGCAGATTATGGATCAACAGTTAATTTTAAGGCAAATAATATAAAACATGAGTATGGTAATGGTTATTATATTCTGCAGCCAAAAGGCATAAATGCATTAACGTTTGAGGTTAATTTAAAATTCGACAACAGAACAAATAAAGAAGCTAATTCTATAATACATTTTGTAGAAAACCATTTGGGGCAATTAGAGGTTGACTCCTCCTCTCCTAACCTTAAATATAAACAAGGAATATCAGGGTTTCGATGGGACGGAAACGCGATGTTTAATCCTTATCGATCGACAGAAAATGAAGCTAAGACTTTTTATTGCTCAGAATTTAATCATGCTTTAAGTTTTGAGAACAGTAACAATATAAGTTTAAAACTTAGAAATTTAGACACTTCTTCGTTGAGGAAATCTGAGCAGTTGTTTATAAGGAAAGCAGAAACGTTTGACCCGACAATGGTTTACGAGAAAAATGATGTAGCTTTTTATACTGGTAACCATTCATACTATTATTGGCACAGCGATTCAAGTACCAGTAATAAAGTTCCTTCTGAGATAACTACGGGTTTTAATGGCAGGCTTGATTACAAGAAAGATTTACATACAGGTTACTGGACTCGCGATTTCTTTTGGAGGCCATCTTTAGGGCTAAGCGTTGATCAAAAGCCAAGAATGAACGAAATAGAACTGGGAGGATACCTTCAGATTTATAACGACGGCATAAATGAAAGCCTTTTAAATTTGGACTTGCAGTTCAATAATAGAGATGATGAGGAAGCTTACGCTATACTTCATTTCCTTGAGCAAAGACTAGGTTACAAACCTTTTAATTTTACGCCTCCCGCCCCATATAATAGAAAGCAAAACTTTGTGTGTCAGGAGTGGAGCCACACTTATAATTACAAAAATAATCATAGCATATCTGCTCGATTCGAGCAGTTTCCATTTAATATAGATGAGCAGGATTTTACCAATTTAGACACTCCTCCAGAATTGGCAGAGGGAGAATTAATATTCACCTCTCCGTTGTCGTTTTCGATCAAGGACCAAGGAGAACAAATAATTCCCGGAGAAAAAGGAAAGGGTAGGGTTAAGTTAATGAATATAGGAGATAAACCCTTGACGTTAATTAGTGCAGAAGCGATAGAGAGAGACATTGGGTCTTTTTCTATTATAGGGCAGGGCGGAGGCGCAAACGTTCCTTTTATTGGCGAAGGTCTTGATAAAGAAGATTACATATATAACCTTCCGTCTGCCGGTTTTCCTTTTGGTCTAAACGGCAAAACAATAAAACTAAGCAAGTCTTATACACCTGGCGTTAGTGATGGCGGGCAGATGTTTACGGTGGTCACAGGTTCCCCTGGTAACTACAGATCCGAAATAGTTAATTCAGTTCCAAACACTTTTTTTCAAAACAACAGAGGGCAAATAAAATCCGGAGTAAGTGAGCCGTTTAATACTGCATACAGGGAGTGCGGTAAATTTGCGATTGAGAATTTCTTTATCAATAATCAAAAGACCACAATCGAGGCAGGAGAGGAAGGCTATATTGATATTGAGTTTTATGGAATCAATGACTCGGACGTAAATGTTTTTTTGGTCGATGAATTCACGGACAATATAATAGACAATAATTCAGACTTTATTCTTGTGGGCCTTACAAATAAATACTATTTTGGAGATTTGTATATAAGAAGCTCTGCTTCAAGCGACCTTCAACAAGGCGAGTTAAAAATATTCGTCGCAGCAGAAAAATAATTATGGCAAAATCAGAATCAAATTTTAATAAGCAATTAATTTCAATCACTCCCGATTCGGTCGTGGATATGTACGAAATCGATTTTAGCAACCTTCAGTCAAACTTTGAAATGCTTAAGGATTTACATGGAGTTAATCTGGGCGCAGATGCTATATATAGGTTTTGCCCCATGAAGAATTCAAGCAATCCTGTTTATTGGCAGGGGAATGCCTATCAACCTTTGCCTGTAAAAATGGAGGGTTTTGAGAGTCAGTCAGACGGAAGACTTCCAAGGCCAACAATTTCAATAGCTAACCCCGAGGGGCTTTTGTCTAAAATTATTAGATCTAATAAAGATTTCGCCAATTGCAAGGTTACCCGGAAGAGAACTTTTGTTAAATTTCTTGATGATGAAAACTTTCAAAATAGGAATTTAAACGAATCAGGAAAGAATCCTTTTGGCGAATCCGACCCAAACTCACACTTTCCTGATGATATATTTTTTATAAACAAGAAAACAATAGAAAATAAAAACGTAATTACTTTTGAGCTTGTGTCTTCATTAGAGCTTCAGGGATCAAGTGTTCCAGCAAGAATAGTCATGCCTTCTCATTGCTCTTGGATGTATAGATGTTCTATTGGTTGTGGGTACAAGGGTCTAGCCATAGAGGATAACGAGGGTAGGGATCTAACTCAGAAATATGCCCATAATAATTACGGCAATGGATTGGAAGATATTCCCAAATGGAGCAAGCATGGGTTTTTAGATAACGAGCTAGTTCCTGGCGGATACGACTCTGGCTCATTGGTTAAAATAATTCCACAAAGCTCGGCTGACCCTTATAAATCTACGCCTGTTGTTTTTTTATGTATAAAAACCCACGCTATTGCATCCGATCATATACCGTTTTTTGATAATAATCACTGGGTAAAAGACGAATGTCAGAAAACAATAGACTCTTGCAAGAAAAGATTCTCTGAGTCTCATTTGGATTCTTTGGGCGGGTCTAGGAATATCACCGATTATAACAAAATAAACATAACTCATAAAGGATTAAGGTTTGGAGGTTTCCCGGGCACAGAAAGATATCCAGCTGCATAAAACTATACTCGAACAGGTTAAGACTTATTGCTTGCGGTCTTTAACTGAGGAGAGTTGCGGATTGATCGTTGAGTCTACTTCAGGCCTAAAGGTTTTGCCTTGCAAAAACGAAAGCCCTTTTCCTGAGCATCATTTTATGATTAATTTAAATATTTTTATAGAAAATAAAGTTTTATATGTTTATCATTCTCATGTGAATTGCTCAGTAAATCCATCTATTACAGATAAGTTATATTCTGATGAATTATGTATCCCATTTTTGATCTATAGCATTAGGGATGATGAATTTGGTATATATGGCAATATAAGTGTATAGTTATTTAAGGTTTAAGGTTAAATGAAAACAGTATATTTATATGGAAAGCTTGGAAAGCGCTTTGGTAGAAAGTGGACCTTGAACGCGGACTCAGCTGTGGAGGTTTTTGCCGCTATAGATGCTAATAAAGAGGGGTTTCTTGAGTATCTTGCCAAAAGTCAATCGGACGGTATTGATTATGCTGTTTTAAATAAATCTCCGACCGATATTTCATCAAAAAAAGAATTAAAAAAACATATGATCTCCGAGTCTATGGTTGAGATAAAGGACAGGAAGCAAGAAATGCATATTGTTCCCGCGCCGCAAGGTAACGCGGTCGCCATAAGCTCCCTCTTTATAGTCGCTGCGACTGGCCAATTGACTCTTCTTGGTAAGATAGTTGTGGCCGTTGCTGTGTCTTTTGTTGTTGGGGCGATAATGAAAGCGTTATTTAAGCCGCCCGAAAGAAAAACCCCTACAACAACAAAATCTTATTTACTCAAGGGTGTAGCTAATAGGCAAAGCCAAGGAGTTGCAGTACCTTTGGGTTATGGAAGATTAAAAATAGGTTCAACAAATATATCTCAACACAAAGTATCAAAAAGAAAAAGCGTCCCAGGAAAGTCTCATGTTTTAGAGTCTTATACCGAGATAGAGTTTTTGGATTTATTGAGTGAAGGTCCGATAGCTGGACTTTGCGATCAAAATGGGAACTTAATAAACCTTAGTCGTTCTGGCATTATTGAGAGACTAGCGCAGAAGGTCTTGGGTTACGACCTTCGGGAGGGTATTTTTTTAAACAATGTGCCTGTTGTGAATACCCCAATAAGCGAAGCCGAGACTGGAACTGCAAATTATATACTCAATGAAAATGGCGAGACTCCTGTAATCAAGACAGGAGAAGAAAAAGACACTTTGATTATTTCAGATTTTAATTGTTTTGTTGTTGATCATTCCGTGTTATTATATGGAGCCGGACCCTACACAAGAAACGAGGGGGGAGCCGAGCATAGGCCTGATGTAGAAAGCGCAAAGAAAAACGGAGCCAAAATAGCAGCTCATTTTGTGGCAAACAAAAATGTTAACAAAATTCGAATCGAAATGAACACAACTTTGTCGATACAGAACGATGATGGCAGTAATCAGGGGAATAATGTTCAATTTGCAATATTAATGGAAAAAGACTATGTCGAGCACAATGTCTTGTCTCCAGGTTCTGGTTGTATCGTTAAGTTTGATGATTCATTGAACGGAGCCGTAACCACCGACGAAAGCAATAGGTTTATTGTTACGGGCCTCTGCACTTCGCTGTATGCTTTTGATATTATTATTGAATTTGATCGACCAAAAATAAGCTCTAAGGGTATAACTTTTAAATTAATAAAGTTAAGCAATGAATATGATCCCTCGGTAAAAGGAGCGTTAGGAGGAATAGGTAGAGACAGAAGTTTAAAGTTATCTTCCGTTGCTGAATACGTAGAAGAGCCTTTGCTTTATCCTTATAGCGCCATCGTCAAACTCAAATTTGACAGTAAGAATTTTTCAAATTTACCCGATAGATCTTATCATGCGAAGTTAAAGAAAGTTTTAATTCCTTCGAATTATGATCCAATCTCAAAGCATTATGACGGACCTTGGGATGGATTGTTTAAGGGGCAGCCGGATTCTCTTTCGTCCATACATTCTGTAAGCGATGAAGACAAGTATTGGACGGATAATCCTGCTTGGGTTTTTTATGATTTATTATCTAATGCTAGATATGGGGTTGGGAAGTACGGTCTATATGAAGAATATATCGATCGATGGCAGCTGTATAGAATATCAAAATACTGCGACGAATTGGTTAGAACCGATTACGAAATAGAAACCTCTTCTGGTTCTCCTGTAAATTTTAGCTCCGTGGTTGAGTCGAATAGCAAACTAGACTCTTTTAGCATAACTATAGACCAAGCATCATATAGTTCCGATAATTTTATCAAAGATTTTGGAACAGGAAGTCAATTCAAGGGAAAAAAGATAGCTTTTTTTGTTCCATCAAGAAACCAGGATATCTCGGCTTTGACGGGAACAAATAAAAGCGAAGCCATACAGCAATTGCGATCAAGAGCTACTCAGTTATCTGGCGAAATCAAAATAGAACAGAGAGACATTATATCAAGCAATCCAAATAAAAGTGGGGGAGGCACTGTCATTGTCTCGGGTCCAGATTTAAGCGGTTTGAGTGCATCGTTTCAAGAGGGAGCTTCTATCAAGACGATTGGTGGTTGCGCGGTTCAAATCAATCATGCTATAGTCGAGCCAAGATTTACTTCTAACTTGTATATAACTGATGAAATGGAAGCCCTTCAGCTTATTAACAATATGGCGTCTGTATTTAGGGGGATTATTACTTTTTATAATGGAAAAATAATGGCGATTCAAGATTCATACAAGAATCCTATTCAGTTATTTAATAATTCAAACGTAAGTCAAGATAGTTTTTCGTACTCTGGGGTAAGTAAGGATCAAAAAATAACAAGCTCTATCGTTAGATATAACAATAAAGATGATAGCTTTAAGCCTGCAACCGCTCAAGAAGAAGATAAGAACGCAGTTAGAACTTTTGGATTCAAGGAAAAGGAGACTCTTGGTTTTGGGATAACATCCTCCAGTCAAGCAAGAAGGCTCGCCAAGTGGGTTCTGTTTACCACCCAACTAGAAACAGAAACTGTTTCTTTTGAGACTTCTGCCGAGGCTTCATATTTATATCCCGGATCAATTTTCGAAGTTTCTGATGAAATGAGGGTGGGTAAGTCAAAAAGCGGAAGGGTTTTGGATATAAAATTTTATACAAAACAATATGAATTTGAACAGTCTGGTCAGGATAGAGTTTTGAAAAAATCTTTTGATGTATATAGCCCATATATTTTGTTAGATAAGCATATGGTTGATGAGCCGTTCGTATCTATGGTTGAATTGACAGTATGTACTGGTCTAGCTAATTCTACGGAAGAGAAAATAAACTTAAGAGCTCCTTTTGAGCGCTCCTCTCTTGATCAGGATGCCGAAATAGAGTCTGTTTTAGTTCCTCAGGTAATTAAATTTGAATGCTCTATTGGTTACAACTCGGAGGTAACAAAAAAAGGGCCCCAGGGACAAAATGTAATAGCGAGCGGCTTTTCTTTAAAAATTCCTTTTGAGCTGTCCTTGTCAGACAATACGTTTTCAATATTTAATCACGGCTTTGCCGACGGAGATAGAGTTAGATTTACAACAGAGGGATCTCTTCCTTCTGGGATTAGCATGAGTAGAAGAGGTAGCACCGCTTATTATGTAAAAGATTCAACAAAACACACTTTCAAAATAAGCTATTCTGCGGGAGGGGATGAGGTAAATGTTTCAAGCCAAGGTTTAGATTCTCTTGGAAACGATGGAGGCTTGCATTATATATGCCCGGAGGATCAAGAAAAAACAAAAGAGGCTTTGACTAAAATAATGATCGGCTCATCTTGGAGCGCAAAGGGCGTGATGGCTGCGAAAACAGACAAAGAGCTCGAACAGGCGGTTGTAGATAAGTTGGAGTTGACATATGATGCAGCAACGAAGAGTGCAGGGTGGGCGCTCTCGGACTGGCTTGGTTGGGTTCGCGTTTTTAGCAATGATTGGGCATATATCTCGCAGTTCGGTTGGGTATATCTTGGAGAGTTAAGGAAGTCTTCAGGAAGTGATGGTTTTTGGTTTTATACCTCGTCATCAAGAGGAAGTTCTTCCAGCGGTTGGGTATGGACCAACGATTCGCTTAAAGATACCTTTTGGTTTTTTTATTCATTATATTCTGAATCCAGTACCGCAAGTGGGTGGGTTATACCTTATTACGATGATAGAAATAGCGTGTGCGAGCTTTTTGTTTACGACTCTGACGCTTCAAGGTCGGTGGGAGATAGCTATACTTTAAACAATGTTGAATACATTATTGTTCAAAAGTCTTTTGGCGTCTCAGGTTATTTTATTAGACATCCGAATATTATAAATCAAATAGTCGGCACTCCAAGATCCAACCTAACAAATTCTTCTCCTTCGGATCTGGGGGGCTTAACGCTTAACCAAAGAAGAGAAACTTTGACCGGGTCGGGCTATTACAAGGAAGTAGATATAAATTCTTTTGATTATTTAAGCGCAGCTTCTTCGCTGCAAGCAAAGGAATCCATAAGAATAAACCTTAGCGAAACTCACACAGAGGTCATACAGGATGGGCAAGAAGTATTTGTTGAAGATGTAATAGATTCTTCTGGGGATTTTGATGATTATGTAAATGTTGTTTATGTGTACGATAATGTAGATAAAAGGTGGACGACTTCCGTTAATCCTTGGCGGTTAATAAAAATAAATGATTATCAATTTGAATTAGAAAATTCTTCCGCTATCGTTTCTAGGCTGAGCTCTGCAAACATAACATCCTTTGGGAAAATCAATTTCATCCCTCCCCCTGTTTCCGAGGTTGAAAGATCCTTGCAGGGGCAACTTTTTAGAACAATGAGTGTAAAAGAAAAATCTCATAACAAGTATGAAGTTGTTGGTCTTGAATACAATCAATCTAAATTCGACGCAGTCGACAAGCAAACTGTCGTCAGGCAACCAGTTATGCCTATACCCCCTCAAGCGGACATGAGAATTCCAGAAGCTCCTGACACTTTAATATTAACCGATTTAACGATATAAGAAATGCTATCTACCGCAATAGGAATTCAGTTTGATGTAAACGATCTCAAGGCTAATTACGAAGTGATTGGCTCGTCCGACAATTACTCATTTCAATACAACCTAGGAAAAGGGAGTAAGCTTGTAGATTTTGAAGGAGAAACCGCGCAGAAGACCATATCTCTGAATGGTAATTATGGCATTTTTTCAATTAGAATATTTGCGGTAAGCGACGTAGGTATTCGCTCTGAATTTCTTGAGGAAAAGATATCTATTAGCCCCCCATTGTTTGATGATACTTTTACATTTTCCGAAATCAAAGTTTCAAATCTTCCACAAGATTCAAACATAGGAAGCACTATCGAAATAGAACCTTCTGAGAGCGGTAATTTATTAGCAGTTAATTCTGAGTATATTAATAGAAATGTCGAAATAGAATGGAGACTATCTCCCCCTCCAGGCCACGCGAAGGAAGGAAGGTCGTTGGGCAACGAACTGCTCAGCGATAAATTTTTAAGAGACTTTTCTCTGCAAATAAGAAACACAGAAAATGGCAATATAATCTCTGACGCAGAATTAAATAACTCTGTAGCTCTTCAGTCTACCCTTAACACCCCCTCGGTGTCCGATATGATGGATGCTTATACAGGATTTTCTTTTACAATATCAAATGACACAATAACAGAGTTAAGTCTAGATAGAACTCTTGCTTTAGAGGTTGTCTCTAATGATGCGTTTGGTCGCCAAGCAACTGGAGTGTTAACTGGAATAAATTATTTACCTACGGTTGACTCGTTAAGTTATAATTTGAGAGGGGCAAAAATGTCTTTTAGTTGGTCTTCTCAAGATACCGATTTTTATGAAGCTCAAATCTCGTCTCTCGGTATTCCTGGCGACGAAGAAATATACGATCCTTATAACCTTCAAAGAAGCATAGATTATTATGAAGCTCTGAGCTCGGCAACTATTTGGGAAAAGCACAATAATTATAGGGTCGGAGATAAGGTCATTCACGATTTAATTGTGTTTGAATGTATACAAGATTACAGATATTCCAACTTTCCAGATGTAAATACAAGTGACACTAGCTACTGGACAAATGTGGGGCCAGTAATAGATCATTCTTTTACTCAAGAAAATATAACAGAAAATAATAAAGAATTTAATCAAATATGGGGATATAATTATTACTATTCTTTTATGCCTTCTGATGGTTACGGCACAGGGCAAAGATTGAATTTAACTGAAACAGGTTTACATCCAGGAGGTGAGCTGAATCCTTTTAAGTCTGATGTAAAAATAGATAATTTAAATTTTATAGAAAGAGATGATGATTTAATTTTTCGTTGGAATGTAACTGATCAGGATAATAATTTAGTAGATTTAAATCAATATAAATTTTTAGTTGGGTCTACTGATAAGCCTTCTATTCTTGGAATAAGTGGATCTTTATATGATAGTGATACAAATTTATTTCTAACTGGAATAACTGAAGGTTTAAATTCTAGAACTTCTGTTACTGAAAATGGAGTTGAAAGTATATCCGAAAATCTTCCTGGCACAAAAGTTTTTGAGACTTATGAATATACAAGAGAAATAAATAATTCAATTTATAAAGTTGGAGGTTTTCCTGAGCATCAAGATTTTTCTTATTCTGGTCAATATAATAATGGTGACCATGTAGTATTTGAAAGCTCGTTATACAGAGCTACAAGCGAAACGGCTTTAAGCTCCGATAAGTTGATAACTCCTCTTGTCCCGCCTTGGAGTCCTGGCATAAATTATTTATTCAGAACCGGCCTTCATCACTCTGATAGTTTCTCTTATGCTAGCGGAGTTTACTCTGTGTTTGGAACAGTTAATAACGAAATTATTGGGCCTGACGCAAGCGATGTTGTCGGACTATATAATGAGCTTGAAAACTATTCTATTGGCGATTTGATTATATCTCCAAACGGTAATACGGAAATTTATAAGGGAGGAAGGTTTTTCGATGTTGGCGATAGCGTTTTATACGAGGGATCTTTGTATACATGTATTACTCAACAGGAAAGCTCTGATTATATATCTCCAGATACGGGAATGAATCATTGGAAAACCGCTTCAGCTTTTTCAAGCGTTTCTGCAGATATTTATAAAGCTATAGCTGCAGTGCCACAATCTTCAGAGATACTTCCCTCGACGGGGTATACCCATTGGCAAGTTCAAAACCCTGAGACATCTAATAAATATTATTTACTCGCTGAAAATTATGATTTTCCGATTCGTAATTGGTCTCAGCTTGATGATTTTTCTAGCGCAGATTTTGTTGTATACGCTAATGATATATGGAGCGGGGTCGATTCAAGCGGCCCAAACACCCCTGCAGGATCAAAGATTCCAAACTTAAGTAATAATAGTTATTGGACTAATACCGATAACCAATCGAGCGACTTCTCTACGAGTCACCAAGTTGGAGATAAGGTATTCTCTAACGGAGCTATATATAAATGTTTAGCTAACAATCCGACGGGAGCGCCTCTTGAAGCTGTAGTCGACAACTCTTCACAAATAAACTCTTCATATCAATCGTCTCAGTGGGCTCCTTATTGGGAATTGAATACAGGGTTTGATGGTGTAATTTTTAAACACGAAGGGATTCCAGAAAAAGGCAAAAGAAGCGTTGGTCTTGAATTGGCGATTTTAAGCCCTTTGGGTGAAGTTTTAAATTCAAGAAGGATAGTTGGAAATAATCCTGAGCCCAGTATATTGCCCCAAGGATTTCAGGTTGACTCTTTAAGTAATGTCACTCAAGTGCATTTCAATTTTAATTACGCATTTGGATCTAGAGAGCAAACAACCAAGGTTCAATTATATAGGTCCGAGTTTCCAAGCTTTTCCATACTGGACGGAAATGGGTTTCCTGGTTCTGGGGCAGGGTCTTTTGTTTCAGAAATATTGGGGCCTGGGGACTCCACTTTTGGGAAAAATATAACATCAATTACAGATTCGCCTCCGATACCAAATATTCCGGGTTTGGGACATCAAATAACCGGTTATTATTACAAACTTCTTCCTTTTGACTCTTTTGGTAGTGGCGACTTATTTAACGTAACAGATAATCAAGGAAGTCTTGAGCGGGTTTTGGTTTATCCTCATGGGTACAATAACCAGAACGAAAATGGATACATGGGGCCAGTTTTCTCAACAACAGAAGATGCGATCCCTGGCCCCGTTAAAGATTTTAAGGGAGATACGGCTTTTAGGAATTATTTCTTGAATTGGAAGATGCCTGATGCAGAATTTAATTCTGCAAATAACATAATAAACACTTCTCCAAACGATATAAGTCATTACGAAGTTTGGGAGTCGGAAGATAACTACCTTTATTTCGGAACTGAGGATACGACTCTCGACGAAACAAGAAATTTATCCGGATACAGAAGAATAACTGGAGACCTAACCAGTGTCGGTCCAATACCCTCAGAGATTAATGACCCAGCTTCGGGAATAACCAACGCAACAAACGTTTTAAATATTTCAGCAATATCTCCAAGCGTGCAAGTAACGCATCAAGGAGAACCTAATGATAAAAGATATTTTTGGGTTAGATCTGTGGATCACGCGGGTAATAAAGGTCCGTTTACTGGCGACGCTAACCTAGGATCCTCTAATGATATCATAGGTTTGGACTTGACCTTGGGGCAGGCTAGAACCACAGATGTTTCGGATTTTGAGCAAAACATAACCCAAACATTTCCAAACACTCTAGCTTTAGTTCCAAACAACCCTTTTGCAGCTAATCAGCCATACGGGGGGGAAGTTTCGTGGGACCGACATTTTGTATATAATGACGGAGTTGGTTATGTTATTGGGGGTAGCGACACTCACGATCTGAAAACTAGTCAGGGATTAAGTACAGCTAAATATATTTATTGGAAGAGCGGTGATATGTCCGCCTTAACGGCAGAACAGTACTCGATGTTGGGGCTTGCTCCTCCTGGAGATAAGGTTGTCCGATTGATTGATGCGGAGATAGATGGGGCACAAAATATAACCAATAATCAATTTTCTATCAAGGAAACAGATTATGATTTAGGAACAAACAACCAATACAATAATCATTATATACGCTTTAAGAATGGGCTGCTAGACACTCAAGAAAGAAAAATATCTAATTATCAAAGATTTTCTAATTACGTAACAATAACCCTAGATAGATCATTTTCTCAACCCCCTTTAAGTGGAGATGATATAGAAATTCTGGAAGAGGTTGCAGTAAGTTCTGCCATCACGAATCCTCTTCGCAGTATTCAATTCTCTGGGCAGTATAGGGTTTCTGATTACCACCCAGCTGGAGAAGGAGAAACAAGCGACCCGTCTGCTTACGCAGGGCCAGACATGGATTCGGAAAAACCAAGTCTGCTTGATGATAATGATTTTATTATTGCAAGAAACGCGGGGGGCATACCAACCCCAATGTGGCACGCTTTTGCGAATGCAACAATAGGCACCGCTCATATAGAAGAAGCCGCAATAACTAATGCGAAAATACACAATTTAACAGCTGATAAAATAAGATCTTCTGTAATACAGTCTCAAGACATTCAGGTTGGTGGAGACGCCAATAGTGGGCAAATCCGAAGTGCTGGTTTTGGGCTGTTGAATGATGTAGGCGGTTACGGATATGATTGTGTGGACGCTCCAGGAGCAGGCTTTGCGATCAGCGGAAACGGTTCTTTTGTTTTTAAAACAGAAAGGGGTAAGTTGTTTTTTGAGGAGGACGAGTTAACTATTCACGGAAATATAAGACAAAAGGACGGCTCCGAGTTGACCGTAATGTCAATGAATGCAGAGCCCTCGGTTTTTAATTACGAAGAGACTGCAGATGGCGTTTTTAAACCCGAGCTAAATCAAACTTCAAACATTACTGTAAGATTTAATAATAGCGATATTACCGAAAACGATGTTAGATTCAAAATGGAACTTCCTGATGGAACTAATGTTTTTAATTATACTGACTATTCAAATGGTTATAATACTCATGGCTTTGAGTATCAGCCAAACAATACTTATTTTAATTCAGACACTCAAGTTGCAACTGCTACGTTTAAAGTTGGAAATAAAGAAACCAACACCGCAGGTTTTGATAAAATCATTCACGGAAATGATGATATTATTGACTTTCAATCTGTTATTATATACGCTTCTGGTATAGGCACAAGCACCGAACATTCAACAACAGTAAGTGTGCTTGCCAATGGAGCTCCTGGACCAACAGGAAAAACACCTGTTTATAGAGGCGTGTGGGATTCCACAAAGAATTACATCGGCATGGAGGATGGAATTCAAGGGTCCGACACGGCAGAGGAATTGAGAGGAGATCTAGTCTATTACGATAATCCCTCATCTCCAGCAGGAGGAAATGGGCATCATTATATAGCTATGAAAAATAGCGGTCCGTCAAGTGCGGTTATTACCCCGGGACAACACGCCCAAACAGACGATTATTGGAAGAAATTCGGAGCCGAATTTCAAAGCGTAGCAACTAACTTGCTGCTTGCGGACAATGCGGTCATAACTCATAGCTTGACTATGGGGAGTAGCGACGATGATAATCCAGCAACCCATGGAGCGGGTGGAAAAATCGTATCTTCTAGTTTCTTGGGTGGATTTAGTGATGATTTAACAGCCAATCGAAGCATAGAAGATTATTCGAATGCGGGTTTTAGGCTGCAAAAATCAGCCACTTCTCCTTATAATGTAGCTTTAGATGTTGGTGGGCCAAACTCATATTTTAGATATAGCAGTATAGCTGACAGGGTAGAAATAAGAGGAAGTTTTATAAATAATAATATTATTGATGGTTCTGTAACTAGCAACTTAGCGGGTGCAGTAGGAGATCCAAAGTCTGTTTTTATAGGAGGTGGTTATAATAACCAAATTAATAATTCCAGTTTCACTAATCTTAATTGCCTGGCCTCTTCGATAGTTGGCGGTGGAGATAACCTTATACAAGGAAGGTTTTCTATAATAGGTAATGGGTATGGAAATGAATTAAAAGATAATTTTTCTGTTATATGCGGTGGGTTTGAAAATAAAATGCCACTCGGCAGCTCTGTTAATGAGGGCGCTAATATAATAGGCGCGGGTTATCAAAACCAAATAAACGGAGGCTCTATTCAGGGAATTCTTGGCGGTTCAAAAAACGTTATAGATAATTCCTCTGGCACTAAACATTATAATAGTGCAGGTGGATGGGCTAATGTTTTAAAAAGAGGCCTGGATCAAGCAATATATGGTGACGCAGGGGTAGGGTGGTTAACTAATACCTGGATTAATACACATCTAGATTATAATGTATTAGGTTATTGGCCGGAAGGTTTATTTTTTAGTTCAGATTTATCCAATGCATCGGGCGGGTCGACCCCTAAGCTCGGTTGGACCTTCTCGTCCGCTTTTGGGTGGGCTTATTTTTCTTATGTAGGCACACCTAACGGTATGTATGATACTGTTAATACAAGCGGCGGCGTTTGGATGTATGCGGAAATTTTCTCAAATACTCCGGAGTGGTGTTTTCTTTTTCATCCAGGTGCGATGGTTAATGCATCGTTTTATAAAGCAACTTCTGGGGTTGGTTTATGGTTTGACCCTGCGTATATAGCAAACTCCGCTTCGCTGGGAACTTTCGAACACGGTTCTGGGAAGCGAATGCATAGATCTTCGAATAGTACATGGTATGATATAATTATTAATTCTGCCAACGAAGTCTGGTATAGCGCTGCAGCTAGTGGCGGCAGTGCTAAAACTTGGTATAAAAAATAAATAAATAAATAAATTATGAGTTCTATCCCCCCACCTCCGCCAACTTTTACGCCTAGTATTCCTGCGCCAAATTTTAATCCAGGATCGCCTCCTTCTGTTTTCGTTCCCTCTTTTACTGCTGACGGATTTGATTCGGGCAACGCTATTATTGCGGGCTATAACAATGAGATATTGGGGTCTTGTAGGTCGACAATAATAAATGGGCAAGGTAATTACATAACAAATAAATACAACACTCATATCTTGGGGGACTTTGTTTCCCCTTTGGATCCTAGTGGGACAAGCAATGGAAGTCAGTCGGATTTGGTCGACAACGCTTTTTATATTGGTTGTATAAATGGGGTTCACTCATACGGTGATGTAGTAGCTTATGCTGCGTCGGACAAGAGGTTAAAAGATAATATTAAATCAATCAAGGACCCTTTGTCAAAAATTTTATCTCTGGATTCTGTAAGCTTTGACTGGAACAAAAAACAGGAAACCTACAAAGGTCGCGATATAGGATTAATAGCCCAGCAGGTAGAAAAGATTGCTCCGGAACTGGTGACAACTAGAGAAAATGGATATCTTGCGATAAAATACGACAAATTAACAACATTACTTGTTGGAGCTATAAAAGAGCAGCAAGAGCAGATTGATGTTTTAAGCGATAGGGTTGAGAGCTTGCTAAGAAAGCTAGACTCTATGAGTTGATTACCTTCATTAATACTCTTGACTCTGTCGGGGGAATATCTGAGTAATCGTTCCAGTCTTTAACTGAATCGTTTTTATATTTTCCGGTCTTCCACCAATCTCTAAGTATAACTTTAAACTCTTCAAAACTGGAACAATTCAATTTATCTCCAGCTAGAGACTCTATCATTGATGAAGGAGTAAGTGATCCTCCAGAGGAATTACTAGATACTGTCTGGCTGGATTTATCTATTTCATCGTCTCCCACGATATGAACATTTAAAAAATTTCTTACGCATCTAACAAAAGCTCTATTGCATGCTATAGTCTCTAAAAACTTCGTAGCAAAGCTGCTAGTGTTGTCTAGAGTGGCGTTAGCCATGTCTTGAAAGATTACTGGTTCACCAAAGGTTTCATAGTTTGGTAAAAATTTCATTCTGCATACCACTGCAACATGGTTGAGTTCACACCTAACCGTTTCATATGCAACATCCGAAAAGCCTCTTAATTTTGCAAGCTCCTTGATCCCGCTAAGTTTTATTAATAATTGATAATCTTTTAGTCCAATTATAGATCTAGGCAAATCTTTTTTTCTTAAACTAAACCAGGATTTGTTTGGAAAAAGGTTTTCGTCTTTAATCATGGCTCTCCAATTTACAGAGCCATCCTCTGAAAATTCGTAATCTACGTTATCAAGCAATCCAAATTCATTTCTTAGAAATTTACCCGGACCGTCTTTGTAGTTTTTAATATAAACTAAATTGCTTTGTTCTTTGTTTTCTGAATTATTTTCTGATGTCTTTGTTTTTACCATGATTTTTGTCGTTATAAATTTTTAGAGTATCAATTTCTTCCCAAAATTCAGGACAGTCTATAACTTGGTCGTGTTCTCCTTCGAGCTCATTTTTCCAAGCAGCTTTACTGTTGTATATTTGTCCTCCTGATATGATCTTCATTGAATTTTTATAACGAGTATTATCGCATAGTTTTTCAGAATTGTCAAGGTCTTTTTTAGTTTTTTCTTTTAACAAGGTAATCGGCCAGTCGAAGAATTTTAATCTTAGTTCATTTATTATACTTTCATCTTTGCATAATAGATTAAATCTAACGCCTCCTTTTTCTAGAGATTTAAAATAACTTTCTTTACTGTCGTGTGATACGAAATAATTTATTCTGTTTATATTTTTACGTATAACATTTAAGTATCTAATTTTCATTGGTTTGTCGAGAAATATATTACATTTTCTATCGTATGCCCATTTTGCTATATTTTGCTCGTCAAAACATTCATGACCCCATATGTTGACGGGTTGACCCTTTGCAAAGCTTGCGGGCATTATATGGTTGGGAACTACGGAAATAGCTGGGATGTGGTATTGAGGCCCTAAATGTAGAGTTTCTATTTCTGAAATGGTATTTTTGATTTTTAACAATTTTAAAATAGACGAAGCTATTTCCTCAGGTTTAATTAAATTCACCATCTTCGGCTCTTCACTGTCAGAAAACGACGGCTTTAGCCCGTTCCTGTGGGACTCGATAAGTATCTGGTTTTCTTTGTCTCCCCAATATGGACCACAACACTCTTTAAATAGTACGCTATATAGGCACACTATTTTTTTATTAAAGCCAGAGGCTATATGGGTGCTAAATGAATCATTCCCAAAATGCAAAAGCGAATTCTGTATGATATATGCGGATTGTTTTATATTTGTTCTTCCGTGCAAATGCTCGCAACCCCTGATTGATTTATCTTCTTTTCCGCCTATTTGTATAACCTTAATTCCTTCGCTATTTAAATGAGGCAGAATCATTTCCATTACGTCATTATAGTAGTCGTAATTCTTTGCTTGCATTCCACTGCTCGCATGAAGGGTTATGTATTTGTTTTCGGCTATGGGGTAAAAGCAAGTCTCTATGTGGGGCTTATCTATTTTAACTCCACACGATAAGGCGTATTGTTCGATTAAGTGCATAAATTAAATTGTATTTTATCTTTACCGTTGTGCATGTAATTCAACATTCTTTGCGTCCCTATAAACGGAAGAAACGCTACTTCAAAAAAACCTTTATGATTTCCTTGCCCCTCCATTGATGGCAAACTGTCCAGTCCCTTGCTATATGGTATCACTTTATGTATATATGGGTTGCCGTCTAGTATGTCGAAATACTCTGGTTTTGTTGCGAAGTAAATGTTGTAATCAGGGTAAGTTTCTTTGATGTTTTTTAATAGCGATGTGCATAAGTAGATATCTCCAATGCTTTGGGGCATAGATATCAAGAGCCTGCCTCCTTCGTCGTCTTTATCTAGAAGCTCTATAAAGTCTATTTTTTGATTTTTTTGATTATCTTGAGTCGCTACCTGTTTGAAGTATTTTAAGACATCCTCTCTTGGCATATTTTCAGATAGTCTTTTCATCCAATGCTTGTGTCCGTCGTCTGTGCTGTCTAGATCTATTTTTAGTATATTTTTGTATAAGTCTATAACCCATTCTGAGTTATCTTTAATATTTGGAGGTGTGTAGTCTGCATTTTTTTCTTCTACTTCAAAATTAAAATCCCAGTCAACCTCGGGCATTTCATCTATGATAGACTCCAGCTTCTTTCCGATGACCTCTATGCTATAATTATTTATTACAAATTCTCTCGATTTCTTGCCCACTTCTTTCACCTTGCTAGGCTTCATTTTGAGAACCTTCTTGAGTTGATTAGCTATGCTTTGGGGGTTAGTGCTTGCTTTTATAAATTGAGTGCCAGGCTCTCTGTATTCGGTCCAGCTAAGAGGCAAGCTTCCGCTTTCATCGGTACAACAATCTTCTCCACAGCTGTAATTCGTAACCAGGGTTATAAGCTCTGCTAGTTTAGCTTCCTGAATAGGTATTTCTTGCCCGCCGCTAGTAAAGGGGTGGCAATAAACATTCATTAAATTATATATCTCGTTTAACTGTTCTTCGGAGACCCCAGCTTTAGTGTTGGTTGTTACTTGAGATTTCTCTGCGCCGCAAAATCTACAATCCAGATCTTCTTCTTTATAAGCTTTTATTTCGTACTTTTTACAGTTCTTGCAAAAATAAGTCGTAACTACTTTTTCTGGGTCAATGCCTTTTTCTTTAATTAATCTAGGAATGTCCCAACCCTCTTTCCAGTGAGTATGTAATAATAGTTTAGTTTTAGATTCTGGGTTCTGATTGCAGAATATTTTAAATCCTTCAATTAAATTTGGAACGCTTTTTCTTAATTGGTTTCTAAAAACAAACCCCACTAAGAAGTCATCTTCTTTTATGTTTTGTTCTTTTCTTATTTTTAATCTATCTTCATCTTTAAGTTTGAAAAATTTAGATGTATCCAGAGCGCCATGTAAAGTTTTCACATGTTCGTGGCCAAGCCTGTTTAGTTCTTTAGATGCGAATGACGCCCAGGAGTAATAGTTTTTTATTTTAGGGGCGAGCTTGACAGCTTCCGGTAGAATGGGTAAACTGTCTAGTGTTGTCCATATCATGCAGTTAATTTTGTTCCACCACTTCTTTTCTGTATATCCAGAAAAAGCCCAAATATCTTCTATACCTATATATATATCAGGCTTCTCTTCTTCTAGAAATTTATCTATAGTTTGCCCTCCGTATCCAGCGCTTCTAGCTAAGCCGGGATCTTCATTTAGCTTGCGCAGCAGGGCTGGATTGTTTGGCAGTGAGCCTTGGCATTTCCATGGCAGGGTTGAAAGTATCGGGTCTCCCCATTTGATTCCGTTTGAGAATTCAACCAGTTCGTACTTTCCTGTTTTCTCTAAGTGGAGAAGTATATTTTTAGTATGCTTTCCGAAGCCAGTAAAAGCCTTGCAGTGATTGCTGTGTATTAATACCTTTTTCTTCTTCATTTAAAAAGGAGCTTCGTCATTGCCCGTGGGCTTTTTAGTTTCCTCTTGTTGGTCTTTTTTATATTTTTGTATGTTTTTGATTTCTTCTCTTCTTCTGTGGGAATACAATTCTTTGAGGTAGAATTTCAAAAACTGATCAAGATTTTCCACTTCTCCAGGCTCAATAGGTATTCTGAATGACTGATTTCCGTTTCTTGTGAAAGTTATGCCAAAGGCTGGTAGGGTAATAGAACCGTTCTGCGTTTTTTGCTGCTTATCCCACGGAACAAACTTGATGGACGTTTTGTTTTCTTCGTAGCTGTGGAACGCTGAATATTCGTAACGCTTGTTTAATGAGCTGATAATTCCGCCAATCTCAAATTCACTAAACTTTAGGTTTATGTTTTTGTCTGGATTGTCTTTATTTCCAGAAAAGTTTCCAGATCTTTTCTTGTCGTCCCAGCTGTATTGTTGTATTGCACTAACATAAACAACAGGTTCTTTGTTTCTGTTGACTCCGATTTTAAAATTAAATGCGCAGCCTGCGTTTTTACTGTTTGGTTTGTATAGTGATATGCTCATAATATATTATTGATTTTATAAGAGATACTATCCTGGAATCTTTTTTTCTCAACTATTAATTTTATCTATATGATGGCACCAATCTTCTTCTGAGTATAGGTTGCTGTATTTTCTATAACTAGATGTCCATATGTGATTAGGTAAATGTTTTATTCTAATTATGTCAAAATGTTTTTTCATTAATTCTGTGCAATTACTCTCTTTAATTTTGTCATACTTTTTATTGATAGGGTCCCAGTAGGTTTCTATTACGGCTTTACATAATAATTGTTCTGGGAATCTTGAGACATTTTTAAACGAGCATAAGGATACAGCTCTCTCGAAAGCCGAGATCATTCGATCTTTCTGTCCAGCTACAATATGATCTGAAGGGTGGAATTTATTTTCCCTAGAGAATCTAAAATAAATGTTAGAGGTTATTATTTTAAACCAATTATAATTTTTTGTTTTTTCGTTTTTATTGTTGTGAGTATTGGATTTTAACATATGAACTAGAAGGTCTAGGTTTGGGAAGCTCTCATCTGACCTGACCTTTATACAAAAGAAACCTTTTGCGGCTTTAAGCCCATTTAATGTAGTGAAGTGCTGGTATATCCATGGGGCTTGTGCGCCCGGTTTTTTTTGAAATTTTGGTAAGTCTGAGTATTTATTAATTACTATTTTTATTTTATCTTTATATTTGTCTAGTTTATTTACTTCGTCTTTATCCCAGCAGCTAACTATAACCTCTCCGTATTTTAAATAACTATCTATAGTATTGATTGATCTATCGTTTATCGGCCCTTGTATTATTATTGATACAGAGTTTTCTAACTTTTCGAATCTTTTTAGTATTTTTTTTTGTAGGGATAGCTCAAAATTAGCAAAGCTAGATACGTACTTTAGCTCTTTCCCTGATTTGTCTTTTAATTGGTGCGGGTTCCAGTGATTCATTTTAAATAATCAGAACACAGCCCAAAGCAGGGCGGCCCTCCATAGTTTCTTGCGTCATCCACAACAAGAACACTTTTATTGCTAACTCTCTTTCCTGGATAAGTCCATACAAAGTTCTTAGAAGTTAATGTGAAATCGTCTGATTCATGCCAAAAATAATTTAACACCTTAAATTCGCTTAATAAATCCATGGCTTCTAGGTTTTTACAATGAATCCATAAGTGTCTAAAATTCTGAATTAGGAATTTCATTGGACACGGATTTTCAGGATTGTCGTGACCAAGCCATAGCTGTTCTTTCGCCCAGACATCGATTTCAACGTCAAACCCCGAGTCTAGAGCTTCTTGTATGTAGCTTATTGAGTTTTCTCTTTTCTCGTTCGGACCTTCGGTATTGCCTCTATGGGAGATCAGTATCATCCGTGAAATATTTATCCCCAATCACTGAGGGCGTTTTGATTACGCAGGTTATAGTATTATCTTCAAGCGGCATGAAATCTGTAGCCTCGTTTTTTTCTATTAAAATAATATCGTCTTTTTTGTAAATTTCTCCGTTCATTCTTGCTGAGCCCTGTATTATTATCGATAGCTCCTCAGCCTCTTTGTGGACATGCCTATCTTGGTACTCTCCTTTTTCGTAACTTTTTACGGAAACTTCAAACTCTTTGGTTTTAAATATAGTGGGCGCAAAATTTCCCGCAACCCAACCTCCTTTGAAGTTGTTTAGATTATATTTTTTCAAGATTTTTATTCGTTCGGGTTTGGAGTGTTTGCCCATAGGTCAGGATCCGAATCTTCTCTCCCTTGGTGTTCTAGAAAATACTTTAGGTCCTCTGGAGTTCCTAGTCCCCACATTTCCGGAATATCAAAGATTTTTATTTTTTTATTATCATTGATTGCTTCATTGTAGACCGGGCAAACGTAAAATTCATTGTTAACCCTTACGTCATTTTTTATCATCCGCTCTGCATATTTTACGTAATCCGAGCCTTTAGTCCAATAATAAATTCCTACCGTGGCTTTATCGCTGATTGGTTTCTTCTCTTGAACCTCCGAGACGAAACCGTTTTCATCTAGCTTTGCGTAACTCCATTTTGGGTGAGTTGAATAAAAGGTTAATATGCCCCCGTCAATATTATCCCCCACCATCGAGTACATGAATTCATTACTATCCCATTCTACAAACTGATCTGAGTTTGCAATCAGCAAAGGCTCGTCGTTATCGATAAGGCTTTTGGCTAGTAGGGTTGTGCAGGCCGCACCTTCTGTTACTCCGTTAACCGTTACTATCTCACAATCGGGAGAGATCATTTCCAGGGTTTCTTTTAAACTGTATTTGTGATAATGTTCTTCTTGAACTATAAATATATGTTTTGCCTCTATGTTCAAGTTTTCTGTAATTACTTGAATCATTGGTTTTCCCCTCACTTCAATCAAGGGCTTCGGGAATGTGAATCCAGCCTTTTGGAAGCGCGAGCCTGCTCCAGCCATTGGTATTAGTACGTTCATTTTTCCCCCTTGCCATTTTTGGTTAATTTTTGAATTTGCATTTGCTTTGTCTATAGTATATTGTATTTTTGATAATTCGAGATCTTTTGCGTTTGTGACTCCGCATAAATGCGCGCCAGATAGCATTGCCGCCTTTCTTCCTATGTGAGAATCCTCCACGATGACACACTCTTTTGGTGCTAAACCAAGATTGATCATAGCCTTTAAGTACATTTCTGGGTTAGGCTTGGAATTTTTCACATCTTCGTTTGTTACATAAAATTCCACATACTCAATCAACCCTTTTCTAAGTAGTATCATTTTGGTTGTCTCTCTGATGGAGTTCGAGCAAACACACATCTTGAATCCCCTGCTTTTTAGGTTTTTAAATATTTTTATTTGTTCAGGGTCAGGTTTTAATTCTGCGTTTATAAAGTCTATGGTAAATTCTTGCTTCCCTTTCCATACTTCTTTATGCATATCTTCAGGCAGACCTTTAAGCTCCGATAGCTTGTTTAGTTTTTTGGCGGTAGGCAGGCCGTCGTATGTAGATAAATGCTCCTCTCTTTTTATGGCGAATTTTGGATCCAAAGAACTTAGGGATTTATTTAGGCAGTGGTAATGCATATCTCTAGAGTCAACTAAAACTCCGTCAAGATCAAATAGTATCGCCTTAATCATTTAAACAAGATAGTTCTTTCCCAAGAGCTCTTCTATATCTTTCTCGAAGTAGGGATATGTTATATAGCTTTTAGACAGTGTTTTGTTTCCGGCCCTGCTTATAGTCTCTGTTGTCCAGGGGTACGGATCGAACCCGTATTTATCAAGTATTAGTTTTAGTGATATAGAGTTATTTATAGTGTCCGAGTCGCTCCATTGTGTTCCGTCTATTTTTCTGACATCTGGGTCTACAAGGTACTTTCTGGAGCCTGTTTCGTCGTTTTTTAATATTGGGTTTAATACCCTGTTGTGCCCAATGTCCTGTATCGATGATCCATCTTTGTTGTACATAACACACCTCCAGAAGAAATCCGCAGCCTGCCTGAATAACCCACAAAACCTTTCGTCCCATAGTCCGGTTTTAATTATAGATTCCGGTAGATAAGAGTGGAATTGGTCCCCGTGTCCGTTTTGTATGAATGAATATTTTTTATGCAACTCTACGCATTTTGAGGCCCAATCTTTTTTGAATATAGAGTCGTCCTGACTGCAAACTACTATATCACAATCAGGATTTTTTAAAGACTTGAATCCACTAATGATGGCCTGATTCCAATTTCTCGAAAGGTGTCCGGTGGACCAATCGGGCCTCAGGTCATTGTTCATTACTGAAATTTTATCTTTAAATTCTTCTGGTATTTTTAGAGTCGTGTGGTTGTTTATCAAAAAAACTTCGAAGTCAAAGTTATTTATATCGCTATTGAATAAAGATGGAAGGGTGGCCCGCAACCTCTTTTCCCCTAGGTAGGTAACTATAAATATCTTTATCTTCACAGGTTAGCCGTTTCTTAGTTCATGTATCTCAAAATCTTCTGGAAGTTCATGCGTCTTTATGTGCCACCAGTCAACGGGGAATCCAAAGTCGGAGTATTCTTCCGGAATACCTGGGTGTTCATCTAGGCATGAGTCAAAAAAGAACGAGTCAGGCTTCTTTCCTGTATGTCTCCATATATTAAACATGAATGTGTTCACTGCAGAAACCACTCCGATATGTTCGTAGTCATGCCCCGCTATGACTCCTCCTTTTTTGATTTTTGGGTAAATAGCTTTAATTTCTTTCAGTAAATGATTAAATTCGTGGCTTGAGTCTAGGTAAACAAAGTCTAGCGGCTCATCTATCTCCTTGAGCTTATCGATAGAGTTTCCTTTCATAAACTCAACATTGTCTCTGTTTATTAGTGAGGTTCCAGGCTCTCTTGGGGGGTGGTTGACGTCAATTAGGTAAAGCTTACTTATATCTAGGTTTGTGTATATATTCTGAGAGTTCAGGCAACTTCCAATCCCCGACTCAACTCCAACCAGGTCTTTTTTTCCTTTTAGCGTCTCCATTGAGGGTCGCAATTTGGTTAGGGTTTTATTTTCTTCCCATTTCCTGCTTGCTAGATATTTATTTACATCGTACCAGTTTCTTTGCAGATCTTCGCTTCCGTATGATTTGTTCATACTGGATAGTATTTTTTAATTTATTATTTTCTATTTAATATGAATTTTTCAAATAGTATTTTGTCACAATTTTCTATATTTACATATTGGTCCCAGAAGTTTATTGCGTTGTTCCTTATTTCCTTGTAGTTGTCATCGTCAATAGAGAGAAGCTCCACTGGGTCTACAGTTCTTCTAACACACATAGAGTCCCAGCTGACCTCGTCCTGAAATGGGTAATCATTCATGCCTGAAACTATAGGAACTGTTCCCGACATCATTGATTGATAGAGCCTAAATGAACTACTTCCCGCCCCTCTAGGGGCAAACGAAAACTTAGAAGCAGATAATCTTTTGCAGAAATTTTTATTTAATTTTATTCTTTCTTCTTTATCTTTTATATGCCAGATAGGTTTTGTTTTCTCTTTGTCGAACTTTGGTAGGTTGTAGTTGAGTATTTTATCTCTGCTTGCATATCCTGTTTGACCTGCAAAGCAGAAATTGTTTACTTTTTTAGAAGCTCTGCATTCTTTTATAAAAAAGATATCTTTAATCATTTCATGTTCGAAATGCCTCATGGTTAAGGGTATTGGTATTATTTTTCTGGCGGAATTTTCTGCGGAGCCCATTAATGGTTGACATATGAATTTAGTAGAAATATTATCTTTATAGGCGAAGCTTGGGTTGTCGTGCATCGCTAGGCAAAAACATTTGTCTCCGTACTTTTTGTATAAATCTGTATTTGATAGTCTACCGAAGTCTCTGTCGCATTCTAGGTAGTCTAGATATAATAATATAGCATCTGCTTCGTTATGTTTTTCTGTATAATCTATCCGATGTAAATTGTGAGAGAATGGCCTTCCTAGTATTGGGTCCCGGAGGGTCTCTTCGTTTCCGTTGATTACCGATACTTTTATTCTAGAATTCATATCCATATAGCTCTATATCTCTTGCGAAAGATTTCCTGACTATGTCTCTAGTCTCGTTGTCGTAATAATCTCTATAATTTTTTTTATCCCTATCTCTTGATCTTGATTTTTTATTGGGGTCAACCTTGATGCCGCAAATATCCCGAAGGGAATTTAACCCTTTTTCTCTATTTTCGAATTTGATAATTAAGTCCATTTCTTCATCGGCATAATCAGAGCACTGAAACCCGTGCTCCCAGGGGGCGGGTCTATAATGTTTCAAGAAAAATAACAAACTTTTTCCAGTTCTTATTCCGTAAGCTTCGTGGAAAACTTGGTGATAAAAAGATATAACTCTATCCCAGGGGTTCCTGACTATTGTAAACTTAAAATAATCATCCCATTCTTTATTTAGGTGCTGCTTTATTTGGCTTGCCCTTAGGTGTTTTTGGTGATCTGGCACTAATTGGTCTTTTAGTATTTCATTCTCGATCGATGTCCCGCTAGTTCTGGGGGCATGAATGAATATTATTTTTTGTTCACTTAAAATCATTTTTAAGTCTCATCCTAAAATTGGCTTCATCGTTTGCGGCGAATGTGTCGTTTTTTTCGTCAAGGCAATCTCTTGAATTATTATTGTCTTTATGAGACCAGTGTTTGTGCCTTATTATGATCTTGTCTATGTATTGACATTTATTTAGTTTTTGTGAAACTTTAGTAAATTCATTGTCGCAATAAAGGGTTATATAGGAAGGGTGATATATATATCCGAATCTGTCATAATATTTCTTTCCTAAGATACAGAGTGTGTTTAGGTTTTGCCCTTGGTAGCCATCATTATACCAAAGAACTCCATCTGTATTTGGAAAGAATTTTTTCATATCATCAACTATTGTAGAATCATAACCAATGAGCTCTGGATGCATGTCGTCGCTTGCGAGTAGGCATACGTCAAAATCTTGATCTTTGGCTCCTGAATTTATTGCGCATATTTTTGTTGTGAAATTGCTAATTAGGTTATTTTTTACTATCCTATTTTCATTAAATATAATACTTACGTTTGGGAAGGAGTTTATTAAATCGATGGTTGTTTTTTGATTCATTGATCTATCATCCTTATCACAGCTGATCACAAACCTAGTTTCTTTATGTGTCGATAGGTTTATATATGACTTTAATACCTCTATGCATTTATTTAATCTATTTCTAGTGGGTAATACTATTAATAATTTCATTATAATAAATTGTTTAAAAAATTATTTAATTTAAAATTTTGTTCTTCGTTGTTTATTATCTCTCTTATTTTTTTAGAGCAATTAAATTGAACTTCATTTCTGAACTCTTTATTTGATAGAAGGAAGTTTAACTGGGATATGTAATCTCCTAAGTCTCTAAATGTAAAGGCGGTTATTCCCAACTTGAGCCACTGTAGGTAACTCTTTCCTTCTGTCAGGGGCTCCCAGAAGAAAACGGGCCTACCTTTTGCCATGCTTTCTATAACTGCGAAGCCATAACCCTCTAACCTCTTAATGTGTAGGGTTGCACAACTTTTATTCATTATGTCGGACGTTTCTGCTTTTGTCTTATCTTCACATAATATATAGTTTGCTACAGTTGATTTTGTTATTTTGTTATAACATTCAAAATCTTCGGGGAAATTATTTTTATAATCGCATATATAAGTACCTATAATGTCTGAATCGCTAGACCCTTCGTATGAAAACATATCATAATCTATCCAGGGTCTATAATGAAAGTAATGTTTATTATTTTTTTCACAAAGCTTTGCGGCAAGTTGATCTGCGGGCATATAGTTTTGTATTATATCCCAAGGGTATGCGGTGTCCCAATAATCGTTCCCGCTGTAGAACGCTAATTTAGCACCCCACTTTTTGGCCTCTGGCCATAATACATTTAAAACTTCAAATTGATTTTCGAATGCGGTCACGAAGATAACCTCTGGCTTTATGTCAAATATTTCCTCCTTACTTGCGTAGATTGTATTTTTTGCGAAGCCGTACTTTTGTGTGGACTCTTTAGTGTGGGATTCGTTCCATGCCCAGCGTTGAGGTGGAAATTCTGATATTCTGTAATCTTTTGATGGCACTACTAGCTGGTGTCCAAGACTCTCAACACTTAAGCTTAAATTTTTAGTTAAAGTTATATGTATGTCTGGAAAGAATATTTTCATTAAGCTATTGTAGATATATGTCCCCTGTTTCTCCATTTTTTGCCATCTTTACATAGGATCGTTTTTATATTACCAAAGGAATTTGTACCTGTCAGTTGTTTATATTTACATTGTTGTATGTTCAGGCACGTTGTTATTACGGACTCGGGGACTTTAATCATGTATTCTGGGTACCCACTCTCCCACATAGTTTGTATAGATGTGGTCACGCTAGACAGGCAGTTGGCATATTTGCTCATTTGGTCTGGGCTTCCTACTGCTAATTGGTCATTAACTTGATTTGGTAGCGAAGCTTTTTCATGCACAAAACTAAAGCTAAATTCATTTTTCATTTCTTTTTCATGATCATAAATATTGTCACTTTCGAATAACGGCAATCTAATGTGTTTGTTTTTTAAGCAATCTTTTATTTCGTGAGTTTTTATTTGCTCTAGTACTTGTATGTCCGGCCTTAGCCTTATAACTAAGTCATAATTAATTTTTTTCAACGAAGCGTAATTGTGAAACATCGTGTTTGAGGCCTTTACCCCTACCAGCATCGGAATTAGTCCGGGGCCTGGCTCGCAGGGTAAGTTCTTTGTTGGATCCAATAGCTTCATTGTTTTCTCAAAATTAAGTATTTCCCGTTTTACAGGGTTGTAATAATTAGCAAAGTCGTAAGACGGTTGGTCTTCCCAGGTTGTAAGGAAGATATCTGGCCTTAATGGCCAGATTATGTTTTTTGTAATTGACTCCACGCAATGCTTCCAGTCTCCGAGTTTGCCGCTAAATAATAATGCTGTTCTCATTCTGTGATATACTCTGTTATGTCTCTCTGCGCTACAAGCTGCTCTATATTATCCAACAGGAAGGGGTAGAGCTTGTACGCCGGATTCCTTAATGTGTTTTTTATTATTCTAGACGCGCTTTTTATGTCATAATGCAATGGGAATACAAACTTTTCGTTAAATAACCAACGTATAAGATAAGAATATTGTACGGTTCCGTATTGCTCGCAATATTTTGAAAAGGTGAACGTGGGCTTTCCTAGGTGGTAGGGTATATATCTAACCCCAGAATCAATACCAAAGAAAGCTATACATTTACTTGATGCGTAAAATATTTCCTCAAGAGATAGAGAGAGAAAAGATATGTTTTCTAAGTTTTCGTTCATCAGTTTTGAGTATTTGTGCTCCGACTTTTCGTCGTAAAGTATTACTAGGTGAAAGTCTTGTATTATGTTTTTTATTAATTTATTTATATACCAATCTTCCATGTTAGAGTCAGCACCGTCCCTGGCATATAGATGTGCAAGCACAAATTTGTCAGGGAGCTCTACTCCGGTTTTTGGTTGAACCTGTGGCGCGGGGAAAAAATTAAAATTCTTGAACCAGTCGTACTCATGATTTAGCCATTCCAGTGAGTCTATATGAAGATCGTAAAACTTGTCATAAGAGGATTCCATCCTTGCTCTAATCTCATCTGGGACATTATTTATATTTCCGGGATGAAGTTCTTCGGGAAAATTAGAACATTTGATTTTGAATTTATTGTATTTTTTGTCCTTAATAATAAATGTGTTTTCAAAATGAGACGGCCACATGGCGTTTAGTATATTTGATTGGGCTCTGTTTCCTTCTGTATCTGAAAAAAGATCTATAGTACAATCTGGGTGAAGCTGTTTTATTGCAGGTATAAACCTGTTTGCTGCAAAATGGTCGCCCAAACCCCCTTCCATCCTTACGGAAACTCTCACGACACCCTCCCGTTTACTAGAACCTTGCCCTCTATCACAAATGTTTTTAGCTGGGTTAACATCTTGTTTGCAGTCTTTCTTCTTTTTATGTGGTTGTTTGTGGAAAGCCTCTTCATGCTTGCCGATATCTTGCCGTAGGACATGCCCCCTAGGTCTTCTGCTATTTTGTTATTGGAAAAGAATATAGGTTTGCCGTGCCCCCCTTTCGTCAATAAATAGCTGTATACTACTAAATCGTTTCCTATTAATCTTCCACTAATCACATCTTCTTGTATTACCATTGGTATCTGTATAAATTTTCTCATGCCGACAATAGTACCATACGATTTGTTTTTCGTCAAGTAGAATTCATAAAAATCAATTCTAGTAGTTCAAAAAATTGAACGATGTTAATAGTATAGAGTTCCTTACTATATTTTTTATTAATATATAAATATAAGATATTGACATTATTGAGTTTTGATGATATACTGTTCTCATGAAATTTATAGATTTAAGTGATGATAGATACTTTTTAATAAAGTGTTCTGACTGGTCGGTGATTCTATCCGCCGAAGATGAGGTCGAAGCCTGCACCGTAGCCTTAACGGGAATGCTGGAAAAAAGGGGTAAGCAGTTAAAACTCTCATCAGTAATGATATCCAACGAACTAAAGCATGATGTCATGGATGAAGACTATGATGAGCTAGTAGCTTACCACTCTGTATCAAGAATGCTCGCCAATGCAGGAATGCACGAGCTTTCATCTAATATGAAAAGTATATTTGGAGCATAAAAAATATGAAGATAATAGGAATATCGGGGCTGGCGAGGTCGGGAAAAGATTCATTTTATGAATTTTGTAAACCATTACTGGATCAGGAAGGAATAGGGCACAGGAGAATGGCATTCGCGGACGAACTGAAAGAAGAGGCAGATACTATCTTGAGTAAATACGTAGGCATATCAGCATTTACTGAAGATACCGAAGAAAAGAAGATTATACGCCCGCTTCTAGTTACCTACGGCACACACATAAGAAGAAAGATGAACCCAGATTGCTGGATAGAGAAAGTGAGAGGCAAAATGAGGCGCCTTGAAAAAAGCGAAGAAATTGTCTTCATAACGGACGTTAGATTCAAGAACGAAATAGAATGGGTGCACAAAGAAGGGGGGTCTTCGATACATGTATCTAGGTCCGGCATAGTCCCCCCAAACGAAGATGAAAAACAGAACGATCCCATCCTAAGAAAAGAATCTAATTTCAGAATAAAATGGAATAACTTTGACACAGAAGATATGATCAAGATAAACAACGAGGTAAATGAAATACTAAAATCTATACTATGAATAATTTATCTGATTTAGAAATAATAAACGAAATCAAGGAAGATAAGAACGTTGAGGAGAATTTGCAAAATTTAGTCGAAAGACATAGCGGTATTTATCTAGACATGGTTAATGCCTACTCATCAAACGGCAACCCCTACATAGACAGGTCTGAGCTGGTAAAAGACAAGGAGTACAAGATATACCTAGCGGCGCTTAATTTTGACGAAAGTAGAGGTGCTAAATTCAGCACTTACCTAGGGAACGAAACTAAATGGTCTTGCCTAAACACTTACAATAAAAACAAAAGAAAGCCGGTATTCAACTCTGAATATATAGAAAATATGCCCGAAAACCCAAATTTTAACGAAGAGAATATGGCTGAATCACTAAAGAGAGACATGTTTGATAAAGTTTTATCAATCATCAAGCATCACCCCGACAAAAGAGTTGAAAAAATATTTAAAATGAGATATATTATAGGAACAAAAAACAAAGTTATGGCATGGAAAGACATAGGAAACAAAATGAAATTAAGTATACAAGGCTGCATAAACATTCACAACTCAGCGGTTGTTCACGTCCAAGAAGAATTGAAAGGGGAGTTAAGTTTTGAATAAGTTCATAGGGCTAGGCAATCTAACGAAAGATCCAGAGCTTAAAGAGATTAAATCAGGAAAGTCGGTTTGTGTATTTAGCATAGCCATAAATAATAAAGTTAACGACTCTGTTACATTTGTTGATGTAGAGACATGGAATAAGTCTGCAGAAAATTGCGCAAGGTTCCTCAGTAAGGGAAGGAAGGTTCTAGTAGAAGGGAGGCTTCAATTAAACACCTGGAACTCCAAGAGTGGAGAGACTAGAAGTAAGTTGTTTTGTATAGCCGACCTAGTAACCTTCTTGGATAAATCTAGCGAGAATCAAGAATCAAGCAACAACCAACAGCAATCCGCACCAATCGAAGAAGATGAATTTGCGGACATTCCATTCTGATGAACAAATTAATATTCAAAGCCCCGCTAAACTCTTTGTCCTTCGGCAACGTTTCCTTTAACATACTTAAGGAAATTTTCAAAAAAGGTATAGACTTGGCTCTATTTCCTATTGGCAAGGTTGATATTAACTCGTTTGGGGAACAGAGCGAGGAATTCAAAAACTGGCTAGAAGACTCCATAAACAACAGGTTTACAAAATTAAACAAAGACACAACAACATTGCAAATGTGGCATCTAAACGGCTCTGAAAACAGGATAAGTAGAAAACAAATACTTTACACCTTTTTTGAGCTCGATAAACCTACAGGCAGTGAGATTAATCTTGGATCTATGCAGGATAAGCTTGTGTTTAGTAGCTCTTATGCTTCGGATAAATTCCCGGGCAGCAGCTTTGCGCCGCTAGGTTTTGATGAAACGTTTTTCAAAACAGACAAGCCCTACATGGGAAACAAGATTCACTTTGGATTAATGGGAAAGTTTGAAAAAAGAAAACACACAGCCAAGTTAATAAAAGCCTGGATAAAGAAATACGGAAACAACTACAACTACCAACTAACATGTTGCGTAACCAACCCGTTTTTCAAAAAAGAGCAGATGGAATCTATCTTGAGAGAAACGCTGGGAGGAAAGGCCTATGGAAATATAAACTTCCTTCCGTTCCTACCGCAAAACGCACAGGTAAATGACTTCTTGAACTCTATAGATATTGATATAGGAGGAATGAGCGGAGCGGAGGGCTGGAACCTTCCTTCTTTTAACGCATCCTGTTTGGGCAAGTGGAGTATCGTACTTAACTCAACGAGCCATAAAGATTGGGCGACCAAAGAAAACTGCATATTAGTAGAGCCAGACGGAAAAGAAGAAATATACGACAACATGTTCTTCCATAAAGGGGCTGCGTTTAACCAGGGAAGCATGTATACCTTTGATGAAGAAGAGTTTGTATCCGCAATGGAAAAGGCTGAATCAATTTGCAGAAACGAGAACAATGAAGGTATCAAACTTAGGAACAAATTCACATACAAGAACACACTAGAAAGGATACTAGAATAATGCCTCTATATACATACGAGCACCCAGAAAACGGAAAAACTGTCGACTTAATACAATCAATGAACGATAAGCATATTTATGTAGATGACTCTGGATTAAAATGGAACAGGGTCTTCCATTCCCCTCAAACATCAATAGATGCAGAGATTGACCCGTTCGACAAACAGGCATTTAAGGATAAGACCAATAACAAAAAAGGTACCTACGGAGATTTTCTAGATAAGAGTAAGGAATTAAGTCAAAAAAGAAAAGATAAGTGCGGTTACGACCCAATACAAAAAAAATTCTTTAAAGAATATAGCTCAAAAAGAAGGGGAGTCAAACATCCTCTAGATAGAGACTAAAATTTCGGTGTAATAACTTCTGGCATGAAGAACCCAGAAGATTTTAAAAATAATCCGTTATATACTGATATAACGAAACTTGATCATTTATCACCGTCCCCTTCTTTTAATTATAGCTGGAGCCATGACTCGGGGCGATGGGAGCCCCAATCAGATATATTCAGCGGCTACATCGACTTAAGTGATACCCATAAGATATTACTTGGGATATCAGGAACCATACAAGGTTTTACTGGCGCCTTAAGCGATATAAATATTGGAGTAAACCTAGACCAAGACACAGAAGCCCACAGGCTGCTATCAGGAATATCTGGATCATTAGGAAATAATAATGATGGAGAAACCCACAGGTTACTATCAGGAATATCTGGATCATTAGGAAATAATAATGATGGAGAAACCCACAGGTTACTATCAGGAATATCTGGATCATTAGGAAATAATAACGACGGAGAAACCCACAGGCTACTATCGGGAATATCTGGCGCTATAGGCAATAATAACGACTTAGAGACTCACAGGCTCCTATCTGGACTATCGGGAGAGCTTTCTAATATACATATCGGAGTAGATCTAGATCACGACACAGAAACCCATAGGCTCTTATCTGGGATCTCGGGAGAGCTCTCTAACATTCACATCGGAGTAGATCTAGACCACGATACAGAAACTCATAAATTGCTATCGGGAATATCTTCGCAGTTGATAGATATAAAAAAAGGCGTAGACCTAGACTCAGACTCGGAAACCCATACTCTATTAAGCGCTGTAATAGCTAAGCTAGATAATGTCGGCGGAAGCCTCTCGCTCTGCGAGGGAACAAGAAGGCTCTACCAACCCTGGAAATTAAGAACGAAGACCGTTAAGCAGAAAATAGAAGAGGACTTTATATTAATGGAAAATATATCTAATGAAGATAGATACGGTTATTCCACAGGCGTTACCTACGGATCCGACAGGAGCTTATTTGATGACATATATGGGACTTACTTTGATAATGGGAGAATGAACGCTAATACCCCCGAAGAAAAACACCCAAACCATTTTATACATGCAGAATACACGGACCCCAATAGAGGGATAGATAAAAGCGAATCCTTTCACACAGATACTTTATTTTCAATAAGGCAGGAAAATGTCTCAGCCAGTCTTATAAATTCCTATGAATTAGAAGACTTTAATGAAATATACAAAAGAGGACACGTAGATAATGTTACGATTTTCAATCACTCTGTCTACCCAATTCAGTTTCATACAGCGGAAAGAAGACTGGACGACAGAGAACCTGTTTCACCCAAAACGGAAGATTTAATATTCCTGGATACCGATATGGCTGTAAAAATAAGCAATGATGAAGCTGGTAGGATTTTCGTCAAGAGGCCTCACACTATATCTGGATTCTCTGTTACTTATTCGATAACTTATAAGGAAACAGGAAGGTATGATGTCATACCCTCTAATAACTTCAACTCGTGGAAGATAGAATCAGATAAAATCTCAGCCCTACCTTCTGGAGAACTACCGGAAGATCCAAACTCAGAGTTCAGTGCCTGGGAGCTAAAAGGAGAATATATTATACCTAAAACCCCTTTAGATAACACAAAATATAGCCTTTGGCATGTAGACGGTGATCACATAGTAGCTAAATAATGGACTTCTTCGAGATAAGTCAGTCTATCCGAAAGGTCGGTAAAGATAAATATGTTATAGGGAAACAATCATCAAACCCCTTAGTGTTAGTAGATGGAAAATCCTTAGAAACTGATATTGGTATATTTAAAAATATTTTTGCAGATAAGTCAGAAGTAAAAGATGAACATGTAGAGCTTTCCAATATAGATAACCTAATCTTAAAAACAGGAATCTTTAACAATCTATCTGGAGCAGAATTAACTTCGATAAAATCTAACCTAGGCGAAAGCTATATAAATAATCTATACCTAAAGACAGGGTCTTTTGATAGTTTATCAGGAGAAGTATTTAGATCTTCCTCAGGCTTTACCAAAAACTCCTTTATAGACAATCTGGCATTACAGACCGGAACCTTTCAAGATATATCGGGAGAAGTATTTAGATCTTCCACAGGCTTTACCAAAAACTCCTTTATAGACAATCTGGCATTACAGACCGGAACCTTTCAAGATATATCAGGAGAAGTATTTTACTCTGAAAAAGGTTCTAGTAAAGCGTTTTACGTAAGCGGAATTAATATCGCCGAGTCAATAATTAAGGTTAGCGGGGATTCAATATCTGCAGATCTACAGCTCCACGAACATATAAATTCCTTAAGCGGTGACCTAGAGGCAACAGGATCACACCTTCACGAACACATAGATTTCTTGAGTGGCAACCTAGAGGCAACAGGATCACGCCTTCACGAACATATAAATTCCTTAAGCGGTGACCTAGAGGCAACAGGATCACACCTTCACGAACACATAGATTTCTTGAGTGGCAGCCTAGAGGCAACAGGGTTACATCTCCACGAACATATAGATTCCTTGCGCGGTGACCTAGAGGCAACAGGATCACACCTTCACGAACATATAAATTCCTTAAGCGGTGACCTAAAAGCTACAGGCGCCTACTTAAGCTCTATATTAGATAATCTAGATCAAAGCTCCGGACAGCAAATCATATCCGGAAATTATGCAGAAAACAGGTTTAAGCTAGAAGAAGCTTTCGAAGAAGACGAAATGGGAGATATAGTCCCAACGAACCATCCCTTCATCTCGGACCCCATGTGGATATTAAAAGAAGATGGCGACCTTGAGTTAAGAGCTAATGTGTGGAGATATGACACAGGCCCAAAAGCGTTCACTAAAGATATATCTTTTTAACAATAATTGTGTAATATAAATAATGGCCACAAGGAATTTAGTACCAAGAAATAGCGGCGAAGGCGGAGTAGGCAGGTTAGATAAGGCCTGGGCAACCGGCGTGTTTGACAATCTATACTTTGGAGGTCTACTAGTATCAATGGACCAAAACGTAAGAACCTCAGATGATGTAGAATTCAATAGTGGCAATTTTTTAAGCGGTTTAACACTTGATGGGGTTGACGTTTCAAAACTTGGAACCTCACTACAGCAGACAATATCGGGGTCGGCAGAATTTCTATTTATTTCGGACGTCTCTGATAACGACGGAGTTACAGATAAAATTTTCTACGAAGGCGTTAACCCAAATTTACAATTATCAGGAATTACAGTGGCTTCGGCTAAAAATTTAAAAGTAGAATTGAGGTGGGACGGGCCAAACGATGAATACATGGGCGACGCCCATATAAACGGTCAGCAAATACCTCTATCCAATATTGAAGAATTAGGAGAGCACACGAGAAGGTTTAAGGGCTACCTAGACAACCTTAATGCAGAAGGTTTGAATTTCATAACTGGTGAAGCTAATGACAGGAAAACCCTAATATCATTAAATGAACTAGGTGCAGGGCCAGAGGCAATCAATCTTTCTATCGACTCAATTCAGAATGCAACCCCCAAAGCGGGAGAACTTCTGGGATCCACGCATTTAAAACAGGGAGACGAAATTAATATTTACGCTGATTTCAACACAAGCGACGTATCTTCAATAAAAATTTTAAATTCCGGTTTATCTCAAGGCTCTAACTTCTCTAATTACAACCTTGTGAACCACGGCGGCTTCTACAGGGCAACTATACCAACAATCGTTTCAAGCAGAGTTGGCGCCCACGGAGTTGCGGTTCAAGCTGTTAATAGCTTTGGATCAACAGGGGACGCGATTAGATCTGATTCTTTTTCTAACAATAGCGGAACAAGAGACTTAGATCAGACTTATCCGAATATCTCCTCATCTGACCCAACCTCCTATAATGGAAGATCAGATGGATTAAGAGAGAGCGAAAGCGTATCATTTTATAATAATATAAGCAACTGGAACAGCTCGATAGATTTTATGGAATACGAAACTCTTTCTAATGATATTTCTATTTCCAACTTAAACACCTTCGAGCAAAATAAAACAGTCTCCTACTTAAACGGTATATATAATAATTCAGATAATGTAAAAATTTACGCATATAGAACAGGAAACGGCGCAACAGATGAAGATTTTGTGAAAGTAAAAATTGCCAATGGTCCAGTGATAACCGGCTCAGAACTAAGCGAACAAGCCTCTTCTGCAACCTCCCCAAATCAAATAGGAACGTCAGAAGTTAAAGCTGGAGACGTAGTTGATTCAAAAATATTTATCGACGGAAACGGGGTTTCAATAAATGATATATCAATATCTGTACTAAGCCAAGGTCTATCGAATGGATCTCAAACATCGTACTCATCCTCATACTCAAAAAGTACCCTAGCTGATGGCAGTTTTCAATTTTTAGTGCCAATTGATGTTTATGGGGCGCTAGGGAATTCATCTAGAGATGGAGAACAATCTGTAACATTTAAGGCCAGGAATAACTTTGGTACAATTAGCGATACAGCAACAACAACGGGTGCTGCCGAAATTAATAATGGAACGATACCGGTTATATCAATAAACTCTATAACGTATCCAGCCTCACAGCAAGCCATTAAATCAAGTGAGTCTACCTCGATAAGCAATAATGTAACAAATTTTGACTCCATAACTTACTCTTCCCCTAATAGCCAATTAAGTATATCAAACACATCCACATACGAACAAAATAAAAATGCGGATTATTTAGCTGGGGGTTATAATGTAGAAGGGGACGGCGGAGTTAATAATTTAAAAATCAGCGCAACAAAATCATCCAACGGAGCCACGACAGAATCTTTCAAAATAGTAAATATTGCAAATTCACCCCTTACCTTATCTATAAACAATTTAGCAGCATCTTTATCTAGCTCACCTAATGGAGTATCTGACCAGTTTTATATGTCAAGCTCTCAATTAATGCTATCAAACCCAACATTATCCACGGACCCTAACCAAATAAACCCCTCGAGCCTAAATCAAAATTCATCAGGTACAGGCAAAAATAGTAATTCCTATACGATAACAGTATCTGATTTAGATACAAAAGGCACCTTCAATTGGCAAGTTTCTGCAACAAACCTTGCTAATATAACAACAACATCAATATCATCAAACCCAACTTATAAATTAGCCGGCTTTTCTTCTAGAACTATCTCCGCTTCGCCAAACAGTCTTGGGGCTGGGCTAGCAGATATAGGAACAACAGTCTCAAACCCAAATAACCTTATATTTGAAAATATATCCGAAGGCGGGTCCGCACCAAACGGAGGCACCGCCTATACATACCAGTCCTACTCGGACGGGGTACAATTAAACAATACCTACGATTTAAATAATAAATTCGCAGTGTGCAATTCAAGCGGGGTAACTGACTCGGACGGAAATTATGTTTTTAATTTGGATAAATTAAATAGATCCGCTAACACATCCACATTAAATCCCGCTAGTTTCGTAATTTCTGAATAAATATTGAAAATTGCTGTGTAATAAAATGCAATGAATATATTGCTTACTGCTAATTATAAAAACGGGTTATTCAGCAACGGACTACAACAAAATATAGTTTTTCTTGCTGAACTATTTAAAGGCATTGGCTTTACTCCAATTATTGCCATAAATCACAAAATAGAAGAATGCATTGATCCCCCAGCTGATATATTAATCATAGAAGAAAATGAATTATTAGAAAATTGTGAAGATATATCTTTTATATTAAACTCCTCCTGGTTAATAAAGAATGACGCAATAAAATTAATAAAAGAAAAAAATAAAAATTTCAAAAACATACATATTGTTTATGGAAATGGTCTTCTGGCAGACATAGAAAGATGCAGCTGGCAAGATCATTTAGCCATAAGTCCAGAAATGGTCGACGAAGTATGGATATCCCCTCATTACAAATTTTCATATAACTACTACAAAACATATTACAACACAGAAAGAGTATTTGAACTGCCTTATATCTGGAGCTCGAAATACATAGACATGCATGAAAAAATATGGAACAAAATAAACAAGACCTGCTACTACCGTCCAGGCGAAGATAAAAATATCGGAATACTCGAGCCTAATTTAAACATAACAAAACACTGCCTACCATCGATAATGATAGCTGAGGAATTTTACACAAAGGTCAGCAAGGAAGATTTTAACAAAATAACAGTTTATTGCTCGGCAAAATTTACTGATAAAAAATACTTCAAATCCCTAATGTGGAACCTAGATGTAACAAAAGAAAATAAAATAGAATTTAAAGGAAGAATAAAAGTTTCTAAAATACTTACAGATATGTCTAATGTCATAATCTCAAATCAACTATTGAACGCCTTAAATTATACTTATTTCGAAGCATTGCATTTTAATTTCCCCCTTGTTCACAACTCTGAGCTGATTAAAGAATCTGGATACTACTACCCTAATTACGACACCAAGTTAGGGGCAGAGGCTCTAAACCTAGCCTTAAATTATCACGATCAAAATCTAGATAAATACAAAGAGCAAGCGCAAAAAACAATTTACAAATACTCACCAAATAATCCAATTGTTATAGAAAAATATAAAAAATTATTATCATGAAAAAAATAGGAATTTGCCAACTATCCGATTCAAAATATTATGAAAAACGCAAGAATTGCGTAAATTCAGTTATAGATTATTGCAACAGAAAAGGCTACGACTACCTGGGAAGCGCAGGAACTCTTGATAAATCAACCCACCTTTGCTACCAAAAACCGCTAAAATTATTACATCATTTTAATGAATATGAATATTTAGGGTGGCTAGATATGGACACTACAATAGCTAATAGAAATTTCGATTTATATAATTATCTAAAAAACTCAGAACAAGATATTTTACATGCAAAAGACTTAGGAGGACAAGCACTAAATAGTGGGGTTTTGTTTTTTAGAACAAATGATTTTTCACTACAAGTGTTAAATGAGTGGTGGGAATCTCGATACATAGGTGTAGACAAACCCTGGAGGCAAGGAGGTAACAATGAAGACCAAGGTAGGCTAGTAGATATTCTAAAAAAACATAGCAAACTCAACCCCGTAAACCCACATCACTTTAATATATACCCAACTCTATACAATCGTGGAGACTTTTTAATACACTTTATGGGTCACCACCCTTTAGATTATGATCGTTTTGTTAGATTCGCGAATGAAGAAATCTCGTGCGACACAGAACTAGAGTATTATTGGCTAGTGTTTTCGTGTCAAGTTTGGGGAGCATATCAAAGAAGCTACGAAGGTTATGACAAAGTAAACCATAGGCCTATTGAAATATATAAACAGGCAATATCACTGATCGCAAATAATATAGACTTCTTACCATTGCGAAAACAAAAATAAAATTATGAAAATAGGAATAACCCTAGATATGTCCGTTGCTTTTTGGGCTAACGGAATGCAACAAAACATCGTATTTCTTTATGAAATGATAAATAGATGCGGTCACGAATGCTTTTATATCACCCATAAAAAGCCGACCCACACACTAAAGAAGAATCACAAAGGTATGCTTTTAGAAGATTTACTTGCCGACGATAATGAAAATTTAGACCTAATAATAGTCGCCGGATTCGATTTGCTTCCAGAAATGTACGACAAATTAAAAGCCAGGAACAATAATTTCAAAACGATACTAATACATTTTGGCAATAAATTGATGGATGATATTCACCACTCGCTATCAAACAAAAGCACAAAACTGCCACTAGAAAAACCGAAATACCTAGATCAAATCTGGATATCTCCCCAACACGAGTTTTCCAAAAGCTATATAAAAACTTATTATAATTTTAAAGATGTTATAGTTATTCCATTCATATGGGACTCTTTTTTTGTAGAAGACAAAATCAAAGAACTTCAAACAAAAGGGTTAGACCCAAGCTTCAAAAAAGAAAAAATCAACAAAATATGCGTCTTTGAACCAAATATATCTTTTATTAAAAATTGCGTAATACCAATCAATATATCAGAAAATCTTCATAACAAAGATCGGGAAATATTAAAATCCATAAATATATTCTGCTGCCAAAGAGTCAAGTTTAACCCATTCTTTGAAAAGTTAATGAATAGATTAGAGGTTGTAAAAAAGAAAGACTTCTGCTACTTCAATAAAAGATGGAGCACACTTGATGCTTTAAGTAAGTTCGGTAGCACTATAGTTAGCCATCAAATTAAAAATGAATTAAACTATAGTTATCTTGAGGCTCTGTTCCTAAACCTGCCCTTGATACATAATTCTTCAACTTTAGAAGATGTAGGTTATTATTATCCGGACTGTGATGTGGACTTCGGGGCAAACCAATTAAAGAACGCTATACTAAATCACAGTAAAACATTAGATCAAACCAAGGACGATAACAGAAACTTTTTAAAACAGTATAGCCCATACAACCAAGACAACATTAATATATATAATAATATAATAAATGATATTAAAAACAGACAGTCTTAAATTTTACTACCTCACAAAAACAGAAGATAGTGAAAATTGTAAACACATAGAATATATATTAAAAGATTATAAATTTAAAAAAATACTACCTTATGAAATAGGTATATCAAAAGAAAAATCTGGAAGCATAGGGCACGCGAGAATGGTTGAGTCCGGCTTAAGAGAGCAAGATAACTCAAGGCCATTTCAGCCATTCGTAATACTAGAGGATGACGTATCTTTTTATCGAGAAATGCCAAAGGAAATTGATATTCCTAATGATGCAGATTTATTTTATCTAGGCCTATCTCAACTAGCCATGAATGATGGTAAAGCTATTGATAATATTTCCGCCCAACAAATTGATGAAAACGTATATCAAATTTTCAACATGCTCAGTGGTCACGCAATCATGATTTGCTCTCCGCTTGGCGCTTCAGCCTATCAAAAAGCTATGATCGACGGCTTTTATCAAGAAAAGATCTGGGATGTATTTGCCGCTGAAATGCAAGAAAATTATAATGTTTACGCGCTTAAAAAACCTATCTTCTTGCAAGACTTAAAGCTTGGAGGAAGAGAAGCTGCAACCAATTTTGAACTAGACAATGAAAGATACAGCAAAGAAGTTTTCTCGGACCCTATAAATTTGTCAGATAAAAAATCCAATTTCTTCAAAAACTCCTCTATCATGAGAATAAGTTCGCAGAAAGCAAACTTAGATGACCTACTCGAACCCTTATCTTCAATACCTAAGAAAATTCATATCTCATGGAAAGATAAATCTATACTAGAAAGCTCAAACCAATTAGCTGTAAATGGAATACAAAATCTAGCAAAAACAAACCCAGACTGGAAACTTGAAATTTCAGATGATAATGAAGTCGAGAGGTATTTAAAACAAAATTTATCAATTATAGATTACGCTTCAATTAAAGACGCGCCAATCGTATCAAAAGTTGACACTTGGCGCCTGCTGAAGATAGTTAATGAAGGGGGACTATACACAGACATAGACAGACATGCAAATAAAAATTTAAATTCAATTATAGATAAAAACTCAAAATGCGTACTTCCCCTCCACTCAAACCACGGGAAGGTTATAGATTTTTCTCAAGACATCATGATTAGCGCTCCAGGCAACCCGCTTCATAAAGCTGCGCTCGACTTAATGCTAAGAAGGAGAAGGTCGGGGTGGACAGATATACTAACCTTAGCCCCAATCACCTACTTTCACGGCATAACTAAATTAATGTTCGGCCATTTTTTAGAAAGACGACCAGACAAAGATGTACTGGAAAAAATAATCAACAAAATAAACAATTCAAAATACATTCAAACTTTCATAGAAAAACCCCCTGAAGAAACTTTTACCTTTCAATACGACAAAGAAAGCTTTAATTTGGGCAACGGACTTGGGAAAGAAGCTATGTACGACGAAAGCAGTGTTGAGCACTGGGGGGTGAAAAATCCTATAGATAGAAACAAAATTAAATTTAAATGAATAAAAAACAACAAGAATTCATAGAGCTAAAAAACCAATGGTTAAATTTTTTTGATAACGATCGGTTTGGAAAGCATAGAAAGCTTTTTGATTGGGTGAATTACACAAGCTCTCAAATACCTACACCCGAAGCAACCAAAGATACATTCAACTGCTTTAACCCATTCAAGAAGATTGCAGTAATAAGTTTGTACACAAAAGAAATTTCTGAATTTGCTGTTTTTTCAGAAAAAAGCATTAAAGATTACTGTAAAAAACAAGGCTATAGTTTTTACGTATACAGAGAAAGTTTAGACAAAAACGGAAGCCCAAACTGGTCAAAATCGCAAGCCTTATTGAACCATATTGACGATCACGATTACATAGTTTGGATGGACTCAGATACATTAATCTTTAATCCAGAAAAAAAACTCGAGTCAATTATAGAAAAAGCTCCTAAAAAATTTATACTTGCTACAAAAGATATCGGCGATCATTGTATGCTAAATAGCGGAGTTTTATTTTTCAAAAGCCACCAATACACAAAAAATCTAATCAAAAGATGGCGAGACTTTAACGGAGATAAATCTTCATTATATGCTAGCGGCGGAGATCAAGAAGTTCTTTGCGAGATTTTGAGAAAATCGGACGAGCTTGGGTTCAATAGAAAGATATTTGAAATGAACGAATTTAACACAGATCCAAGATTAGTGAACGAAGATACATTTATATTACATTTTATGGCCTACCCACATGAATTAAAAAAAATATTCATGAGCTATTGGTGTAGCTAAAAAACCTTAAAGCCCTTTGTCTATCAGGGTTGAAGGAAAAATAAAAGTTCCCAAAAGCTTTTTTTAAACGTAATTAATAGTAATGGCAAAGGTATTCCGTACCGAAACATTAAGCCTATCGGACAATATCCGATTGGCCTCGAGTGGAGCTGGCGCGTTCGAAATTCAGAGCGCAGGCGGATCCACACTAATGAGTAAAGCTACAATCGAAAGTGATATCTCATCCCTTCAAGCTCAGCGCAACGCAGACGAAGGAACTACAGATAGTGACGTTTCCAGTCTTGCTGGTGACATCTCCACTAACAAGAGTGACCTCGAAAGCGACGTTTCTAGCTTACAAGCTCAGCGCGACGCAGACGAAGGTACTACAGATAGTGACGTTTCCAGTCTTGCTGGTGACATCTCCACTAACAAGAGTGACCTCGAAAGCGACGTTTCTAGCTTACAAGCTCAGCGCGACGCAGACGAAGGTACTACAGATAGTGACGTTTCCAGTCTTGCTGGTGACATCTCCACTAACAAGAGTGACCTCGAAAGCGACGTTTCTAGCTTGCAAGCATTAGCTTCAGGAAACACGGCCAACCTCGAAAGCGACGTTTCTAGCTTACAAGCTCAGCGTGGCGTAGACGAAGGCACTACAGATAGTGACGTTTCCAGTCTTGCTGGTGACATCTCCACTAACAAAGGTGACCTCGAAAGCGACGTTTCCAGTCTTGCTATGAATATAGCTACAAACGATGTCGTAGCCAAAAGCTCTGCAGTAACTAATGGATCAGATAATTCTGGCTCAATAGCCTTTGGTAGAACATTCGTTTCACCACCAGTTGTTGTAGCCTTACTCAAAAGTTCTGACGCAAGCGATCCAATCATCGCATGCATGGTTTCTGCAGTAAGTCAAACCGCTGCTACTGTAACATTCGCAGACTCAGTTCCTTCCGCTAACTACACAGTGGAATTGATTGCGTCAATCGCAGGTTAATCAGTAATACGAGCAAGATTTAATTCTTGGGCGGCCCTTCGGGGCCGCCTTTTTTTGTGTAAAATAATATATGAATAGAAAAGATTTGTTTGACGATCTCTTTGGAGAAAAAGAAAAATATGAGTTGGGAGTATATCAACCAGAAAACAAAAAATACGCAAAAGAAAATCTTCCTGTAAAATACTCTGCTCCACAAGCCCAAAAACAATTAAGAAAACAATTTAAAAAATTACGGCATAAAGCTTTATATCTTAGTATGGAATATGAAGAACTAGTTGAAGAATTTGAAGAAGTTCGTCATAGGTTCATAAGCAAGATGCTAGAGTATTGTAAAGACAAAAAAATAGAAGATCCATTTGAATCAGTTGCTCCAGAAAAAAAACAAAAAGAATCAATATCAGATAATGATATGAATGAGTTGTTTCGCGAGATAGTCAAGAAAACACACCCTGATTTAAATAAAAACCTACCAGAGGAGGAAATGGAAGAACGAGTGGATCTATACAACGAAGCTGTAAAAGGGAAACAAGGAGGAAACTTCAGAAAAATACTTCAAGTAGCTTTAGAATTAAATGTTCAAATTAAAACTATAACCCCAGAATTCATTCATCAACTAAGATCCGAAATACAAAAAATGAACAAAAACATGAAGCACATACGCGAAGACATTATGTACAAATGGCATAAAGCTTCAAAAGAAGAGAAAGAAAAGTTTTTTAAAATTATAACAAGAAACCAGAAACCATTAAACTGACTATTGGCCTTGTTCCAGAACTCTTACTCTTGCAGATAATTCTTTTACAGCTTCGATTAATACAGCGCTGAGTTTTTCGTAATCTACAGTTTTGTATGCGGTTTCGTCGCCCTCAAAATCGCCAATTTTAATCTTGTGCTCTCTAACTATTTCGGGAATTACTTTTTCGACCTCTTGAGCTATAACTCCGATATCTTTTTGCCCTTTTCTGGAGCCTTTATTCCAAACATAGTCAACGCCTCTCATTGATTCGATTTTATTGAGAGCTCCTTTTATTTCGGTTGCGTTATCTTTGAGTCTTTCGTCGGAGATTGTGGAAGAGAAAGCTAAAACGTCACCATCTACATGAAGATCACCTCCCCTTGTAAGCCTCATCGTTTCAGTGTTACCTACCACTCCATCCCACGTAAAAAATCTTATTCCGTTTGTACTTCCCACGTGTATTTTCGACAGTATGGTACCAATGGTAGGTGTAGTGGCAAATATCAAATCAGCACTAACGTTGAAAGTTGTTCCGCTTAAGCCTAACGCTGTTCCCGCAGTATAAGTTGTGTTTGTATTTGTAACCGTTTCTGTGGCGGTGCTAAGCGACGTAACATGACCGTAGCCATCTAGCCCAATATCTTGAATATAAGTCCTGCCGCTGTTATTTGATGAGCTAGCTGTAGAAGTATCTTGGTGGTTTAGGGTTATTGTTCCGCCTGTTCCGTCTAGGGTAAAGCTTCCTCCTCCGGTAATCGCTCCTCCCGCTACAAGGGTTACTGTTGCGTTGGAAGCGGTTGCGCTGGCAAGAGACGTGACATGTCCGTAGCCATCTAATCCGATATCTTGAATGTAAGTTCTACCGCT